TTACTTACCACTACTTCCTAATGCACCCATTCCCCTATCAGATGCTATTTCTTTAAGTTCATTATATGTAAGTTCTTCAACCTTAACCTTTGGAACAGGAACTACAAGAACCTGTGCTATTGCTTTTTCATAGGGATAAATAGTATAACCACTTGTGTTTTTCATAAATATATAATCGGCATCTTTTTTAACAATAGCTATCTTTTTATTTGTTGTATTGGTAATGGGAACAAACCACTCGTTACGGTAGCCACTGTCGATTACACCACACCTCTGAGCAATACCATTACTACCTGTTGACCCTCTCTCTTTGAGAATAAAACAATAATCTGCATCGCACGCAGAAGCAATGCCTGTTGGTATCAATGTAGTTGTATGTGGGTCAATGATAATAAAATCATCTTCAAAGTCAGCATAGATATCAAATCCTGCGTCCTCGTCTCTCTTTGTGGGTATAATTGCTGTGGGTCTTACCCTTGCAAATTTAACTGTTGTGTTCATCATATATGCTCCTTTATTTTAATTTTTCTTTTAAAAATAAGCCCATACTCTGGCTTTGATATATGTCTTATCTTTTATAAATTTATTACGCATCTAGATGAGAATACCAATTATACCAGTTATGATATAATAAATCATCATATATAGCCTCTTACTTTCTTTATATTTTTCTTAATACTTTCAACAACGTAGTCAACCTCATCATCTGTAAGTGTATCGTCCCATGATAGTCTTATACTGTTATATATGTAATCCTCTGGTGTTCCTATAGCTTTTAAAACGTGTGAAGGCTCTAAGCTTGCTGAATTACATGCTGAACCTGCTGATACGCAGATGCCATCCATATCGAGGAGGAGCATAAGAGATTCAGATTCTACGCCGTTAAAAGCCACATTAAGCGTTGACGATATACTTTCAGCTATTACAGTATTAAAATATACGTCTCTAAAAAGAGCAAAGGCATTATAGAATTTGTTCTGTATTTCTCTGCAACACTTATCCCTTTCGGGAGAATAGTTATAGAGTTCAGCGGCTTTAGCCATCGAAACTATACCACAAAGGTTATATGTTCCTCCTCTCATATTATTCTGTTGTTCTCCACCAATAATAAAAGGCTTAATGGGCTTATTACAAAGCAATATGCCTATTCCCTGTAAACCACCAAATTTATGAGCTGATAAAGAAGCATAATCATATTTTAGATTTGATGTATCAATGTGTGAAAAAGCTTGAGTAAGGTCAGTATGTAAATTACAATTATATTTGTGGCATAAATCATAAATTGCGTTTATGTCTTCAATCGTACCAATTTCATTATTAACTGTTTGAATAGAACATAAATCTGCTCCTTTGAATAAAGCCTTTTCAAGCTCATCCATTCTGATATGACCCGTGCCATCAACATTTATAAGCTCATATTCAAGTCCATAGTTTTCAGCATAATATTTTAACGTGTTTAGAATAGAATGGTGCTCTATTGTACTTGAAATAATCTTGCCATTACGGTAATTATTTATTACCCAATTATTGCTTTCTGAGCTTCCACTTGTGTAATAAATTGTATTGGCGTTTGTAACAGCTTTAATAGTAGCTGTAGCTTGCTTAATAGCATTATTAGCTTCACGCCCCACTGAATGTAACGATGAAGCATTGCCACACATTTTTGTAAGATATGGAACTATTGATTTTAGAACAGGCTTGGGTACGTAACCAAATGTACCAGCTTTGTCAAGATAAATTGGTTTGTTAATAATTATCACTCCTTCATAAATTACTATAAATTTTTGTAATCGGCTTTATCTTCATCAGTAATAAATCCAATCATTTTTATATTTATAAAATATTTTAAACAACTTGACTATTTTGTCATATTATGTTATAATATATAAATAATACACATATTTGCCATTCATTTATTAAATTTTATAGGAGGCAATATAACAATGAGCAGTACTGATGAAGTTTATAATTTTTTACACAATTGCTTTGGTAAAAAAATACCATTTGCGTGTGACAAAGAATTTAAGGCGACCGTTGAAATTATTGAGGATGGTGACGAACAAACATTCCACAATATTCAATGTCATATAACTATGCCTGATGACTATACAAATTCTAATGGTGTATATTATATTGTCGATATTGAAGATTTTGACTCAAATATTGCATTGGCACAATTACTCAAACATCCTGTATTTTGGTCAAACGAACGTTACTGCCGTATGAAATGTCGTCAAAAATCATTGCTAATAAAACCATTTAGTTCGGATATGCGTATTTATATCTCACCATATACGGAATAAACAGTAATTGTGAGCATTCTCCTTTTATGTTTCTATAAATTTATATAAATCGGTTGGATTATTGGCTTTGTGTTTAGTCTTTATAGCTACATTGTTTATAACTTCATACAAGTAATAAACATCTCTGAGCGCAGTAGATGTTATGTAGTATTTTGGCTTACCGTCAATTTTATAGGTTAGACAAACAGTTTCACCTTTACTAAATGGTGATTTGATGTTTTCTGTCTCGGTTTCTGTTTTCTTAGGTCTTGGCATTTCGCCCTCCTTTTAGGCTCTTGTCTTTAATTTTGGCAAGAGCCTATTTTTTACGGTTTTTAGATTTAGTCACAATAAAGGACTACTTTGTTTTGTTTAAGGGATTCTTGAACGTCAATGACACGTTGATTTGAGCTTCCTCGCCAAGCCAATGAAATATCTCTTTTATCGTGCAAATATGCTCCGTCAACTACTATATGTAGTGTTTTTAGAATGTCAAAACACAATATATAGTTCCATTCATACCCTGTATATAACCATTGCTTGATAGTTGGAAATCTATCATATACTTCTTGCGAAATTTTAGCAACAGTGTCTATATTTTTAGGATCAAGAGGGTGTCCACCCGAAAAAGTTAGCCGAGAGATATAAGGCTTGTCAAGTGCTTCAAGAATTTCCTGCATTGTATCCTCTGTAAAGGGTTGCCCTGCATTAAAATCCCAAGTTTGAGGATTATGACAGCCGTGGCAATGGCAGTTGCACCCTGATACCCAGAGTACAACCCCTATGCCTGTGCCGTTAGCAGTATCACACTTACTGATTTTTATGTAATTCATTCGTCATCGCCAAGATGTATAACTCTTTCTTTTATTTCTTGAGTTCGCCCTGCGTTCCAAAAATTACTTCCTATATAACCGCAAGTACGACGTGCTACATTAAGCTTCTTTTCGTCTCTATTACCACAATTAGGGCATTCCCATACAAGTTTACCTGTTTTCTTATCTTCAATAATCTGTATCTCGCCATCAAATCCGCACACCTGACAATAATCAGATTTTGTGTTAAGTTCAGCATACATTATATGGTCATAGATAAACTTGATTACTTCAAGCACAGCTTCAATATTATTGCTCAAATTAGATGTCTCCACATAAGATATTGCCCCTCCTGTTGAAAGAGACTGAAATTCAGATTCTATAGAAAGCTTTGTGAAAGCATCAATAGGTTCTGTGACGTGTATATGATAACTATTGGTTATGTAATTCTTATCAGTTACACCCTTTATAATACCGAAACGCTTCTGGAGGCACTTTGCAAACTTATACGTAGTTGATTCTAAGGGCGTGCCATAAATTGAAAAGCCAAGATTAAGTTCTCTATCCCATTCCTTGCACTTATCATTCATATACTGCATTATCTTCTTGCCAATATCCCGACCTGTTTTTTCAGTAAGTTTATAGCCAGTCAAAGCATAAACACATTCCCACAGACCTGCATAACCAAGAGAAATACTTGAATAACCACCTGTAAGGTATTTATCAATTACTTCACCCTTTTTAAGTCTTGTTAATGCTCCATACTGCCAAAGGATAGGTGCAACATCTGATGGTGTACCTTTAAGCCTTTCATATCTACAAATCAATGCTCTATGACAAAGTTCAAGACGTTCATCAAATATCTTCCAAAATTCTGTCATTATATCATTTGGGCTATTCTTTTTTGCTGTAAGTGCAACATCAACAAGATTAATTGTTACAACACCTTTATTAAATCTGCCATAGAATTTATAATTTCCGTTTTCATCTTTCCACGGTGAAAGGAAGCTTCTACATCCCATACTTGTAAAGCAATGACCGTCTTTAAGCTGCTTCATTACCTTTTCACTAATGTAATCTGGAACAAGCCTTTTTGCAGTACACTTTGCAGCAAGTTTGGTAAGATAATAATAAGGTGAGTTCTCGTGGATATTATCTTCTTCAAGGACATAAATAAGTTTCGGAAAAGCAGGTGTTATCCAAACGCCTACTTCATTCTTAACTCCCTGATAACGCTGTTTAAGCACTTCTTCAATAATCAGAGCAAGGTCGTGTTTTGTTTGCTTATCTTGTACTTCCCCCAAATACATAAATACGGTTACGAATGGGGACTGACCATTTGTTGTCATAAGAGTTACTATCTGATACTGAATCGTTTGAACACCACGTTTAACCTCATCAAGAACACGATTTTCAACTATCCTATCAATTGTATAATTATCAAGTCCCATTGTCTTACCATTTACAAGATTAACCTCATCTTCTACCTGATTTCTTATTTTCTTTCTTGAAATATCAACAAAGGGAGCAAGAGCTGATAAGGAAATACTCTGACCACCATACTGATTACTTGCTACTTGTGCAATAATTTGTGTTGTAATAGTACAAGCAGTTGCAAAGCTATGAGGCTTTTCAATCATTGTGCCTGAAATTACTGTGCCGTTCTGAAGCATATTACCAAGATTTACAAGGCAACAATTCGACATATGTTGAACGAAATAGTCAGAGTCGTGGAAATGGATAAGTCCATTATTATGTGCCTTAACAATATCATCGGGAAGAAGAACTCTATTTGTCAAATCCTTTGAAACCGTGCCAGCCATATAATCTCTCTGTGTAGGAAGTAATGTAGGATTTTTGTTTGAATTTTCTTCTTTAACTTCTTCGTTAGCACAGTCAATGAGTGAAAGAATAGTATCATCAGTATTATTCATTGTTCTTGCTAACATTCTTTTATATCTATATGTAATATAAGCCTTTGCAACTATACCATCATATTCAATAAGAGCATTTTCAACAACGTCCTGTATCTGTTCAACGGTAATTTCACCCATAAAATATATCTTATTTAAAACAAAATCAGTTATTGTTTCGGCATCTGTCTGATTTGTCTTATAATCAGGATAGACTTCTTCATAAGCTTTCAACACTGCATTACAAATCTTATTCTTATCAAATGGAACTTTCTCCCCATTTCTTTTTATAACTATCATTTAATCACCCTTTCAATCTCAGACCAGTCTTTGCATCTGCATACAGAATGTTCTTCATCGTTGTAATTTCTATTCCAAGGATAATCAAGTACAATCTTGTTGTATTTACCACCTACGAGGTTATCATAACAATCATCAATAAGAACATCTATTCCACTGAGTAACTGTTTCTTTTGAATACAAATAAGTCTCTTACGAATATTCAGAAATGGAAGTATTCTCTGCAACCAATTAGCCTTTTTGAGCATATTTGCAGGCTCGGTAGATGTCACAATATAAACAGTATGACCCAAATCGTTCCACTTTTTAAGGACATCTACACAACCGTCAATTACAGAAATGCCTTTCCATACTCTTTTATCTGTAAAAAGCTTATAGAAATTATCTTTACACTCAGGTTTAACAAAGTTCTCTATGTAGTAATCAGTAATATCATCTGGTGTGAGATTATCGTTGTAGTCTTCATTATAGACTTTAAGAACGCTCTCGGTAAGATTGTTTAAGACATTATCACAGTCAACACCAATAATCAAATTCCTATCACGTCCTTTATAAAGTTTATTGTATTGTTTCTAAGGTCATCAAGAGAACCGGTGTTCTGAACAACATAATCATATTTATAGTTCTCTGCTACTGCCTTATCTGCCGAATTATCGGCTGCGATTATTTTATTGGACTTAACAAATACTGTCATTGCATTAAGTGCCTGTTTCAGACGTTCAATCTTCTTAGGCTCTCTGCAATCAATAAATAACCAATCTCCGTCAAGCCAGTTTTGATGAAAGTTATTAGCAATACTAAGACAATCCTTAAAGGGAATATCATCATATTCTTCAAGAGCGTTATTTACATCGCAAAGGAGCTTTCTAAGCTTATTAGATTTATCCTTAACATTAACGCCTTTACTTTCAAGCATATCTCTTGTAAAGTCTACATAAGAGTAATGAACTGTATCAATACCATATTCATTTATGTATTTTACAAACGTATCTTTGCCTGAAGTATGTACTCCATTAAGAATGAATATTTTCTTAGTCAATCTTTATCACCTTCCTTCAAATTTGCTGTAATAAGTTCTGAATATGGTAGTGTATCAATCCATTCACAAAATGTCTTCCACTCGTCAAGTTTATGACCTCTGCGAGACTTATAGATGTTAGCAAGGACTTCATAATTTAACATAAGTGTACGTCTCTGATTATAAGAGGACGGAAGAAGCTGTATTATCTGCCACCAATATTCTTTATCTTTGGTTTCAAGGTATTTTTCACGATAATAATTTAACCCCGCAATAGTGCTTAACAGGTGCATCATTGGTGTCCATTGAAGTTTTCCATCGTTAGTGGGAGCGCAAACTAAAGCTGAATAAAGTTCGAGTTGCGTCGGAGAAGATTGCAAAAGATACTCACAGCTGAAATCGTCCAGTGTAAACTCCTTCGTTGCAATCTTGTGCATCGTAGAGCAGGAATTAGCGACTGTACCAACCTTATAAGTATCATATTCTTTCCACCAATAAAGAGGGGCTGTCACATCGACATAAACAGTAATCATACGCATAAATTTGCGATGGTCTGTACCTGCCTTGCAAAGCTTTCTCATAAGTTCATAATCTTTATGACCGATTTCATATTCGCCTGTAAATTCTTTCTTCCCACAGGGCAAAACACCATAATCATATGTAAAATCTGTAGCAATCATTTTCTCATTATGTTCTTTATCGCCTGCAAAATGGCAATGTACACAACCTATGTGATTATCACCACCACAATACCCACTATCACTTCCTGTCCAACTATTCATTGGATTGCGCATACCTCTTATTGCGTGTTCCCAACCAATAACCTCTGTATTTTCAATCTTTATCAATCCTCAACCCTCCACTTATCAAACTGACTAAGTATCTTACTCATTACTTCGCTACTCTTATCTGACTTGATTTCAACCTCTACAGATTCGCTCAGATTAAGGGAAAGAATACCCATAAGAGACTTACCGTCCGTAATAAACTTACCGTGCTGAACACTTATATCTGTACCTTTAGGACAGCTACTTGCTACTCTGACAAATTCTTCTACATCTTTAACAGTTACAAGATTTGCGGAGAATACAGCTACACTCATATTTATACTTTCTATTCTATCACTCATATTAACACCTTCTTTCAATTTGCTAATGGGTTAAAATATCTTGTCTTACGTCTATCAAGAATGCTCATATAGTATTCAGTTTCTTCATCGTTTGCCTTATGTATCTTAGTAGGTGCTTCTGAGTTAATTAGCTCATACTCCTTAGTCATCTTATTCATATAATGTCTAAAATGCTTTAAACACCTCGCATTTCTATCCCACTGTGCTTCGGTCATTCTTCTGTTTCAATCCTTTCTATAGATTTTATGTTTCCCTTTAAATAATTAAAATAGCTTACTGTTCCTAATCTTCTCGGCACTTTAGGTAAAACATCCGTGTCAACTATAAATTCAAGCACGTTACCACTAAAGAAGATGCCATTTTCATCATAAATAGGTGTGTACTGATTAAAATAATCTGTGTGTGTATCCTGCTTAATATCCCCTATTATAACTGTTATCTCGTTATCTGTATCAAGAGTTATCTTAAATCTGTCCCCAACATTTTCAGCATAATATGTTCCCATTGCAACTATGTAATCATCACCTATTCTGCGAAAACCGTCTTCATCAGTCCAAGCAAACTGTTGAAGTTCATACTGAGCAGAAGTTTTATCAGTAATACAACGATAATCCATATAGGTTTTAAACTCAGTATTGCAAGTTGGAATATCTAATGTTTCTATTGGTATCTCCATAGGGACTTCGTAATATGTATTAGTAATGTTGCTTGATTTAGCAAGATTTTCAGCGGTGTATGTTATGCTTGAATTTTTGCTTTTCATATTATTATTTACTTCTATTTTATTTAAAGCAGAAGTTAAAGAATAAAAACCAGCTGCCTGAACGATAATACTTAAAGCCATAAAACCTGTCAGGGTGGACGTACCCTTTGTTTTTCTCTCATTATACATTATTCACGTTTCCTTTCAACAATCACTTTCTATGTAATCTTCTAATTTAATTTTAGGCACTGTTGAAATAAGACAATCTTGGCAAATTTGTTCTCCGTCATATTCAAACAGCTCTTCTACCTCATCTTCACACTCATCACAATAAAAGTGAGGAACATTTCTGTTTCTGCAAGTGCTTCCTCGGCAATGTAATGCGCAATCGCAACAATCATTTTCAAATTTTATCATTCGTTTTATCACCTCCTTTGATATGATACTATTATTATATCACTTTGAGAATTTCTGTCAAGCGATTTGTAATGCGCTTTTTATTATTTACTTATAATTTAATAAAAATGGATTTTCATTTTATATCTTACCATTTTAATTATCGCCTGTTATAGCAATTACTTTCTTCCAATAAGGTTCATACTCATTTAGTTTTTCTGTTAATAGGATATTAAATTCTTCATCAGACAGATTTTCGTATTCTTCACAGTCTGCTAAGTAATCTGATAGAGCATTTTTAAAATCATCTCTATCGTTATATAAATAGTCATCGCCAAACGGTAATGTACAATCAAGGATTTCTTCAATGCTAAAATGAATATCCGAGCAATATGTGTACCCATAATCGTCTGAAGCTGCATACTGACCCACGAGAATCACAATAGGTAAGTCTGGATTTTCTGTGATAAGTTGTTTTAGTTCGTCTGAACTTTTAGATAAATTTAATGGGTGTATCATTTTACATTCTCCTTTATGTATTTTCTATTCTCTCTTTAGCAATATTAAAATAATTCTCATCAAGTTCAATACCAATAAATTTACGATTAAGGTTCTTACAAGCTACACCTGTACTACCACTACCCATTGTAAAATCAAGTACAACATCTTCTTCATTACTAAAGGTCTTGATGAGGTATTCAAGTAACTCAACGGGCTTTTGCGTTGGGTGATACCTCAAATCTACATTATCGGAATAAGACTTATTGTTTTGTGGTGTAAACGGTACACGACAGCTCAGTATTGAAATGGGATTTCTTTCTCCAGTGTCAGGTTTACGGGTTCTATGTGTTGCACCATAAATCTGATTGCCTATATATTCATTTTCTTTAAAAGTCTTTCTTTGCGTTATAAACTCTTTTTCAGAAATAAGCCACTTTTGTGGATTATATGTATATTTGGCACTTTTACTGAATACACATATATTTTCGTGAATTTTCATATGCTTTTGATTACACTGCATACCACTCGCCGGTTTGTTTTTTAGCCAAATTAGTTCTTCTCTGAACCAACTTATATTACTCATAATGATTTTTGATGTAAACGGCTGTGAACCAAATAATACAATCGGTGTATTAGATTTAACTATTCTTCTTATCTGTTCCCACAAAGGCTCAAAAGGAATTACAGTATCCCACTTGCAAGCAGTCGTTCCATAAGGCAAGTCACACAATATCATATCTACCGACTTATCAGGTATATCTTTCATAAGTTCAAGACAGTCACCACACCAAAGTTCTATATCATTCAAATTAACACTTCCTTTATATTATCACTTAAACATTTTTTGCATTTCTGATTTGACTAACTTAGAAATAATTTTCTGTAAACCTGATTCAATTTCCTTATCAGTGGCAATATCAAATTCGTCTTTAAGTTCTTTATACTGCTTGGTTCTGACATACTTATTGGCAATATCAGATTTAACACGTTCTGTAATTTCATTTTTCATATCATCATCGAGAGTATTACCAATCATCTTAATAACAGTTTCTGTAAGTTTATCTTTAAAACTCCTACCATAATGGTCTTGATTACGCATTACTTCATTTAGCATTTGGATTGCTGCTTCGTGAATAATCTGGTTTTGAATATTTTCAATATCGGTATCATCATCAACTAATATGGTTACTTTTAGGTTCATTTTAATACTTCCTTCCAATTTACGATAAAACGAGTCTTTAATCGTCTTTATTCTAACCACTTATTTTCTGCTTTGTAAAACAGAAATACAATCACACCAATACCAATTATCCAAGCTACCCAAAATATAATTAAAGTTGTAGTTTGAGAAGTTGTTATATATTCCAGCGTGTCATTGATATTCATATTAGTATAAAATGATGAATTATTTGAAATAGTATTATCCCTTAAATCAGTAAAAACAGTTCCTTTATATGACGTTGAAACACCATAATATTGATACCTAACTTTACTTGATTTTTTAATGGTATCAATATAAAATGTTGACGGTAAAGAAATTTTATAACTGTCAAATTTTATATCACAAAATTTAATTTCTTTACATCTTACACTTTCTTCACCTGCATAATCCCAAGTATAATATACTTTAGTTCTTGTGTGTGTATTGCCGTTAGAATCGGTGTAAGTTTCTGTTTTGGTATGCCGATTATAATGTTCCTCTATTTTTTTGACATACATATAAGAACCACCGATTTCAGGATAGGACACTGTATCGACCGCATTTAACTCTCCATAAACAAACGCATTACCCACATTAGTGTTCATTCCGTACTGAAATATTTCAGATGACTCAATTTTAACAGCTTTATTGTATATTTCATTTTTATCTGTCTGATATTCAACAATTTTATTTGAAATAATAAGCCCAATCATCAAAAGGATTGCAATAATTGATATACTTACAATTACTTCTCTTTTGGTAATTTCAAAATCATTTTTATGAAATTTCCAATTTCCATAATCATAAGTTTTATTATTAAATCTCATAATCAATCACCAAACAAATTCTGAGGAGCATCTACAGGAGCGTTATAATCAAGATAATTATATTCCTGTTCTTCATAACCTAAGATGTCAAGGAACAATCTGTTTGGAAACTGTCTTATGTAACGATTATACTCTTTGACTGACTTATTATAGTTACTGCGATATTCAGCAATGAGATTTTCTGTCATAGACAACTCATTCATAAGCTGCTTATAATTTTCATTTGACTTCAGCTCAGGATATGCTTCTGATACTGCTGTAATTGCAGTAGTTACATTTTCAATGTCTCCAGTTGACCCTCTTCCTTCAACGATAGCAGTGAGGGTATTGGCTTCGTGCTTATCATATTCCTTGACACAATCAACAAGATTATAAATAAGGTCTACTCTACGCTTTTCCTGTATCTTAATATCTGACTGTGCCGTATTCACCTGTTCTTCAAGAATAAATGCTCTATTCTGAGAACTTTGAATGCCGAAGATTGCGAGTACGACAATGAGAATTGCGCTAATGGTGATAATAATTCCTAACTTCATTTTACTCATAGTTTTATTTTCCTTTCATCAAATACTGTTTTCATTATGTTTTAAATCCCATAATATTCTCTTAAAACATCTGTAACTTTTGTAATATCATCTTGATATAAATAATCATATCCTGTTTCTTTTAAAACTGATAAAATGTTTCTCCAAGAAGTAATTGCGTTTTTATCAGATAAACCTGATTTATTCTTTTCTATTTGAGAATGTTCAAATGCTTTTAATTCATCTTTACCGAGCCATTTAATCCAAGCTCCACAATCTTCACAATAAAGACCAATGTTATTACCCTTCTTTTCTGTATACAGAGAAACGCTTCCACATTTTTTACAACAATTTTGATACATATTTACCTCCTTATATCCAATCTACAATGGGCTTGCCAGTAAAACCTTTCTTCCATATAAACCAACAATAACAAACTGCTGACGATTCCTTACCAAACACACCGTTCTTACCACAATTAACTCTATTTGTAAAAACATAAATTTTCTTTGGAGGATATTTCTCAAACAATTCTCTGCGTTTTTGACTTTCAAGAAATTGTATTTTGAGAAACATAGCTACTTTTACAGAATCCATTGATATATCAAGTGCGTGTTCTACAAATTCAGTTGCATATTTATAGGGTGGATTTGTAATTATATCGGGTGACATCTTATCTGCTGAAGCAGTAAGAAAATCAAGAGTTTCTATTTTACCATTGGTTCTATCAACTATATCTGTACTTCTTACTTTATAACCATTTTCTTCAAGAGTATTTGAAATATGTAATTCTCCAGCAGCACATTCCCATATGTAATGATTAAACTTTTCTTTTTCTAAGAGCTTTACAACTGCAAAAGGTGGTGTTGCATAGTAATCTTCGTTTTGACGATCTGTATCTGAATGACTACTTGCTGATAGAATGGAGAACACAGCTTTTGAATTGCCTGTCCAGTCCTTGTTATTATTCAAATTTAACATCTCCTTTATATTTTTTAAGGTAATTTAGTTTCTTATGTGCTTTCGCCTATTCTATAGGTTTTATACAGTTCTTCTTTACATTCTGCAATTGCTTCATCAACAATTCTTTTACATCTTTCGGTATCGTTCTTTAACCATTTATCTTTAAAAATTTTCTTAGTTTCAAGATAATCTTCTTCGCAAGTATCACCTGATTCGTACCAATCATATTCGTGAATAAGTTCAAGCACGTCTCAGACAAGTTGTGAAATTTCTTTATCTTTAAACACGTTTCTTGGTTTGTCAGACCAACCGAATATTTCTGATTTGAGCTGACTATCTATGTAATTGAAACATCCACCACTCATTTATTTCACCTCCTAAATAAAATGTTAATAGCCTTGAGCAAAACACCGCAAACAAAGAAATAAAGCGAGATTGCAAGACATAATAAAACAAAAAATCACTATAAAATATAGAAACAGCCAACCAACTTTGGTATAATTAAATTGTACGAAAACCACACGAAAGGGGTTGGCTGTTATCTACCGCCAGGAAATTTTACAGGACATTGCATTCTTCACTTCTGCACCAAAAGCTCAATTTTATGACAAACTTTTCTTTAACCTTGACTTGTCGGAGTTTCCCGAATCTACTGCAAAAACAGGAAGAAACGGATTTTCAAAAAGAGCTTTGCTTTGTGCTTTTATCGTTATGAAATGTGAATGCTTTTCCTGCATTACCGATTTGGTTGATTATCTTAACAATAATCTTATCATCGCTCATTACTGCGGTTTCAACATTATGAAGCCGCTTCCGTCATATTGGACTTTTGACAGATTTATCCGTGAGCTTAATAATGACTTGCTTAAAAAGCTTATGAAGTCACAGGTCCTGAAGCTTTCCGAAATGGGTATCATTGATACTTCTTTCATTGCTCTTGACTCCACTCCCGTAAATGCAAATACCCGTCAGAACAATCCAAAGTCATTTGCAAAAAACAAGTTTTCAAAAGATAATCAGCCTAAGTCTGACAAGGACTGCGGTTTGGGCGTTCATACGGCTTCAAATCAGCATAATGAGCGTAATTTTGAATACTATTGGGGTTACAAGAATCACATTCTGGTTGACTGCATTACAGGCTTACCGATCTATGAGCTGACAACTTCTGCCAATGTTTCTGACAGCACTGTTGCTCTTGATATTCTAAGCCAAACCAATAGTTTTCTTTCTGTTGATGAATGTACCTTCTTAGCCGACAAGGGCTATGATGTCAAAGCAATATACAACACTGTAAAAGAGCTGTATCACGGTGATTGCATCATTCCTCTCAACAAACGAAACACCAAAAATCCAAAGAAGCTTGCAAGCGGTCACCCTATCTGCGAAGCAGGTCTTGCTATGCACAAAGACGGAAAGTTTTCCTATAACGGAAGAACCCGTCAGAAATACTGCTGCCCGCTGAAAAGCTCTAAGTGCGCCTCCTGTCCCTGTGATCACAAAAACTGGAACAATGGAAAAAAGCATCGTGGCTGTACTAAATATGTTACCGTTCCCGATGATTACAGACTTTCCATCGACCGTGAGTGCATTTCCTTTAAAAAGCTTTATGCACTAAGAACCGAAGCTGAACGTTACAATTCACGTTTCAAGCAAACAGGACAGGAACGTTTATGGGTTCACAGCTTCAATGCTGCACAAAACCTTAATTCTGCTGCGCATATCGCACTGCTGGCAGTAGCTCTGGCTGCGATCGTCACTAAATCAAACAGCTCTTATCGCTGCCTTAAATCCGTAAAACGTACTGCTTAGCTGTTTCAACTGAATATTTTTTTTGCCGATTTCAGCATTTTTTGCTGAGGTCTGCTTTGCTATGCCTTGTTTCCTGTTTTGATCTTTTAAAAGTTCTCTTGTGTGCTCCTTTTCGTTTGGTAGATTGGGGTTTTGCTCTTATCTAAAATGTTAATTCAAAGGTGTCTTGACAAATCTTTACAAATCATGATATAATTTTAAAAATATATAAGGAGTAAAGAAAATGTCTATTATTTTGCCTTTTGAAAAATGTCCTTGTGGTAGTGGTAAAAAGTATATTGACTGTTGCTTTGAGCTAAATCATCAATATCAAAAATTGACACTTCCCAAAGGTGCGAAAACCAAATATAAAAAAATTATAATTGATTTGACTTTGTATAATGAATATCTTGAAAAAATCAAGACTTTTTTAAATTTCCATATTCAGCAAAACTATAATCTTTGTATGAAAAATTATCCTAACCTTTTATTTTACATTGACAAGCTTTCTGATTTACACATTCCTTATACTGATTGCCATAAAGGTTGTGACCATTGTTGCTATATGGCAGTTGCCGTAAGTGAATTTGAAGCCGATTATATCAAAAATTATATCAATAATAACTGGACAAATGAGCAGAAGCGACAACTTCACATTAAAATTCAAGATTTAAATAAATCGCATAAGGAAATTTTTGATATTGATTACCTTATATCTAATATCAAATATCAAAATCGTGTGCCTTGTATATTTCTTGAAGATGGCTGTTGTTCTATATATTCTGTTCGACCTGCTATTTGTCGTACATACTTATCTTTTTCGCCATCTCAAGTATGCAAAGAAGTTCAATTTAATTCCACAAGCGAAAATAATGTTGAAGCCGATACAGCAAATGATTTTAGAAATGAATTATATACTTTTTATTTATCGCATTCAAAACACATTTGCGGTCATTGCCATTTAGCTTTTTGGTTTAAAGATTTTTAATATCCGCTCTATGCACATTATAAGAATCCTAAATATCAACATACTTATATATCACGAAACTGTGATTTAGTTATTCTTTTTATCAAGGTAATCTTTGAGTTCTTCCATTGCTTCTTTATCATAGGAAATATTACGATCAAATGACTCTTCAGGAAACACACCTGCTATTGAATTACTATTGGCATAAAGCTTACAGTATTCTTCAGGGGTTATTTCAATGTCTTTTGTTACTCTGATAAGATAATCAATCGTCACTTTCATCAGCAATCACTCTTTAAAACTTAATACATAATTCTTGGAGTTCCACACATAATTAAGGAATACATTCCAATTTAGCATCACTTGGTCATAAACATCGACTTTGAGTTCATTGTTATCAAACCAGTTGATATATATCTCCCACTCACACTTTGACCAAAAATAATAACGTAAATTTGATTTAAGTTTTTCGGCAAATTCATCTTTATTATCACATTCTTTTTTATCACATTCTTTTAGGTTATTGACAACATCTTTTTTGAATTTGTTGTGACAAAAAATATTAAATGGCTTAATTACGTGTGAGTCAAGATTAAAGTTATAAACGTTCCAAACTAATAATAGATAATTCATTTTTGTTTATTCATTCTCCCAATCAAAATCGTCATCAATATTACTACCTCCGTCCATCTTTGCTCCGCAGTTAGGACAGTATTCGGACAGTAATTCAACACCATTTATAAGAACTTGAGCTACATCGTGACATTGAGAACATTCGTGTCTATTCTCAGAAGGAATCCAATTACCTGCTTCTGCCCAAGTTATCCAATCGCCGTGTTTAATGAGTGTAGCATTTATTGTTGGAGCATTATCAATATCGTCACCTGATACGACTTCATCTAAATCACGATACGGATTATTAACGGTTGGATGTTCTCCAATCATAAAAGATTTATCTCTCAAGGCATCTCCATCAATTAACCTCACTTTTCATTCACCTCGCATATCAGCTCCACAATAGGGGCAATAATTCCAATTCAAGTCGCTATTTCTCAATTTTGATTTGTGAATATTCCAGCCACACTCGCTACAATATCTTATATCGTGTGCTGGATAATTTGGGTATGGCTTGTCTATCCAATGACCATGTTGCTCTGTAACCATATCAAGCATTTCATTCAGAACAGCTTTAGTTTCCTTTTTATAAGCAATACACTTTCCCATCATAGCATTAGCTACGGCTTGTCTGTATTTATTTGACATTCTTATCACCTACTTTCAAGATTAATCATCATAAAAATCGTCATCATCGAAGAATATGTTGTAAGTTTTACCGTCAAACTCAAAAGATGTTTCAGAATCACTAAGACAAGACCAATCAAGCTTCTGATCACAATATGGGCAGTATTCAAAATCACAGTCTGAGATGTCGCAATCGCATCTTCCGCAAGTTATTGATTCAGGGTCAAATGGTGCTCTCTTACTCCAAGGTGTATTTTTATCTGGCATTTTACTTCTCCTTATATTTTTATCATTCTTATTATTTTCTTATATATTACAAAATGAAATTTTCATTAGCTCCAATCAATAAATATGGTTAAGCCATAATTTCCTGTCCAATATCATATAACACATCAAAAATTAAGTGATGAAGTCCTAAGGCTACCTCTGCAATAGTATATTCATCAGAAACATTCTGTAATTTTGAGAGAATTAAATCGTGTATCTCGTTATAATCTTCTTTCGAAAACTCAAAGTCGTTGCCAAGAATCATAATTAATCACCTCCTATATCAAGAGTATTATTTTTGCCGTATTTCTGCATATATTTATCAAGAGTTAATACGATTAGATCATCTTTCGTGAATATAGGGAACAAAATATCATTGTTACTTGATGACCAAAATGTAAGTCTGATATATAAAATTTGCTTATTTTTATCATCTCCTCATATACAATAAAAAATCTGTTTCATAATAGTTCAATAACTTTATTTTAGTCCAAATCAGTCCGATTTTGAACTAAAATAACTTACAACCCTGTTCTTTAAAATCAGCAACCTTATCGTTCCAATCATCTTTGCTTAAATTAAACTCTTTCATAAGGCATTTCTTACACTTAAACTCGGTCACATTTCTACCTCGAAGTTTCATATTCGTAGCAAGTACATCGTTCTGTCTAACGTTTTTACCGCATTCAGAACAGGTTTTATTAAAATATTGCTTTGCTATATTATAATCAGTTATACCTTTGTATTTCATCATTTCTCGGATAACTTCTTCTGTTGGTTCTGGACGATATAATGTACCATTCCAACCGTCTTTTATATATTCAGCAACAGTACAATTTATTTGCGACCATCTTTGATTGTGCAAGAAAACTTCTTGCACAATATTTTCAAACCTGTTCCTTAAATTAGGATACCAATATTTATCGAGAATCCAAGTTGATTTAGTAGCATAGGGGCAAGCGATAGCACAACCACAGCGATGATAACCTTTGCGATACTTAGGATTGATTTCAAGCTAATTGCCAAGTGTATATAACCATACATCAAATTCGCTCCATTTTCGTATTGGCAGGCAACCAAACCATTCCTTATCGCCCCATTTTGGATTATGAGTTATATAACCACGATCCGCTCTTGAGTTGCTCTCATCGTTTCTTACACCCATAAACTGAATAAGTTTCTCACAATTAGATAAATATTCGATAGAGTTGCCTTCCTTAAAAATAGTACAGCAACCTCTACTCACACGATTTGGAATGTAATTCATTCGTCTTATCCAAGTATAAAAACCTTCTTTGGGATTTGTGATTTCCCAATTCTCGTGAGATTTGACCATTTTATATGTATCTGCGACATCTAACGATGTGTTGTTAAATATCACTCTAACATTAGGAATTATTTTCTGAACTAAATTGAGAACTACCATACTATCTTTACCTGTCGATGTAAGAACAATCTTTTCATAGTCAGAATAATCTTTGATCGCTTGTTTAATAACGTCAAGACTTTCATCAATCTTAATTTGTAGTTCCGACTTTAATCTCTGATATGTTTTCTCCCATGATTCAAAATCAACGTGAAATTTTGTTGTGTTAAAATCCTTGTGTTTGGTAATATTTATCGTTAAATCATCATTTACTTTGTATTTATAGAGTTTGTGTAGTTGTCCATCAGGTGTAAATGCTTTGATTATTCCATTGTCAAGCCAATAATAACCCTCTTTGATTGGAATATCAAAGCCTAAATCACACCACATCTGTATTTGTTCTTTAAATATCGGTTGCAATTCTTATTATCTCCTTATCTTTCACTTGCAATATTTCTTGCTAATTTCATAGCGATGCCATTAGCAACCTTGCCGAAATTATCAATCTGCTTTACTGTTTCAGGCTCTTCCTTAACACAATCCTCGTAAACAGCCTTAGTCAAGTTCTTTACAATAATAGGCATTTCCTCTAAAGACCAATTCTCAGGGAGAATATCTTCATCAACAAACTTATTAAGAAGTTTCCTTACTCTTGCTTCTGTAACGATAGTTTCGGCAAGCTTCTGGATTTCTTCTCTCTTTTTCATCATTGCAGGGTTAACAACCTTTGCTTCTTTATGAGTATGTGTTTCCTGAAACTTTTCAGCTACAATCTTGATGTAGAACGGCTGACGGCTATTAGGATTGTTAAGCATTGTCTGATTTTTAATTACAATTCCTTCGCCGTGTTCACCGCCAAGCTCAGTTTTACCCACAAAACTTATACAATGTTCCCAAGAAATAAATTTACCCTCATAAAATGTAGGAACATAAGTAAGATTAAGTTTGCTTACAATAGCTTGAACTGTACTCTGAGGAAGATACTTTTCTGTATTATTATCATACACGTCATAACAATAAGTATGATTATAACGCTCTTCCGGATAAGACAGAGTGTGAGGCACAAGCCATTCCATAAATAATACAAGGTTGTCACCGAGAACAGATTTTACGAGTTCCTTATTGAGCTTCTGCGACCACTCATAAAATCCTCTGAGATTATTGCCAACGCCAAGAATATTATTTCTTGATTGGGCGACTATCGTATCAGTTTCAGAGTCATATCTGATAGCTGCATTCGCACCATCAACTTTTTCCTGAATAACTATGTAATCACCAACACTAAAACCGTCAGCATATTCGGGCTTAATCCTCTGAATATTCATAAACTTCTTATGTATCATTTTAACATCTCCTTTAATCATATTGTATTTTACTTGTTATTTTCTACCCAAGCCATAAACTCATTAATCGTAGTTTTCTGAATGTCTTTTACCATATTATCATAGTCGAAACAGGAGATAAAGAGAGTAACAACATTTATAACAGGAATAGCAAAATATACATACATAGAAACACCAGCCCAATATTTTGAGTTTTTAATATTATATCTTTCAAACTCATCAGATAAACATTTGAACTTAGCAAACCTTTCAAGATTAAGATATACTTCTTTGCTGATACGATTCATATAAACCACATTAGCTATAAAGATTATTACATTTACTATTACTACAAATATTATTGCTCTCATCTTATTATCTCCTTAAAATTTACTTTTCAGTCCAATCAGCTGGAACTCCGTACTTTTCTTCAGCAAGTTTAGATGCTTCGTAAGCTTCCTTACGTCTGATTGCTTCCATATGGATTCTATACTTTTCACGTCTTTTCTTGTCACGTTCTGCAAGTCTCTGTTCCTCTGCCCTCTGAATTTCAGCCTTTGCACGAGCCTCGGCTTCTCTCTTAGGCTTAGCAATGAGCCAATAATCAGCCATATCCGAAATATTCTTACCGAGAAACTTCTTTGCTATATGCTTTGCATAACAAGTTGTGAAACCATAATAAGCATCTGCCTTGTCAGCAGGACACTCCACCGATTCCTTTGAACCGTCTGCAAAAGTAAGCACTGTTCTTATGTATATAGTGTTGTACTTAGTAAACTGTTCTGCGTGATAGTCTACAACCTTGCAACGCACATCATCTATATTAGAGTCTTTAATCATAAAATTAGGTAAATCAGACATTGCTCCAAATATGAGAGGTATTGTTGCATCATCCCTCTTTACCATTACTGCTTTTACAACATTATTCAGGTCTTTGTAAGTCATTCTTATATTCTCCTTTAGTTTATTATATTTTGTGTAACCATATTATTATTTACTTATAATTTGATTACATACTTATTATACCATATATAATAGAAATGTCAAGTGGTTTTTCAAATTATTTTGCTTATTTTTATTATTTACTTATAATTATACATTTGGCTCGGTTTTATCGAATCTTACAGTCTGAAACACTGGAAATTGCAAAGAATAACTACCGTCTTTATTCTTAGTTTCTTCCTTATACTTAACTGTGACTATCTTACCGATGATTTCATCAGGATTATTCCAATAATAATTTCTTTGTTCATCGGTAAAACCAGAACCAACTTTTACAATGTTGTTCTTATACTCGCAAAGGATTGAGCCAAGAGTATTTACGTTCTTACCTGTGCCTTGCTCAATATCAATACACTTTAAATCGCAATCATAGAAGCACTTGACCTTAATGAGTTCCTTGGTTCTCTTACATTTATATGTAGTATCAAACTGAACCATACAGCCTTCCTTATCTGTGTTTTCGGCATATTCAAGCCATTTCTGTATCTGCGAATGGTCTGTACCCTCGTACCACATTGGCACAATTCTGAGATTTTTAATATCATTGTCCTTTATCTTTTTTGCGATTATGTCAATAAGATATTTTTTACGTTCTCCATATTTTAATAGGCTCTCACCAGTCATAAACTCATTTTTAGGAAGGCAGTCAAAAATTACATATTCAAGACAAGTTTTGTCTGTGTCTTTACTATTAGCAATTCCCGTACCAATTTGAAAATTTTCGCTGTCTGATTTACCGTCAATGTTTTTGCGAATAAGCTCTCCGTCAAATACAAGGTTAGGAAGATTGAACTTCTGAATATCGGCAATAATATGGTCAAGTCCTGTAAATTCTTTACCTGAACGACTATATAACCTACCATTATAATAAACACATCTTGTTCCATTCATTTTTTGACTTATATAAATATATTCATCACCTTTAAGCTTAACCTTATCAATAGGAGTGCCAAGTTGCACATCAAACACAGGAATAAATCCTTTACCATATATACTATTTACTGTCTTAGCATCTATACCAAGCTTCAGAGACTTCGTTACAAGCTGTCTATAATATTCCTTATATTCTTCAGGCTGTAAACTGATAAAACCCTGTACAATAGCAATATCTGCATCTTTTCCCGTGTTATTGGTTTCAAGATAAATCATCAAATCTTGCCAAGTCTGAATTGGAGTTGTATCATACTTAACTGATTTATTAAGCTTTTTGGTGCTGATTCCTGTTATCACAAACGGATTTAAAAGCCATTTTAATGTATCAGTAAATAAAATGTTTCTTTTATTGGCTTTTAAAATTTCAATTTTTTCGGTCTTTTTAGTTGTTGACTGGAGTTGACTGAATATTTTGAATACGTTAGTCATTTCATTCATTTGTAAAGTCTCCTTTCAGGTCTTCATTATTAATAAGCATATCCTTGAGATATGTTTGTTTGTTATTAACTTCCTTATGACTTATAGCACTTCTGACAGCAGAATTTGTTGCCACAAGGATACAATATTTCTTTGCTCTTGTGATAGCTGTATAGAGCAATTCTGCATTATTCATTATATAGCTACTGCCATCTAAAGCTATTATAGTCGATTTAAAACCCGAGCCTTGTGATTTATGAGTTGTAATACAATATCCTAATTCAAGATTTTTGAATTTGTCTCTGCCAAACCACACTTCTCCAATACCGATGAAATCAATAGTGATACCGTTTTGTGTTACATTGGTGACTGTACCTATATTACCGTTGAATACAGGGCAAACATTACCATCTAAATCAGTACAGGTGTAGTTATTCTTAGTATTGATTACTTTATCACCAACCTTAATCCTGTATTTCTTGACAGAAGATATATCTGTTGTCTTACCCTTCTTTTCGGAAAGCTTAATTTCAATGAAAATATCGTTCTCTGAAATGGGATTATATACTTCTTGAATTTTGGTATTTAAGTTATAACAACTCAAATCACCCCTTGTTTTCATAGCTGATACAACCTGAACTTCATTTATATCTTTGAATTTTTCATATTCTTGCTTGAACTTTTCAACTACATAATCAGATAAATTACATTTTTCAGTAGTAATATTTAATTCCATATCTTGCAATTCACCAATGATTGCTGAACCCTGATATGTGTTTGAAAACAACTGTTCTTGGTTTGTTACCTTAATAGATGTAGGAATGATGCCACTATTCAAAGCTTGTCTATGAAGTTTAGTCAGTCTCACTGTTGGAACTACACCACTGTTTAACATATCAGCAAACACCTGACAACTTCCTATTGGTGTCAACTGCTGTACATCGCCCATTATTATTACTTTTGCCCCTGTTGGAATGGCTTCAAGCAAATCTCTAAATAATGAGCCATTTATCATAGTTGCTTCGTCTATAAGGACAATATCAGCTTCGAGAGGATTTTCCTTACAATGAATAAAATGTCCCTTAAACCACCCTAACGCTTTATGTATTGTACTTGCCGGAAGTCCTGTTGCTTCTGTTATTCTCAAAGATGCTTTACCAGAAAGTGCCACTGCATAAACTGAATAACCATTAAACATTTTACAAATGCCGTTTGCTGTTGAAGTCTTTCCAACGCCTGCACCACCTGTAATAGCAATAACTCTGTTGTTTAAGCAAGTATATATCGCACTTTTCTGTTCGTCTGTAAATTCAAAACCTTGTTCATCTTCAACTTTCGCTATTACATTTTCAGGATTAAAGATGTTAAAATCTCTGGGAATATACTTAGGAACAGAATTTTTATCGGTATCAACATTGTCTTTAGATGAACCAATCATAAGTCTTACAATTTCATCGCAAATATCTTTTTCAAGATTATAATATCTTGTAAGACCTATGTTTTCACCATTTTCAGATATATGTATTTTACCATCATCTATCATTATCTGAGCTGTCTTATTGACAATTTCTTCAGGTACAAAACCCAAGGTATCATATAACATTTTCATAAGCTCTGAATAATGAAGATAACTTCTGCCTAATTCCGCTTGTTCAAGCAAAACGTGAATTAAATATCCCTTAATTCTCTGACAATCAAATTTATCTACTCCCATTTTAAGAGCAATTTCATCTGCTTTTTTAAAACCAATGCCATCAACTGTTACAAGTTCATATGGTGTTTTTCTGATTACGTCTAATGCCTTTTCGGGAGATTTATAATAATCAGTTATTTTCTTAATGAGATTTCCTGACAGTCCAGACCTACTAAGTTCTACAAAAATTTGACTATAATCTTTTGTATCGTCATAAACTCTGTACAGTCTATCCACATTGGATTCTGTAATGCCTTTAACTTTACACAGTGCTTCTGTATTTCTCTTTTCAAGTAATGAAACAATGTCATCATAGGTATTAAACAAATTTTCTACTGTCTTTTCAGGTAAAATTGTACTTAATAATTCCTTTTGACTTTCTTTATTTGAGATATTTATTTTCTTACTCATATAGAGAATTTCATAAGTATCACCATAAATTTCGTGATGATCGGCAAGAGAAGCTGTTACCTTATATGATGTTCCATATTCAAGAACAGGAACATTACCCTTGAATTTAATAATATCATCTAAGCAGCAGTTCTCAATAGGAACAACTACTGTGCCTGCAAATATTGCATATTCCCCTGTTTCTACAGACTTCACATTCTTAGGATAAAATATTCTGCTTAATTTTATTTCGCATTTTATGATTGACTCGTCATCTTCAAACATTATATTATTCCTCCACTAATGATTTATTGGACTTTGAGTAATCTCTGTACAGAATATCATATCCAAGCAAGTATAAATACTGCTTATTATAGTCTGTATCTGTGATGTTTACTCCGTCTTCGTCTTTACCGATGATTTTAACTCCATATCTATACTCAGATTTATTGACTTGAATGATGTCACCATCTTGTATAAAGAGAATATCAAACATCTGTTTATCAACTTTAACATTAAGAATATTACCCGTACTAAGCCGATAAATTATTAAATTTGGCTTTATTTCATTTCTGGTATTGAGAACATAATAGTAATTTTCATTCATTTCTGAATTTACATATCTTAAATTTTCAAATAATTTTATCTGCATCTCCAATATTTCAGGTAAATACAAATCTTCATCTGGAATATTAGTAAATAGTTCAATTAAGATTTTCTTGCTGTCTATAATAAGAGTTTTACCTGTTGCACTTAGTTCTGAATATTTATCAATTATAGATTTAATATTATCAAATTTAGTTTCTGCCTGTTTTACTGTTAATTTGTCCTTTCCATACAATAAGTCAAACCATTTGATAAAATCAAGTAGATGCTTTGTTTTACCGTATTTAGAACAGCAATCAGCAATTATGTAATTAGTAAATATCTTATTGCTGATTTTGATTGGCAAGGTCTGTGTACATAATTCCAGAAATTCATAAAAATTATTTGTTTTGAGCATATTATCATACAAAATTTCCGGAATGATATCGTGTTTTTCCTCAGTAACTTCAAGAAACTGATTCAATCTATCAGTTGCCATATTGATATAATATTGACGGTCAAGTTCTTCGGGGACAGGAACATCCAAGATATTATCGTTATTGATAAAGCAATGGTCAGGAGTATAAGCTATCTTTTCATAAACCTGTTCTCCCTTTTCTGTTTTAGTTTTATACAGTGCTTTTGCGTGAGGATTGGTTGAGGCAAATACTCTATGCACTTTTTCTCTAAGATGTTCTCCGTTTTTAACAACAACTTTTGACTTACCATCTATTGTTTCTGTAACACCTTCTCCATAAACAACTCCCTTATAAAGACTTGTAAGTTTGACAACCTTTTGAAAATCAATTAACTTATTTGATTTGTTTATTGTATCTGCGATAGGCGTTTGATGTACAAAATATTCAATTAAAGCGGTATTGATTATAGGTAAGTCATTATCAATAGGACTAAGTTTTTTAAGATAAGCTCCTTTTGATTTATAATGTCCGTCTTCAGAGATAATGATATAGTTATTTACATCTTTTTGATAAATCTCATTGTAAATATCAAATTCAAGGGAAAGTCGAGTTCTTATTTCCCATTCGTGAGCAATATCTTCAATTATTTTCACTGTCTCCATATCCTTAACAAGCATATAGATACCATCTGTATTACTTTGAATTAACTGACAGTAAGGTTCTACCTTTTCAATCAAATCAAGAAGTAAAAGCTGACCTGTAACACAAACATTATTACTCATAAGAGGATCATAAAGTGGATTATTTTTATCTTTGAGTATTCCATATGTGGAATTAAGTACGATTTTCATAGGTTGCTGACGTTTATCCTTTAGCCTTTTAAGTCTAAGTCTTTCGTCACGAATTTCTCTGTACTTCTGAGGATTCTTGACTTTACGGCTAAGATAACCATATTCAATCATAATTGACGGATAAAGACTTGCAACATCAGCACATAATATAATTCCTTTTGCGTGATAGTTAGGGATAGCACCGTGTACTCCACCATAACCAAAAATATGAGGAACACCAACTATCATACAATCTAATTCACGTTTGTGCTGATTTTCATATGAATAAGTAGCTGTCTTATAAGCTTTATTCGCAGGATTTTTAAACCAATCGACTACAAACTGATACTTTTTACCTAATTTTAAGGTTGGAGGAATTGTAAATTCAAATTCATCGTCCATTGTCGGCTGTTTTACTGCACCGAGAATATGTGCTGAAAGCTGTGCTTTAGTCTTATTGAACATTTCAAAAGGTAAATTAAATGCTTCAATAAGACTAAACTGAGCATCGAAATCACCGATTTTATAATCGAGAACTGCTAAACACTCCGTTACATCGTGAGTACAATACTTAATTGTTTCTTCGATTTCGGCTTGTGTCAGAGGTCTATCTATTGTAAAATCAACTTCTGACTCCTTAATATCGTGTCCCATAAAAGCTTCAAGCTGCTTCAAACTGTGCTGAATATCCGAAACATCATAATTATTAAAAGGAATATCCTTTGCTTTTCTCACAATCTGATAACCCGATTTTCCTTTTACAATCAATTCCTCGTTAATAATTGCTGGGTTAATATTGATTAAAATACCTTTAAAGATAAATTGGTCGTAATTTCTTGAATTATATCCTACAAAAATAGCTTCTTTATTTGTGTTATAAAAATCCTTTAACGCTTGTCTGTCATTAACGATTACTGTTCTTTCAGATGTATTCTTATTAACAAATACAACAAGGCAATCGTACTTAAAAACCTCAAAATCGTAACCAAAGATATTGTAATCCACTTTATCACTTCCTTAAAATCTGAATTTAGGCTTTTCGTTACAAGGTTTATACATCCAGTTTTCCACTATGACCTGTGGAGTTTTCTTTCCGTTATATTCATTAACTGAAAACTTACCCACTATTGTAAATTCAACCATTTTACCAAGATTTTTTATCTCATTATACTCATTTTCAGAGGAACGAAACTTAATAATCTCAATATTATGAAATGTCAATTTTATTGTGTTTTTTTCATTTCCAAGCACCGTGAACCCCCCATCAATAGGGCATTTCATTTTTAATAAAAATAGAGGTTCTTCAATATTTGTTCCCCAAACGTCAGAAAGTGCAAAAATTGACTGAATTACCTCTGCGGTGAGTGATTTTTCATCAAAAACTGCATCCACGGTATAATTTAAAGTATTATCAAAATTTTGCTGAGAAAGATACTCGTAAAACTTTGAAATATTATCCTTTTTAATAGTTACACCGCAAGCGTTAGGATGTCCCTCTGCCAAATCAAACAATTTTGTCTGCAAGCAGAAATCCTTAATGTCTTTAATATGAGATTTATCGAATCCTCTTGCACTTCCCATAAGAATATCATTACAATCTCTCAGAAGCAGACAAGGCTTATTATACATAGACGTGAGTTTATTTGCAATCAGACCTGTAAATGTTTTTTCAAATGACTTATCGGCTTTACAACAGATTACAGGATATTCGTTCAATCCAAATTCATTTATTTGCTCTTTAAGGACTTCTGTATAATCACCTGTCATTTTCTGCTGTTTGCGTTTATAACTTTCGCATAATCTTCTTGCTTGTTCCTGAATTGAAACCTCAATTTCACCTTTACCACGAATTTTAACAATCGCTTTTTCCGATGAATTGAGAAATGCTTTAAGCATTATTTCTTTGCCATCTTTTGTACCAAGTCGGATCAGAGCGTTTACAAGAGGTGCAATATAAAAACTTATACCTAAAATGGTTGCTTTACTATGTAATGAATAAGCCTGAGACTTTACTAATTCCGAAATGAATTTATTATGATTTGTCTCGTTCTGTATCTGTTTAATGCCTTCGAGAACTAAATATCGTGTCTGCAACTGTGTCAAATCACACGAATCAGCTATCATTCCAAGGGCTACCAAGTCAAGATATTTATTAACGGTATCACGCTTTAGTCTTTCATCAACAACAGAACAAAACTTATAGACTATTCCTACGCCTGTCATTGACTTGTCATTTACTTTTGATGACATCTGATTATTTACTATCACTGCGAAATCATTAAGATTATTAAGCCTATATATAGACTTTAATCGTGTAACCTTTTCCGATTCATCGTGATGATCGAGAACAATGACATCAATACCGGCAAATTTTAATGTTTTCAACTGTCTCAAATCATTACTTCCTGCATCTGGAATAATAAGCAAATCAGGCTTTTTCGGTTTAATCTCAAGCATAGATTTATTATCAAGACCGTGTTCTTTATTGTCGTGTATAATGTAATCCACTGAAATTGACGGAAAATTATCATTTATATACTGTATCATTAAAGCTGCGGAAGTCACACCGTCACAGTCACAATCCTGCAACACTACAACTTTACTGTTATTATTCATATGTTTAAGAAAAATATCAACTGCTAAATCAATATTATCTAACAGGTGATTATCCTCTAAACAGGATTTTGTAGGATTTAAAAACATAGGAACATTTTTTATTCCCCGATTTTCAAGGATTCTTGTAACCGGATTACCTATTCCAATACTTCCTCGTGTTTGATATTCAAAAGTCACTTAATTCACCTCGTTTAATCATAAGATGGAACATAGATTTTATTTTTCATAAGCTTTAACAACGTTTCTTTATCTTTATCAGTAGGAGATTGTTTATAATCAAGCAAATTTTCTGTATCCCAAAGTACATAGACTGCAAAATATGGAGACAAAGGCTTTATAAACTGCTTTATTATATGATTTTGCCAATCCATAGCTTCTTGTGAATCGGCTGTTTCATACTGTTTATCAAGTGCAATTATCACTTCTTTTACTCCGAGCATAATCAACATATCTCGCTGATACGAATGAAATGTACTTCCACAAATAGCCAACGTGAAATTATTCTCTCCAAACATTGTGTCTGCTTGCAGAACTGATTTCTCAGCTTCTACAAGCATAACTTTATGTTTGCTTTTTATTGTGTTTAGGTTTTGGTTGATACCGTAAAAGTTATAAGAAAGGCAATGCTTATACATTATATCTCCTACTTTAATGGGAGAATATTTTCCATACCGTTCTTCATCTTCCTCTGTCATCATTCGTCCTCGTATTCCAACTAAACGATTTGTTATATCATAATGAGGAATAATTATCTGGCGTAAGTAAGGAGAATACTTAATGTTGTATTTCTGCATACTTTCTATGGAAATGCCCTCATCAATCCAACCTTGATAGTATTTGTTCTGAAAAACATTTAGAATTTTACTGTCATAACTATCAAGGTCTTTGATGATCGTTTGCTTTGATTTGGATTTATCGTAATCCTTTATAAAAGACCAATCAGAGATATAACTGTTTCCGAAGCCTCGTCTTTCATCAATATGGCACTGATTTGAAATCCAAGTAATAGCTTCTGGAAGATTATATTTTTTCAGTCTTTTCACTATTTCAATAATATCAAGACTTCCACATTCAGTATAACAGTAAAAAGATTTAGATGATTTGTAATAATAAAGTTTATGACTTGTACCGCAATGACAAATATTATCATATATCATATAATCATCACTATCTGTATATACTGTTCCACCGAGAATTTTCATCAAAGTCTTTATATTTTCAGTAGTTAAAGCTGATTTGAGTTCTTCGGCAGTCATTTATTCACCGCCTTAATTTGGATTCAGAATGTTATCAATGACCTTCACAGCATCAACATCTACCGTTGTATCAAGCATTTCGGCGTTGCCAACATCGTCAAATTCAAATTCAATAATCGTTTTTTCAATATCATCTATAAGCTCATAATTATAATCCGTGACAAAACAATCCATCTCTCGCATTGTACCAAGATTGATTTTAGTCCAGATAACGATGGCTTTCCACTTTCCTCCACGATTTTTGAATATCCAATATGCCATATTGGGAACAGTAGGATTAAAGTTTCCTCGTGCTTCAAGTATTGGCTTAAGCTTTTTAAGGTCTTTAGTTGTAACAGGTAATGCAAGCATACCACCGTCAGCTTTTTCAATAATACTCTTTGAGCCTTTCAATGCTCCCGAATCCTTATTTATATCATCTTTATATGTATCATTTAGCTGAGTAGATGTTCCTAAGAAAACATCGTACTTATTACAAGCTGATTTTAAAGCTGCACTAAACAGGAACAAAATCTGGTCTGTTCTAAGTCGTGTTTTGGTTTTTTCAAAGTAATAAGCATAAAGAGAAGGACTGTCATTGATATAATCAAAGAAAACATATTCTATTTTCTGATTTATTATGTATTGTTCTATGGTTTCGCAGATAGTATCAATGGTAAAGTCGGGTTGATATTCTCCATACAGCAGTGATTCTTCTACAATTTCAGCAGATTTATCGAGAACTTTTTCTTCTTCAGGAGTTATATCTTTCCATTCTTCAAGTCTGTCCTGTTCAATTCCGCTGATATGTGCAAGCAAACAGTCTTGAATTTCTTCCTTTGTTAGCTCTGTTGATATAAATAACACCGGTCTTTTTTCACCTGTTGCTATCCACTCTTTCTTTTGCCAGTCATAAATCTTATCACAAGCTATATTTACAGCATCAGCCATACTTGAACGAGATTTACCACCGCCTGAGATAGAACTGCGAATAATCATCTTTTTGCTTCTCATTCCACGATATACTGTGGTGAGATAACCACTTTGAAAGGGATAACCGTATGTATTTGTCTGATTTTTATATTCAGATATTCGATTTTTAATATCATCGCCTGCGTGAAAAGAATAATTATCTCCAAAAGCACTTTTCCAAAGATTTTTAAAATCACTGAATTTACAGCATATTTCATTAAGCACGTCTGTACTTGTCATACTATTGAATTTATCAAGCTTAACCTCGTCCTCTTCATCATACAAAAATGATATGTCCAACTTTAAAGATTCAACCGCATTTCTGATAATTGAATATTTACGCACTGTATCTCTGTAAAATCCAGCGTTTAAAAGCTTATCTGCGGATTCTGCAATAGCCTTATCTATGTAATTCCAACCGTCATTATTCTTCCAAACAGTAGTCGCACTTGGGAACTGAGCAATTTCATTTTCTATTTCAACAGGTGAAATTTTTTGTATATTTCCCTTTTTAGCGATATTGACAATAGCTCCCCAAATTGTTTTATGAAACGTTTCTGAATAATCATAAGCGTTTGTTTCATACTTTTCATCAAATATCATTTTAGGATTATTGCAATAACAACCTAAAAGCAGGAATATATTTCTTTTATCAACAAGACCTTTAACGTCCAACTCAGTAGTCACTCCCCTTCTATAAATTTATCTAAATCTATAAGGTAATTATTTTTCTTTGATTTAGGCTTTAATTTTACTATCCGTTCTTTTTCTTCGAAATTATAAGCCTTTTCACTGTTCAACTGCTGTTCCTTAAAATATTTTTCAGCGTTTTTATATTCATTTTTGACTTGAAAGATGCCGTATTTTATATTAAATTTATCTCCGATAATGTTTTTGATATACCAAAGTGTATATCCAATAGCAGCGTAACTTAAATCATAGTCTTTTTTGTAATTTTTTATCTGTGTAATTATCATTCCAGTGGGTTCATCACATTCAAAATACTCACAAATCATAGATATGAGCGTTTTATAATCTTCGCTTTCAGAGTGTATTATTTCATAACATTGCTTACAATATGACTTGTTATTATGTTTGAATATTTCTTCCCCTCGGATTTCTTTATTGCAACGTTTGCAGTGTGCAGGTCTGCTTATATAATCACTTCCTGAATAGACAAAACAGACGGCAGGCTATCCACCCACCGCCCTTTTGTTATCTGTTTAATTGTATTATCAGATACCCTTAGATGTCTTGAGTTCTTCAAGTTTCATAACTACTACCTGTGCAAGATCAATCTGAGTAGGAAGAATATCATCAAACATCTTAGCAGAACCGTCCTCATTCTGACCTATTGTAGTTTTGAGTACATTCATTGCTTCGTTGAGATAACCGTTTTCGGTAAGAATTGAACCAAGTTCCATACCTCTTGACTTTACTTCATCAAAAGAAACATCGTCCTTGATTTCTTCCAGTGCAGGAATATCTACAAGTTCAGTCTTATCATACTTGGCATTAAACAGCTTTTCAAGATTGCCCTTAATTTCAGATACATACATCTTGTCAGGCAGTCCCCAAGTATCCTTGAGTTCAATGTATTCAGAGGTCTTCTTAAACGTGATAAGTCTGTCTGCATTTACATTACCCTTTGCCTTTGGGTCAATAGAAACCATTCCGACAAGGAAAGCATCGTGGAAAATCTGATTCTTAGTAGCCTCATTCAGCTTGCACTTGTATGTAATTGCACCTGTCTTGAAATCAGTTGTCTTATAGGACTGCACTGCAAAATGGACAGGAAGTCCGAGATTTCTGATTTCACCTACAATACCCATTACAGACGAAAGATACTTCTTACCACGAGCAAAACCAATATCTTCAATAATTTCAGTTTCCTTGTTTGAAGCTATATATCTGCTTGCCATTTCCTCAAACTTATCTGCTGTATCAAAAACTACACAAGAGAAACGTTCTCTTGTCTTTGGATTCTTGAGCTGGGAAGCAACAGCAAGTACATCAGGAATAGAATGTACTCTGACAGCCATAATGTTCTGAATAGTTTTATATCTATCTTCAAACATTACAAACAGAGGAACTTTACCTTCGGGAGCAACAGAGCGGAGAAAACGATTGAGTGAATCTGTCTTTCCATCTCCTGTCTCACCCATAAATACAACTGGATAACCACTAAAATCTGTACTAATCTTATTCTCTTCGAGTGTCATAAGGTTAATCATATATTATTATTTCCTTTCAATATCACAATTACAAATTCAAATAGACAGTTATTTATATACAATTACTTAGCAAAAGGGTTCTTTGAAGCAAAAGGATTAGACGTAGAAGCTGACACTGTGTTTTCAGTTGTTGTGTTTGACGATGAACTATTCTTCTTGCCATTCTTTACTTCTGCGATAGTTGCATTTCTTCTCGAAATGAGCTGAGAACAAATTTCATCGGTAAGACCAACAGAATAAATATCTACAGGTGCTACACCACTCGTTACTTCATTCTTTCTTACTGTATTTGTGAATGTCTTTACAATATCCTTACCGAAAGCTGCCTTTTCAGTCTTTGTTGTGGTTTCTGTTCTATTGATTACATCTCCACAAACCTTAGTAAATACACCTTCTGAATACATACTTCTAAAAGTGTCTGCAAGATCGGCAGGAATAGTCAGTCTAAGAGGAAACATATCCTTAACGTCAAATGTAGCATCCTTACCGTTGCCCTTCTTAATCTGATTGATTACATTCATAATAACAATCAGATTTCCAGTAGGAGTTTCCTTGATAATTTCATCCTTAATACTTGCTATTACACCGGCAACCTCAAATGTCGCTGTAGGAGAAGATGCTTCATACTTTTCCTTAGTAATTCTGTTGATGAAGTTAGAAGAAATAGTATTGATCGTTACAAGCTCGTTTGTATTCTTAGACACATAGTCCATTACACCAAATGAAGCAGATGTAACCTCGACATAATCAGGATCATCGGGATATTCTTCCAAAGTTCTGTACTCGTTCATAACTGTACTGAGCGACTTATAAATCTTATTTTCTTCCGATGTAAAGTTACCATTCGCATCTTTCTTATACTTATTAGCAAAGAATCTAACCGAGTGTTCGCCTTCATCTGCTGTTCTGATAATTACTTCACCACGAATACACTCAATATCATTGTTAGTTCCGTATGTAGCTTCTTCAAGTGTGTGCTTAACAAGAATACCAGCCATTGTAATTGTGTTTTCAAACTTCTTCATACTCATAAATTCAAAATCCTTTCAATATGTATAATTTAATTATTTTTACGCTTATATTATTATTTACTTATAATTTAAAATCCGATAAAATCTTGGTTCTATCTCTCGCTCTGTAACTCATATCAAATTTCCTCATTTATAAGTCAGGCATAAATTCTATTTATTCCATATTCAACAGCACACTGGTGTTCAACCTTACAACCTCTTGCCGTATCCCAACCAAAACAGAAATAGGCAACATCGGCATCTGCAAGAAGTTCAATAGCCTTGGAAAGATACTTTAGAGGAATACTACCACCTGTTGGGTTATAGTCCTCAAAATAACTATCAATAATTTTAACTTCTCTGTTAGGAAAAAGCTTCTTGACCTTATCAATAGCAAGATTTCTTTCTGTAAGAATTTCTTCCTCTGTCTTATCTCTCATTACCTGAGAAATAAATACCTTAATTGGTTTTGTCTCAACCATTTCAAACACTCCTTTTGCAAAATAAAAATATCTATATAAACGTCCTTTCGGACGGAATTAAGATGAAATCTATATAAACAGCTTAGATTAGAGCTGATTAATAATATTTAATAATCTGATGATTCAAATAAATCACCAATCATATCAGGATTGTTTGTTTTATTTCCCATTATTTCAAAATGCCTACACATTTTAGGATTAAGATAATATAATTCATCACGATTAAGCAATACAAAACATTTCTCACTGCTCTCATATATCACAACACCTTTTATATCGCAATATGAAGAATTACTCATTCCATATAATATGTCTCCTTCTTGAATCTTTATCTCATAAGCATCATAACATTTTGTAAGATTATTGACTTTTTCATTACTTTCTTTTTTATATCTATCTCTATTTGCTGACCTAAACATCATAAGTAACATTTCTGAGACAGGACATTCTCGATCACAACGTTTAGCTCTTTTGATAATTTTCATTACTTCATTATCGTCGAGTGTCATAACACCAATTTTATAAGGAATTTCATCTTTAACTTTTTTATAAACCGAATTGAGCATAATATAGTAGTTATAATCGCCAATAAAATTATGCCCATTCTTAGAATGAAAATCTTCAATAGATGATTTTATTTCATAACAATAAAAATCACCTTTTTCTATTCCCGAAATGGTGTTATTTACGGGGACAAATCGCATATAATCCACTCTAATTTGATTAAGTGTTCCGTAGTCAAATGTAACTTCTTTAGACCAATAAATACGAGGGTCATTCTTAGGATTTATGTAATGCTCTAATACTTTAGATAAAAGTTGTGTTATTTCTTTTCTATCGGACACATTTTTCACCCCCCCACTACAAACATTTCATTTATTATATATGCTCTTCGTATATTCAGTTTTAATATCTTTAAAAGACTTATTATACAATAACCTTTGAGCCGTGACCCACTCATCCTTGTAAAACCAAACATTGATGCCACGATAAGATACAAGAACATAACCTTGTCTCTTCATAAATATATCAATCAAAATTTTTCTAATCAAAAGAGATACTTGCCATATAACAGCTGTAAGAAATAAACAAATCATTATAAACGCACAAACGCATATTATAGCCATTATAATTTGATATTTAAATTCAAAGTATTGATTCATGACCTATGTCCTCCATTATAAACTTTTCTTTATTGAGAATTTCAGTAGCATCAATAATAGGTAAATTCTCAGCATACTCAAGTACAGTCTCTACTCCATAAACAAAATTAATATCTCCATGCTCTTTGTCGTAATGATTGAGACGGACTGGAAATTCAAGTAACTTGTCTAAATCAATTAGTCTTGGCATCAGTTTTACTCTCTTTCTATTCCATCATAAATTTTTCTCGATTGAGAATTTCACAAGCCTTTTCTGCTGCTTCTTTGGTGAAATAAACAACAAAATAATTGTGCATATAACATGGTGTGCATATAAAACACTTTTTCTCATTATCGTAATACACAAGCCATTTACGTTCATCTGTATCCCAATCAGGAAAATAATCAGGACACAGCAACTCGTGAAGCTGCATTAGCTTGTTCTGGATTTTGAGAACATTATCACGATACCATTCAAGATGCGTTTGTGTTTTATTATTAGATTGATATACATTATTAAAATCTATTCGCTGTTTCTCTGATGACATATCTTCCAAAATTGTACTATAAACATAACCAAATGAATCGATGCACATATATGTGTTATATATCTCAGGAATCCACACCGTTTCATTTTCGTTCTTCTCAGCAAGTTCAGCCTTGAGTTTTTCAAGTTCTGCCGCCAGTGCCTTGCAATTGTTTTCAAGTTCTGCAATTTTTTCTTCTGTTGTCATAATTATTTTACCTCTATTTAAAATGAAATGTTTTCAGGATTATAAATTTGCTGAAGTTTATAAAAAACATTACAGCATTCTATTAAAGCTATATTATAACCATTGTGATAAACTGTTTACATAGATCATAATTTAAGAATAAATTTCTTGCATTCCATACATTTAATTTGATTTACCACATTGCCAATTAATCCTTGAACAAATACGAAAGTGGTCACATTTGCTACAATAAGATTCTTTCGTATCATATCGGCTACAATGATATTCCGCACATTTTATCCCGTCACAAAACGGCAAGTATGCCGTTATAAAACGCTTTAATTTCTCAGTTTCAGACTGCCAACATTGCCGTACATCCTTAAAATATGAAAAGCACATTTCTCCATTTTTATGATTATTCATATAGTATGTAGAAAGCAACCAGTCACATTCGCATACCAAGTCACGAATATTCCATCTGTCTGGTTTCTCAAACTGTTTTATTCCGACGGTCAAATCGTCACGTTCCAAACTTTGCATCAATTTATTATAACGCTTTATAACCGAATCCATATTAAGATTTCCCATAATTACTACTCCTCATCTGAAAGAATATGTGTTTTAATAACTTTGTTTGCACCGTGAGAATTAAGTTCCATTATCTTTATCCTCCAAGTAATTTCCAAAGCACATCATCACAAACATTATAATAAGCTGGTGTATATAATTTAAAATTTTCTTTCAAATATGAACGACAAACATCTTGTACTCTTCTCCGAGATTCAGCTTTACTCATACCTTTTTCTTTAGGCTTAATGTCACCGTTTTTGACTTTAATTGCTATTGAATTATGTTTATGTTGTCCCATATTATCACATCCTTCAAAACGAAATATTTTCGGGATTATAAAGTTGCTGAAGTCTATGAAAAACATCTTCATTTTTTCTCACCGCTTTACAACAATCGCTATGATAAACACATAAAATTGCTATGCAGCCGTCATAAAATGGCACTATTCGCTTACATTCCCAAAGATTTTTATTGTCATCATACCTTATTTTAAACTGATAACCATTTTTATCCCAATGACTATTAAGTTTTATTGTAGCATATTTAATGTCTTTGGCATCTTCATTATTTATGTTACTACACATTATAATTATTTTTAGAGTATCATCTAATTCAAAATGAGTCAAACCGTTATCAATGTAAATATCAACCTCAATCATTTATTATCACCTTCACTAAATCAGAATTTTATTATGTCATTTTACGATATTTTTTTCATAATGTGAAAGATAAGTTCTTGCATACCAAATAGATACAACACAAATACCTTCGTTAGAAAATAACACATACTCATTTGGTTTATTATCTTTCAGCCAGTTAAATATTTTAATATATAACATTCCTTGTGCTTCGTTAAGTGTCTTATGAGAATAATCATCTTCATAATCCCACGTATCCAGATATTTGTTTTTTGTAAATACTCCATTAGTTATATCCAAAAGAAAATTTTGAAATTCGGATTCTATTTCATCGTACATTTTTATGTCTCCTTTCTTTCAACTCTTTTAGCGAATGGTGTCACTCACATTTAGACTTTCACACTTTTCTTCGGTATAAAATTCATTATGTATATCATTGTAATAAGAAACCAATGTGGGAAACTTATCTAAATAATCAAAAAATCTTTCTATTGCTTTATCTGTATCTTCACCAATAAGAACAGTAAATGATATTGCTGGTTTGACTTGTATTGTTTTCACTAATTTAGTCATTATTGATTTCCTTATCCTTATTTAATCCAAAACAACTATTGGGAAATTCTTATAAGAGCCGTCTACTCTTTTTCTAATGATATCTGCCTTTCGATGTTCACCTTGTTCTTCATATGCCTCGATAATAAAATGAACATAGTTATCGAATTTTTCATTATTACCTTCATAATGAGCAGATATTAGATTTCCAATAGTTACAACATTGATATTTTTCATTATCATTCCTTATTTTCTAATAACCAATCTATGCTTGTAGCTTTTTTATCGCCATCAGATATTACACCTCTGAAAAAATAAGCAATATTACACATATACTGTGAATCATCACTGCTATACCAAGAATAACCATATTTAGCAGGAGCTGTCTTAAACCCATAAACATTCTGTGTCATATCCACTGTGATATATTCATACCCCATAGCTTTAAAACCTTTGAGGATATATACCTCTTTTTCTGTCAATTTTCTGGGCTTTCTTATTTCAAAACATTCATCGGTTTCGGGGTGCATATCTGACCAATTCTGAACCGCTGAAATAGATTCCGATGAAATTTTACTCTTACATACTCCACGGTCATGATGAATCGGACACATCCAACAGTCATTAATTGAGGAACACATTCTCTGCAATTCATGTCCATAATCTAATGTATTAGAGCAATTATATCTTTTAATATTCATATTATTATCTCCTCATTTTAATCATTCAATCTATTTTTAAGTTCTTCAAAAATATTATCATTTGAAACTTCTGATAAACTATCAAAATCCACAGGAATTATAATATTATATAATGTAGTGCCATCTGAATCGCTATTTACATTATCAATATACGCATCATCAACAGTTATATTTGTTTTATCAATGTTAATAGTTGCTTTTCTTTGCCCTCTGTCATTTATTATACGCAATGTTGTTTTATTAGAACGGAAATGTTTTTGCCAATCCTTTATTTCTTTGTCAAACATTACATAAAAGTCATTTTCTGAAATGTTTAATAACAAGGCTGATATTTTTCCAAGACAAACCAAATATTCTATTGTGGGGCAAGCTGCTATTATCTCGCCTAATTTTGAAGTAAATTTATCTTTATCTATTTCAATTTTGCTCATATCTTAACATCTCCCTATATTTAATAAAATTTAAGTTTAGTTGGAGCGGAAGTGTGGTGATGAACCACATAAGCTTTGATGTTATCATAGCTTTAGCATCAGGCGTTCCGCAAAAATAACAGATAAGACGATAAATAAAATAACACAAATCAAGAGTTAAAGGTCAGTGATACTTATACGTTACAGGAGCTTTAAAATGAGTATATAGAGGTCGAGAATTAGAATAAAGCTATTTTGTCTTATCTGTTTGTGGTGCTACCGACCCGATTTGAACGGGCAAAGATTTCTCCGAGAGATTTTAAGTCTCTTGTGTATGCCATTTCCACCACGGTAGCAGGTTGACTGTTGTTTCGCACACCCACAGTCACAGCGGAAAGCTTTTTGCCATTTAGCTGTAATCTTTCAACAGTCAACAGTATAAGCAAGGTACTTTCGAGACACCTTTGTGGTATAGTGTGCCATAGAAGTTCATTACGTTTCGTATTCTCACAAACGGTGAGCGCACATTCTTCGCTATACGACACTCCCACATTTCTCATAAAGGTCGCATTACTGTAGGCAGCGAAGCACCTACGGGAAAATATCCCGATTACGGTCTTATTATTGATACAAGTTAATCTGTATCTCAACCACTCAGACAGTTATATTACCATACCGCAAGCTGATGTGGATTTAATGGTGAGCCATTGGGGATTTGAACCCCAGTAAAAGTCAAATGCTCTGCCGACTGAGCTAATGGCTCATATCATCTGACTTTTTATACGGAAGTCAGAGAAACCGTTTATGGAGGCTATACCAGAATAAAACTAACATTTGGTTTGGGATTTCGGCTCTGCCCCGAAATTATCAGCGTCAAAGACTGATGTACTTCTCATTATACTAATCCCAAATATATTTATTTTAAAGCTCAATTTTATTATTTACTTATCGTTTGATTACATATATATTATACTCGATAACCCTGCACTTGTCAAGTACTTTTGCAAATATTTTATTATTTGCTTTGCTTTATGTATTGGAAGTGATTTTCACTTCCATATTTCTCTTAATTTTCTGCATTCTCAATACTCTGTCTGAACTTATTGTATTCGCTCACCATACGATATGCTTTGGTCACTGAAGTATTGAATGTCCGAGCATATGTTTCTGCACTATTCATGTCTCCAGAAAAGACATAATCATTTTTTCTTTCATACTGATACATTTTATTGAACATACCTGCTTTTTTAACATTGGGAGCTTCCAGTCGCACATCCTGTATAAATGCCCCCATTGCGTTCCACTTTAAATTTACGAAACTTGATTTCTTTTCGGAATTAAATAAATTATCATATGTCCAATTCTTTGTTTTTCTTTTATACTGTCTTTTTACGCTATTTTGCTCATCCTGTGCTTGCAATTCTAATATTTCCGAATACAGGTCATCAATAAACTGAATTTCCTCATCTGAAAGTTCAATAGACTTTCCGTTGACGGTCAGCTGTTTGGTACTGATTATATTCCTTGCATCAGACAATGTAATAGAAATCATATCATCTGTTGTAAGTTGCTCCCAAAGAAATACATTAAATACATTGAATTTCTTTTGTCGCACAACTAAACTTTCATACATTTTTTCGGATAATTCAGATTCTTGCAGAATAAGATAATCCTCTTCTGCCTGAGTTAAAGCCTGTTTCAATTCTGAAAAAGTAGTAAAGTATTCATCTTTACCGCTTTCGGTTTTTATATCGGATACTATACTTTTAAGTCTATTGATTTCGTAAAAACTATCCTTTATGGATAAATCATAAGTCTTATTTACCCATCTGTAATAGTCACACAAAACGCCGTATAAAGCATTTAAAGTAGTAATTTTCTTTTTATCAGCTTCTACAGCATCAGCAATTTCCTCGGCTGACATATCAAATATATTTTTCTCTACTTTGTTTAAACACGATATCCTCAGTGCGTAATTACCAAAACTGGGATTCTTTTCAATAATATGCTGACAATATTCTTCAAAGTATGGTACCATATAATCGTCCTTTCTATATTCACTAAATCAATTTTATCATCTTCTTTCTGATTTGTCAAGATAAATTATACAGAATACGCAGAATTATTTTCCAGACCAAAGCTTGCAGCGATGGCTCTATCAATACAAGTCATCATTCTTTCACCAAGCTTTCCTGCCCAGCTCAGAACTCGGCTCTTATCAATAGTTCTTATCTGTTCTGTCATTACAGTAGTAGGCTTTGTTAATCCGGTCTCTACAGATGGATTTATACTTACGTGCGTTACCATTGGCTTTTTCTCCTTACTGGTCATGATAGCCACTATAAGGCATGGTGAGTGTTTATTTCCTACTTCATTTTGTATTATTACGGCTGGACGGATATCACCTTGTTCTGAGCCGACCGTATTTCCAAAATCGACCCAGACAATATCGCCACGGTGATATTCCATCACAGTTGAATGATACTTATTATCATAATGTCTAAAATCAGTTGAGCTATTAGCAATCATTTTTTATTTTCTCCTTTCATTCAGATTAGCAGTAAATCCGTTGTTCTACGTTTTATTATCTATATTTTATCATTTACATATTTTTATTTATACTATATTTTGTGTCTAAATTGCAAATTCTATTATTTCAGAGAGATTGTTAAAAAGCAATATTCCGTCTTCTCTGACCTGACAATAATCTGTTCCTGTTAATTCATCGGATCTTATCTTCCCTTCCAGTTCGTATTTATCTTTGACAATATTTCTTAAAATTGGCTTGAACCACTGTGTAAAGGCTATTCCAAGGATATTATCATATGTATCTTCTATAATATATACTATATTATTACCTTTCATCAATTCAAATTCCACCTTCTCTTTGTGAGGTGTGATATTGAGATGAGTTTCTTCGCTGGTGTCGGTATCAATATCTTTTATATTTGTGTATATGCGTTTGACTTTACTACCATCTATAAATGTGAGAAATTCGATTTTTCCGTTTTTAAAACATTGGGACAACTGATTTTTTATATCTTCTGTATTCATTTTTATCGATCCTTTCACGTTACTTACAAAATTTTCGCTTAAATTGCCACACTATTCCCTTATATACGGACTTGCCATAAGGGAACGAGAAAACATTCCCATTGGCATTTATCCATATTTGATGGCTTCCGTTACCGTTTCTGAAAAATGTAAAACCATTATCCGTTAGCATTGCGAGAAACTTTCTGATATCCATTCTGCATTCCTCTCAACATATTTTTAGCTTTATTTGTCGCAAGATTGTGTTCATACTCCTTTAATGCAATAAATAACTCCGCTTCATCTCCATATGAGTCAACATTGCAAACATAACATTCGACAGGATATGGATTTTCATCATAAATCTTATCGAGTGCTGCTTTCATTTCCACATCATCAACTATATAATATTTACCGCCACGATGACATACAATGAAGGGCTTCAATTTTATCTTATCAAAATCACGGACATATTGTTCCACCCAATATTTACATGGGTTTTGATGATAACCGCCATTTTCCATAGTCATTATAAAAAGTTCATTTGACATTAAGGTACGTTTGGTAAAATCATAAGGAAGATTGTATATTTTCATTTTAGACCTCCATTACTTCAAGCACAGAATATCTGCTACTTCATCAATAGTTATTTCTCTGTATGTATTACCCCTGACATCAATTTCAAAACAAATGCAAGGCTTCTCTTCCTTATACTTATAAAACTGTTCTATTATCATTGAATCCCAATCTGTTCCCCTTCGAGTTAATCCCTCGGTCTTATAAGCACAACTTTCATTATAGCCAAGGAAGATAGTTCTTCCGTATTTTTCTGTATTTCTTGATTTAATTTCAGAGAGTGTATTCTCAGCTATCATAATACTTGACAGCTTTTCTACTTCATCTCGAAGATACTTTTCGTCTGCCTTTACTTTACCATTATAACCAATAAACTGGGCATATTTGTTGAGCATCTCATCATATATATTCATTTCAAATTTCTCCAATCAGGCTTTAAGCCAATGATATTGTTGTCTGTGTACGATCTGCGAGAGTGTCAATAACGATATTTCCGCAAACGGTGGGAAATATAGCTGTTACTCTCTCGCCGTTTTTTACTTCATCGTAATGTTCAGCTGCGTTTTCAGACCACATTCCTGTGATATGGGCATAAAGAGCCATTGCTACATCTTTTGCAAGCATAGGATTTTCCTTCTGCTTTGTCTTGAGGTCATCACTGACCTTGTATTTTCCTATCTGTAACACCATTATCGATCCTTTCTTATTACTGGAAATTTGCCTTTATATCCGATAGTTTTAAGAGCTATATATCTCGTATATCCATCTTGCAGAACATTATCTTTATTTACCTTAATTGGTTTCCCATCGAGATAATCCGACAATGTATATTTCTCAACAGCTGTCTTTATCTGCTCAATACACTTGTCAATTTTTTCTTTTTTAGGTGGACTAACTTCAAAGATTTTAGGGACTGATATTTCATCAACACTCAACCAATTTGCTGCAGCTGAGAGCCTATGAAGAAATTCTTCTCGGTTTGTTTCTTCCACCAAAACAGCCTTGACTTCTTTTATACCGTCTCTCACGGCTATGGTGTAATCCTTCCATCCGGTTATAAGACTATATGTACCGTTATCATTCTTATGGACAATGACAAGGAGACTTCTAACTGATTTCTGCAATCCAAAGATCGTCGAGGAATCATTCTTTGTATGAATATCAGATATCATTCTGATCTGGCTTACAGGTGTAATTTCATAATTTTTTCTTTTCCAAGATAATGCTCTAAATTCTTTAACGGTCATTTATATCATTCCTTTCAAATCTTATATCCAGATAATCTTTCAAATTCTTCCAATCCAAGGTTGAGGTCAAGCCATTTCTGACGAAGCTTCAAAGGGTTTACTGTCATATAATATTTTAATGTTGTATTAAGGTCGGCGTGAGCTACGGCTATAGAAGCAACTGCTGCATTTCTATCGTCCTCCCAGCCTCGGGATATAAACTCGCAAAAAGTTTTCCGCATAGCATGAGACGAATAATGTCCCATGATGCCGAGCTTTTGAGTTATTGATTTAAGCCATCTACCGATTGATGATACAGTCATAGGAGCAATTTCTCTCTCATTACCGCTTTCATCGTACCTCTCCCCTGTTGTGATTACATCTGCGATTTCTCCGTATTCATCATATATAAATTCATCGAAATATGTTCTACGGTTTCCATCACCTCTAAAAAGATAATTTTCAGAAGTTAATCCCTTACGATCAATAAGGTATTTGAGAACAGTCTTTACTGCTTTATTAAAATACACAGGTCTTGCTTTGTCTGTTTTCTGTTCAGCGATATACTTAATGTTTAGAATGTTTCCTTTCTCATCTGTCACATCTTTCACTCTGAATGAAAGAATGTCACCACAACGATAGCCTGTATTTATTCCGAAAACAAACATTGCTGCTTTATGGTATGCTTTTTCTTCAAAACACTGACGGATAACAGCGTTGATATCGTTCTCGTACATAAATGCGTCCGCAGAATGTTTGGTGGGTGCTTCTACATCGGTAACAACAACTTGTCTATGTGCTACTTTACGCCTATTTTTTCGAGATGATATATCAATAATATTGGCTGTTCCGTTGTTATAGGCTATCGCTGCGTTCATAGTGATTTTCCCTCCGTATCAAAGCATGTAATCAAACGCTGTATATTGGCTTTATTTTACCTCTTTTAGACATCTCATTATACTTATCCCTAAGAGTTTCCGTCCAGTTGATAGGATAAGACATTTTGAGATTTTTAGCTGTATTGATAAGCATCTGAGGTGTATATTTTGCCAAAGCTTCAACAAGTCTTGCTGTAACGATATTATCACCATAGAGCTTTAAAAATTCCATTGTTCCAGCGATTATTTCACCCTGCAAACTGCTTTCTCTTCCGCTGTAAGCTTCGACAAGACACTTGATTGCAAGAATGGTATCGCCAGCATCCTTTTTAAAAAGTTTTTCTACTTTTTCAACAGCATTAATTCTCATTCCAGTAGTTGTCTTTTTATCATAAGGTAATCTACCGCCGACACGGGAAACTTCTAATGCAAGTTCACAAGGAAGCTTTCTGCCTGCTTCAAAGGCAGCTACTGTCAGCTCGCCAAATTTATGTTTGTGTGTTTTTTCATACTGTGCAACTGTCCAATCGGCTTCTGACGAATAGTTCATTCCTTTATGTACAATACACTGCATATCAACAGGATTGTTTCCATTTACTCCTTCACAAATCAATATTGTATGCTGTCCGTCCATAACATAATATTTGCCATCACGATAAGAAACGTGAACAGGTTCGACTTTTTCAGGGTCAAATTCAGCAATAGCATCCCTAACAAACTTCATATTGATGTCACGCTGATAATCCTGCTTACTCTTGAGCAGAGATGAATTAATAAGTTTTATTGTCCAAGTAGGGTATGTATTCATTTTTTATTCCTCCATTATTGTATCTGATTTATTTATAATCGCTTCTTTAAAAGAAGTAATTGATGTAATAACCTCATTAAGGATAATAGTTATGTCATTTAGAGCTTCGTCTCTTGTATAACGCTTATCCGTTACAGTTTCTACCATACCAGTATAATCTTCAAGTGCTTCCAAATAGTTGTCTGTCTGTGATTTGAACATACTTGTTATCATAGCAAAAGTTAACTGTGTTTCAGTATCGTCCTTTAACCGTTTTGCACGTTCTTCAAGAGATATGGCATCAGTAGCTACTATTGTAGCATTACGCCTTTTATATAATTCAGTTGAGGATATGTCACCATTAAAATACAACTGTTTATCCTCATCTTTACAGTAGTTTAAGGCACTTATGACCTTGCTTGCCTGAGCAATAGATTTTTCGGCAATGACCTTATTTACGCAATTACAATTGATTTCACTATTTATAAGCCTATCACAGCAAAAAAGTATGGTTTTACAATCTTTAATTGCCCGATCAGGCAGAAGTAATAATCGGCTCACGTCCCGATAAACAGTTTGTATCTTTTTGTTCTTCGTATCCAATGTCGCTTGTTTGTCCGCAACTTCCACCAACTGACGGCACAGCTCTAACGTCATTGGTTTTTTCGTTAAGAGAGCTTTCAGTTTCATTATCTGTGCAGTTACTGCTTTCTGCTCTTTCTTCTTCATGAGTAATGCTTCCTTTTTCTGTGTTGTACTCATCCTCATCATCTCCATTATCATTTTCAGCTGTATCAAGATATTCGTCAACAAAATCATAAATTATACTTTGTCTTTCTTCTACACATTCGGAAGAATAAAAAGAACTGCCACCGTCTTTCGCATTGCACGCATCAACAAATCTCTTATAACAATCACTCTGCCAAAATGCACGAAGAAAATCAATAAACGATTTTCCATTCTTTTTGTTTGCATTAAATGCTTTGAAATTGTCAAGACCTAAAATGTAATGAGGAATCGTAATAGAGTCAAATCTTTCAATTTCTTCACCTGTAAGATTATTTTTGTTTTCAGCAAGTTCATTTACAAGATTGAAAAGCTTATGTTTTGTATGGTCTTTAACATATTCATCAAAATCATTATCAGCAAACTTAGTCATAGCAGAAGAGCCGAGATTTGTATAGTTATAACGTGTCATCATCATAAAGATTCTGATTACACAACAAAGAATACTATCATTCTTTGCCTTACAACCCTTACTGTCATTCCACAGTTCACTGTCACAAATGGGCTGTACATTACGCATATTTTCTGAACCAAGAAGAAAACGCATCTTCTGATAAGAGTTAGGCGTTTTACCGTTATTCATACAGAACACGATATCATCGAGTTCTTCATCTGTAAAGCCTTCGTGTATATATGTTGTAAGCCGATATTTATCTAAGAAAACTTTAATGGCATCTGGAAGCTGAGAATATTTCTTATTGGCAATTTCGATTTCTACCTTCTTTTCATTGCCTTCTTCATCTATACACCTGCACGCAACGGGCTTTGCTCTTTTATCGAGAGCAAATTTATCGTGATAAAAATCCACAAGTGCAGTTGTTCTCTGTAAGCCGTCCAGCAATGACGTTACAGCATAACTTTTACTTTCGGCACGTCCCTTGGCAAGAGCTATACTTCCAATGGGTCTATTGTGAAGAGCTGCTTCGATAAGTTTAGACTTTTGCTTCCTTGCCCACTGATCATCAGTACGCTGGATAAGCGGATCACGGCAAATTTCTCCGTTATCTACTTCTTCCACATACATTTTTACAGAATAAGGTATCATCCGTACATCGGATTCTTCACGCACACGCTCTGCAATGGTATAGGTAGTTCCATCGATTTCTATAACATTGAAATCTTTTTTCTTTGCCATAATTTATTCCTCCTTTATATACTTATTCCGATAAACTCGCACTGCTTCTTCAATAAATGCATTAAGACTTAATCCTTGTTTATCTGCTTCAGACTTCCATTCATCTTTTACACCTTTTTTGACTGTAACAGATATTCTGTCATATACTTTCGCATTATATTTGTTCTTTGCCTTTGTTGATGATTTTCCCATTATTTAAACCTCCAATTTTAAACTTTGAAATTGTCTTGAATAATCAAAAGACTTTACTAATCTATTCATCCCTAAATAGAAAACTTTGTAGTACATATGTAATCACTCTTTTTTCACTTAATTATTCAAAACAATTTTTGACCGCTCTTGACAAATTCAAAAACATATGTTATGATATAAAACTAAGGTTTTATTTTACTTTATTGGTTGACCTTGGTATAATAATACCACATATTAGGGAACTTGTCAATATATTTGTGGTATATTATTGTACAATTTTTTCTATCTTATTTTGTTAAATATTCCTATACCGAAAGGAGCATGAGCATGTATGAATCAATTTTCTTTACAAGTAAAAGAATATTTATTAAGAAATAATCTTAAACAGAAAGACATTGTTGAAAAGCTGGGGTTATCCAAAAATGCAATCAGTCAATCACTTAATCGTGATAACATTTCTCTTGACAAAATGCTTCTCATTGCCGATGCTTTGGACTGCGACCTGGAGATTAAGCTTGTGCCGAGGTCTAAGTCTTAACATAATTATAATGTAAAATAAGGAGTTGTTATTATGAACAATAGTATCGCTTCCCAGCTCAAAGCTATTGAAAAGAAAATCCAAAAGGAATCAGCAGAATACCAAGCTAAATTAAACAAAACATCAAAAAGAAATTGGTTTACGAATGATTTTATGAAAAGTATTCATTCTATATCAATTGAAGCATTATTCGCCAAAGCTAATATTGATATATCTCACATCGATAATTTAACAGACGATGAGATTGCTGAATTAGAAAAAGTCATTCCTTCAAAGTTTAAATCGTGGGAAGATTTTTATAAAGAAGCATTTAAGTTTACTGTCAAGAAATTCATATTAGATTCTCAGTCTAACAGGCGTTAAAAGTATAGTATCTTCATTCAAACTGGATGTAGCCCATTCAAAATTGTCACAGGTGAGATGAGTATCGCTTTTAATCACCCCATCGGCTATCCCCTGTTCTACCAAACGATAGAACTCCTTTTCATTGACTTTTGTTTTAATATGTATTGTTAAATTTTTGCTCATATTAACAAACCTCTCTGATTTAATAATCTTGAACAATGTAATTTGATCCACAAGGCATAGAATTTATCTCATTTTCATACGGATCAATATGGGCAACCAAACGTCCGTCTGTAGTGAAATATTCAACAACTTCTCTAAGCGGTTCCTTAGATAAATTGTTACTTGACTTTCCTCCCACTTTAGATTTTACCTCAATAAGAGTAATCATTCTTACTCGTGTTGTAGACGTATAATTTTTTAACATTTTAATTACCTCCTATTTCCGACACAGTTCACAAATAATACAATAAAAATAGTGCGGTCTGACAATTTTTCTATCAAACCGCACTATTTTCTTGATTTTTCGTAGATAATCTGATACAATCAAAAGTAATTGGAAGACTCATACACCCCTTTTCTACGTATTACTTACAGCAGTTTGACTACCTACAGAGGAGGGGATTTGTATAAAGGTTTTGATTGTCGCACCCCATGTGGGGCGTGTGAGTTGAAATTTGATTATGTATCAGATTACCTACTACATCTATTATACTGCAATGCAGATAATAAATCAAGTCGATTTAGTGCGATTCAGATATTATTTATTTATATATTACATTGGTATCATACCTTTCTGTAGTTAATATTATAATCGAGGTGTTTTTATGTTTGAAACAAATTTATCTAGCAATATTGACCCACATATATTACGTCAAATGAGCGAAAATTATCAAAACAACCAACTAAAAAATGAAATCGCTCAGACAAATAACGCTGAATATATGGCTAAAGTTATTGGTCAAAGAATTGTTGATTTTCAATCTACACTATCTGAGGTACAAGATGTTGCTTTACAAATAATTCAATTCAACAATTCAATTACCCTTTATGTAACAAAGGTGTCCCATCTGGGGTTGGGGCTGATTGTATTTCAAGGATCGGACAGTGCAAACAATCCGTGCGAAATTGTTCAGCATATAAGTCAGATAAATGTGTTAATGGCGATTGTTTCAAAACCTGCTGATATTCCGCATCGGAAAATTGGTTTTTAGGTTTAATACCTATTGCGTAGATTGGCATATATGTCTCATTATTCTGAGAATATGTTTCACCAACCTTCCACATAATATCATCTGCCGAGAGTCTATCCCGCTGCTCCTGAGATAAGCTGTTTAACAGTTTTGTTACTGACGGCTCGTCTATATGGACTTTGAAGTTAAGACTAATCATTTTTCTCATTCCTTTCTATAACATTGCTTACTATTGCCGATGGCATATATTATAAACTTACAACCTTTTATCAAGGAGGACACATAAATGAAATACAGCAATGAATGTATGGCTGATGTGATTCAATGTATATTGGACAACTTACATTTTAAGGACACCTCTCGTAATGGTATATATGATTTTATTCCTATCACCTTTGACATAGTTTTTAATGATGAATCCCTCAAAAAATATTCGTCCGATGAAATTAAGTTTTGCCTTTGTATTTTATACTGCAAAGAATATATATCTACAAGAGGTCAAAAAGGAAGTAATGATTGGGAAATCATTGGAATCACTTCTAAAGGATATGAAAATTTATTTAAGATATAAGTTTATCTTTTCTCGTAAATCATATAGTTCATAACCTTATCCAAAATGTATTGCACTTCGGCAATAGTAAGACCATTTTTGTTTATACATTCAATGCACAAATCATACATTTCTGTATAGTCCTTATAGTCTTTTTCTTGTGTGTCAATGTTCATCATACGCACACGGGGTTCACTGGGTATAAATTCGATGCTTTTTGTTTTGGGTACAAACATATTTTTCAATTCCTTTCTGGTTTTATTTTTCTTCCTCTTAGTGAAGCCTGTCACAGACTGAATTATGGGGTGATGCTTAATGGCTAAAACTTGGTCTCCTTGGTACTGCGTTCATGTCAACGCATATACAAGAGTACGCTTCGGCGTTATGGAACAGGTTTGTGAACACTATCGTTCACTTCCTATTCGATAAGAGATGAAGGACACGCTTTCGAGCTACCCAGTATATTTGGTCAGATCAAATTCTTTAGTAGGTTTTTTGATTCGTGACAGGTTTCACCAAGAGGAAGATTTTTTGTTGTTATTTATAGACTTCTACAGAAATCCAGCGGTTATTCTCATTTTTAATTTCTCCTTCCTCGATTTTAAGTAAAAATAATGCCAACTATTGACAAGTCAAGATATATGTGTTATACTTGATTTAGTTGGATATATGTTAACTTCGACCTTATGCTTCTATTATAGTTGATAAATATCCTATTGTCAAGATATAAAGTTGAATTTATCCCAACATTGTAACAATACACAAATAAGGAGCTGAAATTGTGTCAACTTTAGATAAAATTATTTCTCTTTTGGATAAAAACAATTTAAAGCAGAAAGATTTAATGGATTATCTCAACTTAGAGAAAAGCACATTCTCAGGTTGGAAAGCTGGAAAATCATCTTCATACAAGAAACACATCTCAGAGATAGCCCAATTCTTTAATGTATCAACTGATTACCTGCTTAATGATAATGAGGATACCGATAATTCTATCCCATCTAACATAGAATCACTTCCAAATGATAAGGTATATATGATACCTGTTTATGAAAGTGTATCCGCAGGATTTGGAGCTTATGCTTGCTCTGATATTGTTGATTATATCCCCTTATTCATTAAGAACTCGGCTGATGCAGCTGACACTCTTTGCATTAAGGTAACTGGCGATAGTATGTATCCTAAAATTGAAGATGGCGATATAATAGTTGTCAGAAAACAATCCAGCGTTGACAGCGGACAAATAGCAGTAGTTTTGATTGATAATGAAGACGGCGTTGTAAAAAAGGTTGTCTATGACAAGAACTCTGTTGAGCTTATCAGTATCAATCCTATGTACCCTCCACGCTATTTTGTTGGTTCTGATATTCTCCGACTTTCTATTGTCGGTTTGGTAAAACAGATTATTAAGGATATATAAGCTTCATATGGTTCTCCTTCCTCATACACAAGTAATTATCAAATTTTTTTACCGCTTCCCTATTGCGTTTATGTTGATGCAATAGGGATTTTCTTTGTTATAAAACTTTTAAGGCAGTGAACTCTAAATTTGACATTTCTCGTAATATGTGCTATAATGTAATACTAAGATTTTTTCTTTTATGTAATTTCTTGGTATGGTTATATTATAGTACATTATTTTGTACTTGTCAAGATAAATAGTACAGGTTTCAAAACTTTGTTAAATACACACTATTTTAGGAGGGTATTTTATGGGCTTTTACACAAATTTGGATAAAATCTGCAAACAAAGAGATACATCCGTTAGTGCTGTATTATTAAAATGTGAGCTTAACAAAAGTCTTGGTACCGCTTGGAAAAAAGGTGTTTCTCCAAGTGGAGACAATATTGTTAAAATTGCTCAATACCTCAATTTATCAACCGATTATCTTTTAATGGATAAAGCAACAGTAGACAGTCTCTCCCCTATTGAACAAGAACTAATTAACTCTTTCCGCAAACTATCGTCTAATGAGCAACAGCGTATAATTGGAAGATGCGAAGAAATAGTATCATCCAAAGAAGATGAGGTTGAACCTGAAATCATTGAAATTGCAGCGAGAAGTAAAAAGGGAAATACACCAAAGATTTCTACTAATGAGTTTTGAAATTATATAAAACATTGAGGTAATATTGGAGGATTTAAAACATGGACAAGCTTAAAATGCGAACTCCTAATTTGGCAGATGAAAATTTTAAGAAACTCTCTACGCTTTTTCCAAATGCAGTAACAGAAACAATAGACGAAAACGGCGAGGTTGTCCGTGCAATAGATAAAGACGTTCTTATGCAGGAGATATCCTGCAAAGTCGTTGACGGTAAGGAAGAACGCTATCAGTTCACATGGCCCGACAAGAAAAAAGCCGTTCTGCTTGCAAATTCGCCTATAAATATGACGCTCCGCCCCTGCCGTGAGGAAAGCGTTGACTTTGATAACACAGAAAATCTTTATATTGAGGGCGATAACCTCGATGTGCTGAAGCTTTTGCAGGAAACTTATCTCGACAAAGTCAAAATGATCTACATAGATCCGCCGTACAACACGGGCAAGGATTTTGTTTACAATGATAATTTTGCGGAAAGTGCAGATGATTATCTCGACAGAAGCGGTCAGTTTGACGAGGACGGAAACCGTCTTGTTCAGAATACGGAAAGCAACGGGCGTTTTCATACCGATTGGTTGAATATGTTCTATCCAAGATTAAAAATAGCACGTGATTTATTAAAAGAAGATGGCGTTATATTTATAAGTATTGATGATAATGAGCAAGATAACACCAAGAAATTATGTGATGAAATATTTGGTAACAACAATTTCGTGACTAAATTTACAAGAAAAGGAAGTGGCGGACGACAGGATAGTAAATATTACGCAATTGTTCACGAATATATTTTCTGTTATGCAAAAAACATCGATTGTTTTACTTCAGGAAAAATAATAAAAGAAGATGACTCATATCCATTTTTTGATGAGCAATTAAAAAAACATTATAAAACTCAATTGCTAAGAAAATGGGGAGAAAACAGCAAACGTTCAGATAGACCAAATTTATTTTATCCTATTACAGACCCTGATGGAAATGAAAACTTTCCAATGGTTTCTGATACAGAAGAAGGATGTTGGCGTTGGGGCAAAGAGACAATGACAGAAAATATTAAAAAAGGGTTGGTAGAATTCAAGAAAAGGGATGGAAAATGGATAGCTTATGAGAAATTGCTTGAACCCGATGAAGGAGAGTATAAGACAAAGTTGTACTCCACAGTAATAGATGACATATCAAATAATACAGGAGCATCTTTAATCAAATCATTATTTAATGGAAAGGCATTTGATTATCCCAAGCCTGTTGACTTAATTACAAGAGTTTTGAAATTGGGTAATGTTGGCGCAGATGATATAGTATTAGACTTCTTCAGTGGCTCCGCCACCACCGCCCACGCCGTAATGCAGCTTAACGCAGAAGACGGCGGACACCGAAAATTTATTATGGTACAGCTTCCCGAGAAAACAGATGAAAAAAGCGAGGCATACAAGTCGGGATATAAAAACATTTGTGAAATTGGCAAGGAACGGATAAGAAGAGCAGGGGCAAAAATAAAAGAACAAATTCGTCAAATAGGTATTACTTATCGCTATGCAATTGACAGTTTAAAACAGTGTAATTTTGAAGATGAACCAGATTTAAAAGTATCAATTGTCGAAGCAAGCAAATTAAACCAACATAACAATTCTGATTATTATGTTACTATTCCTAAAAATGACGATATTGAAAATCAAAATGAGAATCAAAATATGGCAAACGCACTTGATGTAGGTTTCCGTGTCCTTAAACTTGATAGCTCAAATATGAAGGATGTTTATTATAAACCCGATGAATTTCAGCCAAACCTTCTTGACAGCCTTGCAGACAATATCAAGGAGGACAGAACAGCCGAAGATCTGTTGTTCCAGGTAATGCTTGACCTTGGTATACTGCTTTCGAGCAAGATTGAGGAAACCACTATTGACGGCAAAAATGTATTTAATGTTGAGGATAATTATCTTATTGCCTGCTTTGACGAAAATGTGACTGAAAAAACAATTACAGCGATTGCAAAACAGAAACCACGCTATTTTGTTATGCGTGATAGTTCAATGGCAAATGATAGCGTTGCAACTAACTTTGAGCAGATATTTGCGACTTATTCGGCTGATACAATAAGGAAGGTGCTGTAAATGAAATTTAATTTTAAGATACAGCAGTACCAGACAGATGCTGTTGAAGCCGTAATAAATGTGTTCAACGGGCAGGGTTTTCATAAAAACGGCGGATATATCCGTGACCTTGGAACACTTGAACGTCCAACAGCGATTCAGACAAGCTTTTTGGATGAAGATGAAGCGGATATATATGATGATACAGGCTTTAAGAATGATGAGCTTGATATCACCGACACACAACTCCTCACAAATATTCAGAAATTACAGAAGAACAATAATATTAAAGTTTCTCCAAATCTTGTGAAAGATTTCGGCAAATGTAGTCTTGATATTGAAATGGAAACAGGAACAGGTAAGACCTATGTTTACATAAAGACAATGTTTGAGCTTAACAAGCGTTACGGCTGGACAAAGTTTATTGTCGTTGTGCCGAGTATCGCTATTCGTGAGGGTGTAAAAAAGACTTTTGAAGTAACGTCTGACCACTTTATGGAATATTACGGCAAGCGAGCGAGATTTTTTGTATATAATAGTTCAGATCTCACACGACTTGACAGTTTTTCGTCCAATGGCGGAATAAATGTAATGATAATCAATACACAGGCTTTTGCAACATCACTTAAAGAGGACGGTAAAAGCAAGGAAGCGAGAATTATCTATTCCAAACGTGATGAGTTTGGTTCACGCAGACCTATTGACGTTATCAAAGCAAACAGACCGATCATTATCCTTGATGAGCCGCAGAAAATGGGCGGTGCTGTTACGCAGAAGGCACTTGCAAACTTTAATCCTCTTTTTACACTTAATTACTCCGCTACACACAAAAATGAACATAATATGGTGTATGTTCTTGATGCGCTTGAAGCTTATAATCAGCGTCTTGTAAAAAAAATTGAGGTCAAAGGTTTTGAAGTGAAAAATCTTCGAGGAACGGATAGCTATATGTTCCTTGAAGAAATTGTTATCAGTTCCAAAAAGCCGCCTATGGCAAGAATTGAGATTGAGATAGGCTACAACAAGTCGATCAACCGTGAAACACGAATTGTTGGTGTGGGTGATAATCTTTTTTATGTGTCGCAGGAAATGGAACAGTACAAAGGTTACACTGTATCAAGCATTGATCCAATCGAAAGAACAGTCACTTTCCTCAACGGTGAAACCGTTTCTGTTGGAGAAGTGCGGGGTGATATTTCTGAAAAAGATATGCGTCGTATTCAGATAAGAGAAACTATTCTTTCCCACTTTGAAAAGGAAGAAAAGCTGTTTGATATGGGCATAAAATGTCTGTCACTTTTCTTTATTGACGAAGTTGCAAAGTATCGTATGTATGATGAAAACGGGGATGAAACACTGGGTGAATACGGTAAGATATTTGAGCAAGAGTATAATTGCATATTGAATGAAAAACTTACCCTTGAAAATACTCCATACCAGAAGTATTTGAGAGATATGTGCAGTGATGAAAAAACTGTCCACAAAGGATATTTCAGCATTGATAAGAAAACAGGACACAGCGTTGATAGTCAGATTAAACGTGGCAATGAATTTTCTGATGATATTTCAGCTTATGACCTTATTTTGAAGAACAAAGAACGGCTTTTGAGCTTTGACGAGCCAACACGTTTTATATTTTCTCACTCTGCACTTCGTGAAGGCTGGGATAATCCGAATGTTTTCCAGATATGCACATTGAAGCATTCCGACAATCAGACTGCAAAGCGTCAGGAAGTTGGTCGTGGACTCCGCCTTTGTGTAAATCAGAGCGGTAATCGTATGGATAAGGAATCTCTCGGGGACACAGTACATGACGTAAATCTGCTCACAGTTATTGCAAGCGAAAGCTACAAGGATTTTGTAGGCACTTTGCAATCTAATATCAAAGAAGAACTTTATGACAGACCGTCCAAGGCAACTATCGAATACTTTGAAGGTAAAACCGTTATGGTCGATGAGGAAGTCGTTGCCATTGATAAAACTCAGGCAAAAATCATCTACAAATATCTTGTCAAAAATGATTATATTGACAATGATGATAATGTTACCGATAATTACAGAATAGATCAGTTAAACAATTCTCTTGCACCTGTCCCAGATGAGATAAAAGACATTGAAACAGGTGTTCACAAACTTGTTCAGGCTATTTTTGATGATAATGTTCTTAATGACATGATAGAAGACGGACGTAAAACAAAAATTAAAAGCAATCCACTTAATGATAATTTCTACAAAAAGGAATTTCAGACTTTATGGGGATATATCAATCATAAACATGCTTATACAGTTTCTTTTGATAGCAATGAACTTATACAGAAAGCATCTACATATATTAACGAAAAACTAAACGTATCTGAACTTATGTACACTATGACCATCGGTCAGCAGAAAAAGGATATGAACCAGTACGAGATTGCAAGAGGAGCATCATTTGACGGAGAAAGAACAAAGACCAAGAAACTTAATCACACTGAATCAAGCAGAGTAAGATATGACCTTGTTGGTAAGATAGCAGAAGGAACAACTCTCACAAGAAAAACTGTTGCCACTATATTGAAGAGGCTTGAACTAAAAAAAATCTATATGTTCAAAAATAACCCCGAAGAATTTATTTCAAAAGTAATCCGTCTTATAAACGAGCAGAAGGCAACGATGATCGTAGAGCATATATCCTACACCGAAAGCTCAGAACAGCCGTATGAAAGCACGATATTTACCGCTGAAAAGAACTCACAAAGCTTTGACAAGGCATTTGTTGCAAAGAAGGCTATCCAAGATTATGTTTTCACCGACGGCACGGCAGAACAAAGTATTGAACGCAGATTTGCACAGGATCTTGACAAGGCTGATGAAGTATGTGTATATGCCAAACTTCCAAAGGGATTTTCGATTCCGACACCCGTTGGCAACTATTCTCCCGACTGGGCGATAGCTTTCTATGAAGGCACAGTAAAACATATTTTCTTTATTGCTGAAACCAAAGGTTCGATGGAGAGCATTGATTTGCGCCGTATCGAGGACGCAAAGATATCATGTGCAAAGAAACTGTTCAACAATCTTTCCTCTTCTAATGTGGTTTATGATACTGTTGACAGTTATCAGCACTTACTTGATATCATGGATAAGTTGTAAAGCCTGTTAGTATTTTAATATTCATTATAAACCAAACTAATTAACCAATTAAGATTAGGTCATTTTATAACCCCAAGTCCTTCTTACCTCACCCGTAAGAAGGACTTTTTATTGTTTTACTAAACCTCTCTTGTTTGACAGGTATGTTTTGCTCAGACGGCATAAATAATAACAATTACTAAAAACAATGCATCTATTCTGGTAGTGATTTTATACAATTCAAAGTACAACATTTGTATAAAACAATGTTTTTTATTAAAGTCAACGAAATTTATTGACATTTCATTTGAATGAAGATATAATAAAAATACAGGAAACATCGAAAACAATAAATAATATAGGAGGTTGCCATGTTAGAATATGTAAACAAGATAAGTGATATCGATGCCATCACAGATTCACCAGAATCTTATTCTTCCTCTGATTTACGCCGTGCAATTCATGATGCCTATAATGTATATAATTATGGCAATGAATCTTATGCGTGGTATGAGCAAGTCAAACGTATTTGTAATGAAATACTTGAATTAAGAGGAGAAACTCCAGAATAAATAGCTTAGATCAATATTCTTAGAAGTCTTTTTACAAACTGCTTGTAAGAAGACTTTTTTATTCTTTTTACAAAAAGCTCTTGACAATCACAAAATAATTGTCTATAATGTAGTAAAAGATATATCCACAAGTAACCAATTTAGATTGTTTATCAATTAAGGGGTGTTTAATATGTGCATAATCTATATTATGTTATACATTTTCGCAGGTATTTGTGAAGAGATTGGCTTAAAGTTAAGAAAATAGGTTTAAATCTGTAGTAGATGTCAATAATTTTATATTGTAATAAGCAAAGTCCTACTCTTAATTGAGTAGGACTTTTGTATGTAGTATGTTGATATGATCTTTTTAACTTTATTCTATCGTCATCTCTTTATCGTAGTATATCTGTGCCATACGCTGTTCTACCGAGCGATTTATGATAGCAATTAAGAAAGGTGTTAAATTAGTCAATCTAAAAGCCTGTGTGAAGAAAACAAAGCCTTTTTCTTTTATTATTTTTCCTATTAGTTCGTCAGCAAATGATGAACTGATCGTATTTATTCCTTCAAAGTCAAGATTTATTCGTTTTTTATCATTATTTACGATATTCATTACCATATTTCTGACCTTTTCGGCAGATTTACGTGTTCCTGTTCCTCCTGACATCTCAGATATCTTTATGTTTACAATATTTTCATCCGTGTCTGATTCTAGATTTTCAAGCCACAAATCCACACTGTTATAGGCACAACCTGAACTATTTGTTAATGCTGAAGTAATATCGATATCTTTAGAATAATCCAGTTGGAAATCTACTGTTGTTGTTCCATTGGATTTTCCTAAATAAAAACCTCCTCGTTTGGCGGTTTCTATAGTTCCATTTGTGTTCTCATATGTAGCTCCGTTAGAGCTTATCTTTAAAATTCCATTAGACTTGGTAATAATTTGTGATAATCCCCACAGACCATTACCTTGTCCTATACTTGTATCTCTCGTAACTTTTTCCTGTAAAGCCATTGTAATTGCATCAATAGGCGTTTGAGGATGATGTTCCGATGAACTTTTCAGAGAATTATATATTCCTGTTCCATAATCAAATATACAGAAACTAAGTCTTTTAGCACTTTGATGTATTTGACCCATAATATAACCACAGCCTACTCCTGAATGTTGAAGCACATTGTCCATTACTTCGTTAATACACCACTCAATGCTTCCGATAACGCCATCTGCTATAATTTCTGATTGACGAAGGCACAACAGATAATTATTTACAAGAGTATTAACCTCAACATCACTATCAAAAAACCATACGATGTCAAAAGGTGAATTTATCTGATAACTATGTATATAATCCTTGGCAACTAAAGGATTATTCATATGAGTATGTTCTATATATCCATTTAGTGGAAGAACCACTTCAAAAGTCAGATCTTCTTTGTTTTTATAATATTGAAGCAAAGCTGCTATAGGAACACAAGTATTGGAAAATATTCCATCGTCTTCAATTATAAGTTTAAAATCTTTATATCCTTTTTTAATTCCGTCTAAAATAGACCAATTCAAAAACTTGATTACAGATGAAGTTTTTGTTTTTAAGTTAATTTCTTTAGCGTAATCCATAATATATGTCTCTCCATTTACATTATATTCTGCTTTAAAATTATTGCTTTGTAAAATCATTTTGGTTATCATTTTTACACCTCTATTTTATCATATTATTTTTCCAATTTCAATGTTTTTTCAAAAATTTTGTTAATTGTAATATATCTTTTGCCTGATTTTATATCTTCCTTATTGGTAAATAATAATTCTAACCATTTGTTTTTATTACCTCCTATTATATTTCATAAGTATATTATATCACAAACAAATCGATTTGTCCATCGTGTTTTATTGCTTTTTAAGGCAATGATGTTTATATTTTCCGGTCATATATTCCGCATGATCTTCCATAATAGTTATGGGTGATCTGTTTTGGATTATAACAACTACATCAGGGCGAGAAATGCTGCTTGGCGCTGTCTTATTGACTGTGACATATCATTTCTTCCGACCAGGCTATCGGTAATATGTCATCATTACAATGTTGATATTATAAAAAATTCCGACTTATCTGATCATGAAATGCGGTTATCTCATGGTCAGAGAGGAAAGCTTATTTTTTCCAAAGGCAAGCATTATATTATTGTTGATGATTCTGAAACGCATCAGGCTCAGCGTTACACCATTGCTCATGAGCTGGGGCATTTGATTATTCCGACAAGTGATGAATATGAGGCTGAACGCTTTGCTATTGGCATTTTGGCGCCTGCTTGCGTTTTATGGGGCTGCAACATTCATTCCGCTGAAGACATTGCTATGATATGCAACATATCTCAGGCTTCTTCTGAGATACGTGCTGAACGCATGGAAACGCTCTATAAAAGAAACAAGTTTTTAACTTCTCCGTTGGAACGGCAAGTTTTTGACAATTTTTCCGAATTTATAAAGTCTATTTCTTCCGAAAAACATTAGCCTTTTACTCATGATGACATTTTTATTGGTAAAAATCCAAAAAATTTCCGCTTAGATTTGGGTAATAAAAAAGGACGTCTGAAACAAACATCCTTTTAGCATCTTTTTTATATTCCTTTTTTGTGCAGAAAAATCTATAAAAATACAGACTTTTCTCTTGACAAATTTGCGTATATACTGTATAATAATAAATGTAGGGAACACATTGGATAGACGATAGTTCCCGACGAATTAATGATTTTAAGTGTTAATAATCCGCCTAACTGGTACTTAGGCGGATTACTTCTTTATACGACTAAAGATAAAATCAACCAGTGTAATAACACAGCTGATAATATTTATAATAGTATCAATAGAAATAATTTCCACTCTCCTTTGCAGTTATTCCACAAAGGTTTGTGAATTTCGACCTCCTTTCCAACCAATGTGGTGATGGTCGGGAGGTTTACCGCCTACTCTATACGTCCAAACTCTTCAAAACAACGCCAATGTATTCCCTACTGCTTGTATTATACCATGCTTTTCCAAATATGTCAATATATTTATTGTTCCGACAAATAAAAATAATCGTCACCTGATCAAAGATGACGATTATTTTTTATATTTTTTATATTGATATTATTTTCCGAGGAACTCATTGACTGATTTTTCTATAAGTTCTCTTCTTGCCTTTATACTTGAAGGGCTGGTTGTATGCTCACGGACAAGCGATGCGTATGCCTCAGGCATATTTCCAAAGAACTTTTCCACCCACTTTGCAAACTGCTCGGGTGTATCGAATTTTTCCAGGTATGGCAGGTATCCGATGAAATGTGTGGGCTTGAACATCAGTTTGATCACGTCTGAATTTTCCTTCTCTATTGACATGATCTTATATGTTTCAAACATAAAGTCGTATGATGTTTTAAGCTGTTCCCTTTCGTCTGCATCAATACTGAGGACTTTCATAACCTCATTAACGTGAGCTGGTGTTAAATTTGGTTCGTCCTCAAAGAGGGCTATCCACGATCTGATTATAATTTCCTGCTGTTTGAGTGCTTTTCTTTCCGTTGAGGTGAGCATCACATTAAACAGCTCGTGATTAGTAAGTTCCTTGATATCTTCCATTCCCTGCTTATAAGAACGTGCGATGTCAAATTTGCTCATGGATTTTCCGTTATTAAGTCTGCGGAAAATAAGTGATTCCTGCTCGGGAGTTGCATTTTCCATGATAGAAATATTCAAAGTTGTATCTAATATCCAGCTTTGGAGCTTGGGAGGAAGCTGCTTGAAACGCTTACCCTGGAGCTTGACGGGTTCTCCGTTAAGGTATATATCAGGCTCGTTTGTAAGTCCTGTAAGGGCAAAATCTCCGTCTATATAATGGATTATGGTTGTTCCTCTTTGTTTTCCGTCAAAGATTTTAAGAAGGGTATTTCCATTGGGAAGCTCCCTTACGCCTGCTATAAACGGAGACTGTGCATCGGTAATTTTGAGCAGGATAGAATGGATATAGAGGGATTTTCGGGTATTGCTCCACACCTCTCCACGCTGCATATCGTCCGAAAAATCCACCTCGGGAACATCCTCATAATACATATTATAAAGGGATTTAACACTTATGCCTTTTTGATACATTTTGAATTTATCCATAAAAATTCCTCCTGACAAAATTATGAAAATGATAAAACGCACTATTATTCCAATAGCTTTAGTTTAACATATTTTTCCCAATTTGTCAAGAGGTATTTTGTTTTATTAGTTACGTTAGTTTGTCGATTTTTGCAAGGTTTGTTTCAATCCTCTCCTTCCCAAGGAAAGAGACATTCCGATAAATCCGATTAATTGATATTTAACGTAATAATATCCCCGTTATCACCATAAACGTTGTCGATAGAAGAAATTTCCTCATCGAGAAGCTCGTCGGGCATTTCACTGCCAGCTCCGTCAAATATAATTTCTTCCTTTTCATTATCATAAATATTGAAATGCTGAGAATCACCGTCAATAAGCAATTCCATAAAATCCTGTATAGTCATATAATTATCCTCCTGTTAAATGTACTTTTTTATATTTAATCTATCATAATATCCGTGTGAAGTCAATCGATTTTTATTGCATCGCTAATGAATGGTTACGTCCTCAAAATACTTTTTCAGTCTCAGGGCTTCATAATTAGCCCTATACTGTTTATGACGCTGGGATTCTTCCGACAGACTGAATGTGTTATCATACTTGATAACTTCCGCTGCCTGCTGGGCTTCTCCCCTATTGCCATTATATAAGCTTGTAAGGATTTCCGTAAAGCTTGTGAATGTTGTGTTGCTCATGGCTATTCCTCCTCAATTATTTTCCATAGCTTGACTTAGTAAGCTAAACACGTTATACGGATTTTCCAATGGATCGGCATCAAGCCTATTATGTATATTGACCTCGAAAAAACTTCCGAGGATATACAATAATATTACAGTGCTTACAAGGTTTATAATATTTATATTCCGTTTTGTTGTTCTTACTTTTGTTCTCATTTTATTTTTTCCTCCGTGCTATTTTTTGATCTGAAGCCATATATCCTCGCATACGCCTGCGAAAAGATAGAGCATTAAAACTATTATGAACATTAAATTTTTCCTCCTTTTATCAAAGTCATCAAAGTATTGTTTTATTAAAGTCTTTCCAACATCAAAATATATCTGTCATTATAACTAATTCTGAAATGAAGCGTTTTAGACAGCCACTCATTGAAATTATCTTCAAAATAATTCTTTTGTACTTCATTATAATAACTTGAGATAAATTCAATGAAGCATCCTGACATTCCGAAATTACTTTCCGCAAAAATAACAGGTTTGTCATCTCCGCTCAAAGGATTGACAGCCAAAAACTGACATCTTTGTACATTTGGATTACTACTGTTTTCTCTGTTTACTAATACAGCAATTTTTCTATAACTGCTGTGCATCAAAGCATAATAAATTTTTCTTGCATTTTCCTGACGTTCTTTTTTTGTTGTTCTCATAAAAATAACCTCCATTAAACAATTATTTTATTCTTTTATTCCTCTTCAAAGTCAATATATTGTTCAATATCTGACTTTTCGGTAATTTCTGTAGGAGTTTCCAACGTTCCCATATTAGCATCATAATCATAATATTTGCCCTCGTTTAAATCTCCGATAGCCTCAAGAACGTGTACTACAAGAAATACCCTGCTTTCGTCTATACAGTCTTTTGCAAATTCCAAAAGATCGTCATAGCTATGAATATTATCGCATTCATCAATAGCTTTTTCCATTAACTCATCAAATGACATTTCGTCATATTCTTTTCTTGTTATACTTAACATTTTTAATACCTCCATCAAATACACGTTTTATTTGTTTAGCTGTCTCCCACTATTGCAAGAGACTAACAATTTACAGCCGTTTAACCGTGCTATTTTTAACATTTGCTTATAGTTTATAGTTTGATTGTGTTATTCTTCCTCTGCAAATTCGAGATCGTCTTCTATTTCGTCAAGAGCTTCCGAAATAGCCCAACCTAAAAGATAACATCTGATTGTTACGTCAAAATATTCCCAGTCTTCATTAAGAAACTTTTCGCCTACTGTTTCATTATTGACACCAAATTCTTTACAAGCTTCAGCGAGCAAGTCTATATTATCATCAACATATCCGAAAGCTTCAGCACAATTAAACGTGTAACTTCCGCTTGCGTTGCCTGTTACGCTGTCTTCGTTCCAAAGGATATCATTCAGATCGTTTTCGAGTTCCTCACGGTCGGAATAGTTTGAAGTGTTGACCTCGTTTTTGATATAATCCTTTATATCGGATTTCATTGCTTCAAGATAATTATACATGATATTTAACCTCCAAATTATTATTTACTTGTATTCTCTATGCTTTTCAAGTTTTACGCTTGCGTTAGTGTTTTCTTTATATTCTTTGTAACGATCTTTAGCTTCTTTGTATGTATATTCAGAACATTCACATTCCCATCCGTAACCGTAATTTGTCATTATATCCCATCTGTCAATGGTTTTTCTTTTATTAGTGTTTTTCATTTGTTTAACCTCCATAAAATTGCATAGCATATTATCAATTACTTTATATTGATTGCATTGTGCAGGTTTTTACCTCTATTCTCCGCTTGTTACGGCGGAAGAATTCGGAAAGTCTGAAGCGGATCACCTGGATGAATGTTGCTTTTATAGTGTTCATAATTATTAGCTCCTTTAATTATATTTTTTAGTTCCCGATTTGTCAAGCCGTTTTATTGGCTTGACTTTTTCGGGATTTTGTGTTATGATTAGTTATTATCCGATTTGGCTGATGTGTTGTTTTTAGGGTCGTTTAACTCAATGTACTTGATAATCTCAATTATCTTTGTATCGTCAAGTCCTTCAGATCTGAGCTTATCAATCAGATTAACAACTTCTCTTCCAGTCATTTCATACACCACCTTGTCACCACCTTTATAATATAATTGGTACTTATATTATATCGGATTTTTATTTTACAGTCAAGGGATTTTCTTTTCGTTTTCCTTTCCTTATCTTGATTATATTATAACATATACCTAGCAATATGTAAAGCAAGCTAGTTTGTGCAATATGACGGAATTTGTGCAAAATGACAACGAAATATGAGTATTAAACAGCGCATAAACAGTTGAATATACTGTATATAGTGTATATTTGTTGTGATATTGCACAAATTAGGGAAATACAATCACAAATTTTGAAAAATAGCATATAATAATGCACAAATATTATAATTGGGAGCTGATTTAGATATGAAAGAAAGCATGAAAAAAGCATTAACAAATTATTATAATAAAAACAAGCAATTAAATATTACAATAAGTAATGAAATATACGAATTATTTATTAACTACTGTAAACAAAATGATGTTACAAAAAAAGAGGCTATTGAAACGATGATAACATATGGTATTGATAATAATATACTTAATTGATATACTTTAATATAATAAAGTATTTACGAAAGCGTCGGAGCTAATAGCCAAATATAATCAGAATGTGTAATATTGAAATGTCAATAGGCATAATATATAAATATAATAATAGTGTATTGTGCATATTGCATAATAACGGTCTGAGCCTGAAGTATAGCCGTGAGTGCTGCTATAATGCGTTATACGGCGTTTTGTTTATAGTGGTATATTTATATTAATAGGTATGTTAAAATGGCGTGTGTGCAATTTATTGTTATTTGATATAATTTTATTGATAAATGATAATTTGTTGTTGATATTCAATAATTGACGTTTATAATTTAGCAATAAATATGTGTATTATTGGATATATTTGTATTGTGATATTGCATAGTTTTAGGTGTGAAATTTGGTTATTTTGCAAAATGTGGGAGTGTTTGGTATGAAATTATTATATACTAGCGCTGTATATTTTAATGTGATAAAGTTTAGTAATACAGTAGGAATATAGGGATATTATAGGGCAGACCTGAAGAGCATAACCGAAAATGATTGTTTGTGTACTAATTAGGTGTAGTTATATATGTGGTGATATATGATGTATTTTTTAAAATATCTCTTGTATGCTTTGATTTTCTTTTGTTTTCTCTTGTTTTCTTTATTATGCTTTGATTTGGTTTTATTTATTTAACACTGTTAAATAAATTAACAATGTTAGCGAACCATTAAAAATGACTACTATTCATTATTTGAAAAGTGACCGTTGGTCATTATTTTTGATGCAACCAGTAACAATATCTACATAACAAATTAAAGAAATATTAATAAAATTAGCTTCAAAATTCATTAAGAAATGTTAGTAGAAATGTTTTTAAAATATGTCTGTCTATGTTGCTTTTGGGGCAAAAAATGACATAGAATCGGCAGTATAAGGGGGGCACGTTTACATTTAAAAGTTTGTTAATATCTGCTCATAGTCCTATAGTAGTTCCACTCAACTCACACGTCTAAAAATCCAAATTGACGCTCACCCATAATTTCTTTTTTTACAATTCATTCTCATAATCAAAAAAATAAAAAAATACTCCAAAAATATCCCCAAAATCATTCGATATCATTCTTCGGCAGACTCTCCTATTTATCTCACTTACAGACCAACAATAACAACTTCAAAACACATCTATCTCAAGAACTCAAAATCCATATTCATACTATACTCTCAGACAAACTACAGAACACTCTACGCCCACTTTACCATCTCAAACAATAAATTTACCCTATTCACACAAACAGCTCTCAAATCTAATCACAGAGCCTAATGCAAGTATCTCAAAAATAACATTTCAATACTATATATCTATTCAGAATCAACTTAAAGATATAATTCATTCACTTCAAATCACACGTCAAACACTTCAAAAACCAACATAAAATCTAAATCGCTCAAATACTAATAAAATCTATACTTTCTCCGAATACTACAAAAAATAATCAAAAGTATCAAAAATCAAACCTATATTTAATGTATTAGAAGTATCTCAAATCAAGTAAACATCATAAATTCATAGAAATAAATCGAAAGTCATAAAAATTACAGATTGTTTTTTTGTGTTCTTATGAAAAATTTATAAACTTTTATAAGCTACAGGTCATTGTATGCACCATATTTAAGATATTTAAGTAAAAGATAAAATTCAATCAAAAAAGCACTTGACATTTTTATGAAATGTGATATAATAGTATTGTGAACATATTATAAGTAAGTGATAAGATTTAAAAATCTACTTAAATCTACTTTTCTTTTTTGCTGACAAACTCGTCCATTTCACGTTTTATGGGCTTTGCGTAGCAAAGCCTCATAAAACTATGTGAAATAGCCGACTATCGCCCAAAAAAGAAAAGTAGCAAAAGAAAAAAGGGCGAATTATAACTTTTACTAATAATAAAGAAGATGATAAAAACGAATAATAAAAATTGTCCAAATTTAAGATAATAGTATTATTATAGTATATATAAAACATATAATTGGACAATTTTTATACTTATAAGTTTCACAAAGTAATAAGTTAAGTATGGACTAACGGGTTTGTACAAATTTAACAGACAAAAGTGAGGTAGATATAAAATGGTATATACAGATTATAATAAGAATACTTTGGATATTACTAAATTCAAAGAATATATAAAAAACAATGTAGAAGAAAAAGAAGATAATACTATAAAGAATTATAAAATTATGTGTCAACTCATTGGAGAAGAAGAGTGTACAGGAAATTCAAAAAAAGCACAGATTAATCGTTGGAAAAGATATTTTGAGTTTCATAAGGAAGGACAGAAATTTGTTATTGATGAGATATACGATGAACCATTTCCCACCGATGATGCTCGTAAACGCAGAGAAGGTCTTTATGTAAAGTACATAGAATTGCTGCTTTTAGAGTTTCTTTCAAAACAGGTTGATTACAAAGTAACATTGGGTAACAAGGAAATGTATCGTATTCTCGGTATGACAAATGACCGTTATGATATTAGAAATAGAATGGGTTCTGCTAAGGCAAATGAGATATTAAGACAGACTATTATGAATAATGAGGATAAATTTGCTTTTACAAATAGCCCCAAGGTTTCTAATTTTGATATAAACAACTTTTATTTCAGAGCAGAACAGAAGCTCAACAGGATACTTTATTCAGCTCTTAGGAGTATGAAAGATAGATTTCTCATTGATTATAAGAAAGTCAATATTATAGCTGAATATAATGAAGATGATTCTCAGCACCTTGATTATAGAGAGTCAAACGCTTATGAAGATAAGATAATACTTGAAGCCAAAAATAAAATTATCAAGGAAATGGGATATGATAATATGACAGAGATAATGCTTCGTTATAAATGTGATGATTTTTATGAAAAGTTCAATGAGTATATTAAAGAAGAATATGGATGGGAAAAGTGTTATCCCCAGCTCAGAGTTGTCTATATTGATGATATTGCTAAACAGATACCACTTAAAGCAGAAGAGATTAAAAAGCTTTCTATTGAAGATAAAAGGACTCAGCTCAATGAAGAGATAATTAAATGTCTTAATACGCAGGCAGAAAAAAAATATAAAGAAGCCGAGGCAAGGTTCTTTGAATATGAGTGTGATAAGGCTGAAGCAGAAGAAAACGGTGAATGGGGTAAATATAATCCTTTTGAGAGAGAACCATTTATGTATAAGTCTGATTATGTGGAAATTCAAATGGCATTAACAGATTATCTTTTGAATATTCGTTTTGAGGAATTAGAGGTAAATCCTAAGAAGAACGATGACAAAAGTGTTGAATAACCTATTTATCAAATATACTACAGGCAGTTATTACATAGACGGTGAACCGAGGAATGTCCCTAATATATATGTACTTCCCGATGACCAATCCCGATGACCAAGCTGAGAATAACATTAAGGCTTTGCTGGAAGAACTAAAGCAAAGATATGGAGTTGATGAATTTGCTCCTGTACTTATTTCTTCTGCAAATAATAAGTAAATAATAATATTTGTTGCAAAAAATACTTGACAAACTGAGATTTCCAGTATATACTATACTTAGGAGCAGAAAAGGCTCGGTATTAAAACATACATATTAAAGGAGATGTTAAAAATGACAAATAAAATTAAAATTACAGATAATTTCTATTTTACGGCAGACTCAGACCAGTATATTCTTATAGAGTGTGGAAAACGTGAGAAGATTGACCGTAAAACAAGGAAACCTACCGGTGAGATAATAGACTATGAGGATACTATTGGTTACTATTCTTCTATTGCAGCTCTTATCAGAGGTTGTCGTAAGATTATGGTCAGAGAAAAGGTGTCTGATGGTAGTCTTGATACTATTGATGATATTGTTGGCTATATGAATAACATAAATGACAGGCTTGATGAAATTCTATCTAAGATAGAAAATTATTAATACGATACTAAAATACTCAAATCTACACACGATACAGACACTTTACGCCTTTGTAGGTAAGATTATACTATTAAAGTCAAAGTGGCTGAAATCAGTTCAGATTAGTTCAGAATTATATGCTTATATTCTGCTGACAGCTTGAAACATATTTATTGAAACGGGGCTTGGCTCAGAGGATATGGGTAATGTGGTTCTAAATAAGATATAATAAGTTAAGTGGCAATACTATTATAATGTAAACAAAAGGAGATAATGAAAAATGATTGAAAATTCAGCGACAACAATAAATACAACAAATTCAAATACTACAGAAATAGTATTATTCAATAATCCCAATTTCGGTCAGGTTAGAACATTGATGATTGATGGTGAGCCTTGGTTTGTGGGGAAGGACGTGGCTAACAAGCTCGGGTACCAAAACGGTAGTCGAGATATTAACCGTCATGTAGATGAAGAGGACAGACATAAGGTTATGATCTTTGATGGTAATCAGGATAAGGAAACCATCATTATCAATGAGTCAGGTCTTTATAGTCTTATCTTGTCAAGCAAACTTCCAAGAGCTAAAGAATTTAAACATTGGGTAACATCTGAAGTTCTTCCCTCTATTCGTAAAACTGGTGGTTATGGTGTTACAAATAATAACGCAGAGTTACTTGCTGAGATAACCAGTCTCAGACAGGAGGTTGCGGAGATAAAGTCTTTAGTCACTCCCACACAGTGCAATTATTACTTGTGGAAGAACAGCATTGCAACACCTCTTATAAAAACAATATCCAACATTCTTGGTCTGCCGATAGCTGATACATATAAAGTAATTTATGATGATATGGTTCTGAGAGGTTTCAATCAATCTTATGCTATGAATAGATTTTGCAATAAGTATAAGGTAGATAGCGTTTCGACCATTGATGCTGTGGCTGATGTCGATGAGTATATAAGAATGTTTATGGATAGTGTTAATAAGTTCTTGGAAATGAATACTACTACCTCAGATACTTCAATTGTAAAATCAGAAGTAAATAATAATATTAATATAACAAATTCAATTATAGACTATTCTACTCTTACGGTAGAAGAAATTATAAAGCCACTTGTTGACCTATATCACGATACATCTGTAAATAATGCCTATACATATAGGAGAGTTTATAAAGTTATGCGTTCCGATAGAAGTTGGAAGGCTCTGATGACACGCAGACATTGTAAGAGTAAGAAGAATCTCGTGACTAAGTTTGATGATATTAGACGTGATTTTGCTAAGACTATAAATCAGCTTATGGAAGCTGGCACTATGGAAGCAGGTGGTGAAGCGTGAACTTTGCCAAGGAATTTGCTTCTGTAGGGTTGCATTATGATTGCTCTACTTGCGGATTTAGTAATTGCAGTAGTAGGGGTCTTCCCTACTGTTGTGCAAATTACTTTCCTGAGAATATGAGTAACGTTATGGATAGTATTTCATTCAACCTTCGTATGAATACTGGCAAATCACATGATAAGAGACTTATAAGAAGACCTATTGATGATAGGTACAAGATGACTTGTGATGGTGATACGTTAGATAAATATTATGTCAATATGATAAACGATACGCTATCTGAGATTAGAAAAGGTAAGACTGCTTATTTGTTTCATTTGTCACAGATACAAGAAGTTATGAAATTTGAGGATATCAATTTTACATATAATAGCAGCGATGGCTGTTTTGCTGTTAGACTAAATAAAGGAGATGATAAAAACGAAATATCATAAAATAGCAAGAGCATCTTCTTGCCGAGGGCAGAGGACTACATATTAATTTTATTCTATATTAAGGAGGATTTTCAATGTTAATTGATATCACAAAAATCAAAACAGAAAACAGGATTCGCAAAGACTTCGGAAACATTCAGGAACTTGCGGATGACATCAAGCAGAACGGGCTTATCAACCCACCTGTTGTGATTGCCGAGACCGACGGCGCATTTACACTTCTTGCAGGAGAGCGCAGACTTCGAGCCATGAAGTCGTTAGGATATCGTCAGGTAGAAGTCAGAACATGGGGTTCTCTCACCGATGAACAGAAGCTTAATATCGAAATCAGTGAAAACGAAGTCCGCAAAGATTTCTCAAAGGCAGAACGTATTGAATACGCACGTAGGCTTGAAAAAATCGAGAGCGTTAAGGCGAGGGAGAGAATGGCAACGTCAACGGGCGGTGCTAACCCTCAGCTTAGTCAGAATTCTGTCAAAGTTGGGCGTACAGATGAAGCAATCGCTGAAAAGCTTGGTATCGGTAGTAGAGATACATACCGCAAAGAAAAATACATAGTCGATAATGCCGACACTCTTACACCTAAAGATTTCGCCGACTGGGACGAGGGCAAGCTCTCGACAAATAAAGCGTATCTGAAAATCAAGGAGCTACTTGCCGAAAAAGATAACCAAATAGCAGGATACGAAGCCAAGATGAAGCGTGTTGATGAACTCAAGGCGAAGATACAGTCACTTGAAACTGAGCTTGCAAATCGACCTGTTGAGACCGTTGAGGTCAAGCCTGACGATTACGATGATTTGATTAAACTTAATCGTGAACGTGCAAAAGATAATCAACAGCTCCGTTCTGAGCTTGATACTAAACACAAAGAATTAAGTGCTTTAAAGGAACAGATTAGAATTGAAAAAGAACAGAGCATACAGAAAAAGGTTGAGAATAAAATTATTGATGATGCTATCTTTTTCTGTGCAAAAGTAGACACATTTATTAAAGATGTGGGTGGTCTTGCTTATTTAAGTGATAAAATTAAGCAGTTACCCACATCTGAGGGGAAAGCATATATAAAAGCTGTAACATTGGTTAAAGCTTGGGCAGAAAACATTTTAAAGAACATTGATTAAGGAGAAAAATTATGGAAGCAATAGTTAATTCAAATGTAAATAATAATTATGATATGCAGACGCTTATGAATATTGTAGGTCAAAATGCAATGACTACAAGTCAAATTTCACAACAGCTTGGCATTGTAACTAACTCGATAAATGCTGTTAGAAGTGATATTGACACACTCAAAGGAGATATGACACAGCTTAAACTAAATGAAGAAATTACTACTACACAGCAAGAAACTATAATTGAATCAGCAAGGAAAAGAGTATGCTATATTCTCAGTTACAATAATGATGATATCTCTAAATATATGAAAATTTTTATTCAGAGACTTTATGCTGACACACGTTCTCACGCAGGTCTTGGAAGTAAAATTGCTCGTACTAAAAAGGGTGATTATCAAAGAGTTATTGATTACATAGAAGCTTGGATTCCTGAATGTGGCTGTGCAGAATTAAAACTGAAAGCTGATAAAAGAGCTGAGTCTCGCAGAAAAGCCAAAGAAATGGGTTATGATTGTTAAATACATATAAATAATAAAATCTGAATGGGAATATTGGCATAGTAACTGTTTAAAGATAAAGTTTGTATGTAAAATATAACGTGTTTAATTTCTCATTCAGATTTTATATTTTATAATGAAGATTTGTGGGAACTGATACAGAGTAACAAGAATGGTAATAAACATGAATGATATAGAGCTTTGGCACGGTGATTGTCTTGAACTTATGAAAGATATACCTGACGGGTCGATAGATATGATACTATGTGATCCACCATATGGAACATTAGGAAAACACCCACCGAGTAAGTGGAAGAATAAAGAAAATATTTCAAAATGGGATTCTGCAACATTAGATACAGGCATATTGTTTTCTTGTATAAAAAGAGTATTAAGAGAGAACGGGAAAGCATTGATTTTTTCACAAGAACCTTATACTTCTGAACTTATCACAAAAGTTAAATATCCTTTATCTTTTTGTTATAATGCTATTTGGCTAAAAAATAGAGCTGCTAATATCTTGGGCTGTAATACAGCTATGGTAAATGTATATGAGAATATTAGTTTGTTTACAAAAATCAGAAGTGAAAATAAGTATAATAATCCAATATGTTCTTTTATGAACAAATCACTTGATAAATCAGGGAAAACGGTTAAAGAGGCTGTTGAACTTGTAGGGAGTAGTGCTACGCATTATTTCACCAACGGCAAGCAATTTAGGATTCCTACTAAAGAGAAATTTGATTTATTACAGAAAAATGGCTTTTTTGATTTCGATTTTGACTACTCCATTTTAAAAAAAGAATATGATGAATATAACATAAATAATTTTAAAGAGTTGAATAAAAAGTATCCATCAACATTTAATATAGGAAATCTCAAATGTAAATCAAATGTGCTAGCATACAATAAAGATAGTTTAAATTTTCATCCAACTCAAAAGCCAGTTGCGTTGCTTGAAGATTTAATAAAAACCTTTAGTAACGAAGAAGATGTTGTTCTTGATTTCACAATGGGTAGTGGTAGTACAGGAGTAGCTTGCAAGAACCTTAACCGTAAATTTATTGGTATTGAGTTGGATGATACATATTTTGAAATTGCTAAAGAGAGAATAGAAAAGACGAAAGTATGATAAAAACAGATTTTTATTAATTTTGAGGAGATGATAAGAGTTGGCATTAAATAAATTATATTATGTTTATGGTCTTGATACGGCTTGCTTTTATACTGATGAAGAAAATGAAATCGAAAAAAGGCTTCTTAAAGCAAGACACTTGAAAAACAAATTAAAAACTAAGTATGACACAGCTGAAAAAGTTAAAATAGCAGGCAAAGTTGATACTTGGCATTTTTTAAATGAATACATAAAAAGCGCTAAATCTGACTTAAAGAAAATACTACATAACAATATTGATATTACAAGAACGGCAAGAGACGATAAACTGTTTGATAAAGAAAGGAATCCTTCAATTAAAAGACGAGTATCTATATTTGATAGTTCATTGACAAGGTATTTTGGACTGAAAGAACGTGAGTTTAATACTGAGATCGTTATTGTAAAGGTGTTTTTCTTTGATGTTGCTGAAAGCATAGTTAAACATGGATTCTATATGAATGGTTATAAGTATACTTTCTTCTCGGCATCGGCAGGTCAGATACGCACTAAAAAGCTTGTTGCTGTAAGAGAAGATTTACTTAATACTTATTGGAACTCACTCACGGCTGGTTTAAGCATTGACAGAATAAATAAAAAAGGTTCTATCTGTATCAACAAGTTTTTAGCATATCTTGCTCTTTGCAACTCAGCAACAGATTTATGGGAAGACTTCAACATTGATGATTGTATTGTTGTTGATGATTTTGAGAATATAATCAATGGTACAGTAGATTATATTGATGACAAAACCTATAACATTGAACGAGTAACAAAAGATTTAGAGTTTACTCAAACTGATGGCGTAGGTATGATACTTCCTGAATTAACAGATAGAAATTTTATGGTGCGTTTGCCGTGGATAAAGGGATTGCTTGCTAAGTTTGATTTTATAAGGTTCATTAAAGAAAACAAAGCTACTGGTGTGGTAACAGATATTTATGGACAAGAACACGATATACTAAAGGAGAATATCAAAATCATATTCACTAAAAGTCAATTAAAGATGTGGAAATTTTTTGATGATTGGAATGAGTATAAGGATAACTTTAAGAAATATCATTGTACTGCTGGAATATGTAATCGTGAAGAAGATATTATTTCGGACTCAGTAATCAACTATCAGATGATACAAACACTTTCAGATATGACTGATGAAGAAATACATTCACTTGCAAAATCAAATGTTCAAGATATTGAAAAAATGGCAAGTGATGTAAAGACGATGCTCAAGGTGTTTGGCGTTACTGAGTGGAATTGTGATAAGACTGGTTTTCAGAGGTGCTTAGAGATATATCCTGAATTACTTTCTGATTTACATTGTAGAAATACTCTTAAAGAAATAAAGAATAAATTAGAAAAAGATTTATGGTCAGCACGTTTTGATATGGGGGGTAAGTACACATTTGTAATTCCCGATTTATATGCTTTTTGCGAATGGCTGTTTTTAGGAGTTGAAAATCCAAAGGGACTTTTAAAAGATGGAGAAGTATGTTGTAAATTGTATGATAACGGTGAGAAACTTGATTGTTTAAGAAGCCCTCATTTGTATCTGGAACACCCCATAAGAATAAACTGCACTAATTTGGATTGGTTTAATACAAGAGCTATTTATATCAGTTGCCACGATTTAATTTCAAGAATTGTACAATGCGATTTCGATGGTGATAAATTACTTGTTACCAATAATAAAACACTTATTGATGTTGCCGAAAGAAATATGAAAAATATAGTGCCACTATTTTATGATATGCGTAAAGCTTCTCCTGAACCTATAACACCATCGAATCTGTATAAAGGATTATTACTCGCTTATAACGGTGGTAATATTGGTTCTCCAAGTAACGACATAACGAAAATCTGGAATAGTGGTAAAATAGATGATGAAAGGCTAACAGTTGTAAAGTGGCTTGTCGCAGAGGTAAATTACACTATTGATTATGCAAAAACGTTATATAAACCCGTCAGACCAGACAACATCAATAAAATAATAACCAGTTATACTAAAGCTAAAGTTCCACATTTCTTTATGTATGCAAAAGATAAAAAGTCAGAACAAGTTGAAAGATGCACCTCCTGTACGACAGATAGAATTGCAAAGTTGTTTCCGAAGAGAAAACTCAACTTTAATTTCAAGCAAGAGAATATTGGAAAATTCGATTACAAGGTGTTGATGAATAATCATGATGTTGAAATACTACCTGAAATTGCAGATACCTACAAAAAAATATCATCAACTCTTAATTTTAGAAATTTAGATGATAAGAAATATAATAATTACATAGCTGTATTTGATGATGCAAAGCAAAGGATTTTGAATATGCCTTACGATAAAAACGTTATTATTGACAACATTATCTTTGATTTATTCGGCAAAAGGCATACTCCATTAAAGAGAGCATTTTGGTTCTTATTTGGAGATGAAGTTTATGAGAATATAAAAAAGAATTTGGAAGACGGATTAGATTATTGCCCTCGTTGCCATAAAAGGTTTTATAAAACTCATAAGAGTCAAAAGTATTGTTCCAAATGCCAAGGTTATGTTAAACAAAAGGTTAAGACTGTTATTTGTTGTGATTGTGGTAAGGAATTTGAAATTGGTGTAAATAACAGAAAAATTAGATGTGATGAATGTTACAAAAAAGAAAGGAATCGAATAAATAGAGAAAATTTAAGGAAATATAGGAATAAGTTACAAATGTAATACCTGTTCATTTAATTAAAAAACACCCACAAATGCCGTATTTATGCGGTTTGTGGGTGCTTTTTAATTAAAAATCGATACCCTATTGGAAAGAAAAATCTATCAATCTATAACGCTTTCTTTTCGTGATATAGCAAAATTATCTCAATATAAACTATATCACATAATAAGTCAAATGTAAATTGACAAATTAAACAAAAATTTATTATGAATGGTGGTTAAAAATTTGATCGCAATTTCAAAAGCTGAAGCACAGGAACTCAGAAAGATACTTCCTAATGCAGAAATTCACAAGACTCTCAGAACTAAATCGGGTCGTGGAAAGTATTATCTCGTTGAAGAAAAGAAAAATCTTATTGCTTTGGCAAAACTCAGAAATGCTGATATAAAGTCAATTACTGAGTAATCAATTATCCCCTACTGTCCCAGACCCCTACCTACTATGTCCACAAGCCACTGTGGTTCATCTCCTTTTACAAACTCTTTTCCTAAATATATACCTCCTGAAATATATTTTATCTCCTTTTCTTATAGTAGGTATGGTTGTGGGACAGTAACAAAAAATCAAATATCCTATGTAAAGCATAGGGCTGTCGGGTGGCAGTAACTTATTTTTAAGGAACACTTTAATATGATTGATGTTAAGAAACCTCTGGAAAATGCAAATCTCACTGTAAATTGTGAATATATGGATTTGTTTGATATGAGTTCACACTCGGAGAGAAAAATTTATCTTAATGATGAAATTGAAGCTATTTCAGCTCACGATATAATTTATGAAATTTTGAGATTCAATGTTGAAGATAAGGATGTTGCTGTATCTGACAGAAAGCCGATTTTACTATATTGTACATCTGTCGGAGGGTCTGTTATAGACGGATTTGGAATTATAGATGTTATTCTAAGCAGTAAAACGCCAGTATATACGATAAACCTTGCATATCAGTATAGTATGGGATTTCTTATTGGTCTTGCAGGTCATAAGCGTTATGCTATGCCAAATGCAACTTTTCTTCTTCACGATGGACAGAATTTTGTATGGGATAGTTCTGCAAAATGTAAAGACCAGCTTAAATTTCAAGAAAAGCGGGAGCAGAGGATTAAAGAATATGTTATTGAACACAGTAACCTCACTGAAAAGGAATATGACGAAAATTATCGTGTAGAATTTTACACTTATGCTGATGAAGCAAAGAAATATGGTTTTACTGACTATATTATTGGCGTAGATTGTTCATTGGACGAGGTGCTTTGATATGGGAAGAAAATTTCTTGATACTTGTTCCCTACTGGAATTAGCTAATTCATCTGATATAAATGCAAACGATATTTGTCTATCGAGTATTACATTACAGGAGCTTGAAAATATCAAAACTTCTGCAAACAAGGATAGTGAGACAAAATATCGGGCGAGAGTTGCTGTCCGAGCATTAAAAGATAATCCCGATGTTGAAATAATAGTAGTCAATAAGGACGATCATAATTGTCTTGATGATAAAGAACTTGAAATTACAAATGATAATCTGATTATTGCTTCTGCATATAGATACTCACAGGAACACGACATTGTATTTTATACAGAAGATTTGCTTTGTGGATTTATTGCTAAGAATTACTTTGGACTTGAGGCTCAGAGTGTTAAGACTGATGATAAATCTGATATGTATAAGGGATATAAAGTAGTTATTCCTACTGATGAAGAGTTGGCACAGGTCTATGATAAGGATAATTGCTACAATCTCTTTGGTTGTAATATAAATGAATACGTTGTTATCAATGATTCTGAGGGTAACTTCTGTGATGTTCTCAGATGGACTGGAACAAAATACGCTAATGTGTTTAACAAAGTTATCAAAACACTTGCTTTTGGAGATAAGATTAAAGCCAAAGATATTTACCAGCGTATGGTTATGGATAGCATTTTAAACAATACAATGACTTGCATTTCAGGTAAGGCAGGAAGCGGAAAGAGCCTTTTAAGTCTTGTTTGTGCTATGTATCTTATTGAAAATGGTAAATATGATAGTCTTGTTATACTTTTTAATCCCTGCCCTGTCCGTGGAGCAACACAGATGGGATATTATCAAGGATCGCTTATAGACAAGGCGATGCAATCAAATATCGGCAATGTATTGATAACCAAATTCGGAGATAGATTTGCCGTAGATAATTATATTGCACAAGGTAAAATTAAACTTATTCCAATGACAGAATGTCGTGGTATGGAAATAAGAGATAATGAAATTCTGTACATTACAGAAGCTGAGAATACCACTGTTGACCTTATGAAAATATGTTTATCAAGAGTAAGTTCTGGTGCCAAGGTAATTGTTGAGGGTGATTTTGAACAGGTTGATTCAAAACTTTTTGATATAAATAACGGTATGGCAAGAGTAATTGAAATTCTTACAGGCGAAGATGTTTTTGGATATGTACAATTACAGAATATTTGGCGTAGTAAGATTGCTACTCTTGTTGATAAATTATAAGGAGATATGGATAAATGGCTTCAAAAGTTAACAGAAAATATAGTTGTGACGTGAAGGGTATGATTTCTACTGATGATGGCATTATTACTATCGAGGTAGAAGATATGGAAGAGCCTGTTGTACTCGCTGACTTTATTAAGGATTTTGTAGGTAAGCCTGATTGTAAGGTTTCAGTTTCTTATGGCGAGGAACTGTAATAAGAGGTGTAAATGACTGACTATAAAAGATTTGATGGCGAAACAGATGATGCTTTGATTCTGAGAATTTGCCGAGATAAAGATATTATTGGTAGTTGGGAAGATGTTTGTGAAATTCTAAACAATTTGCTTGGTGCAAATTATCGTCCTAATACATATAGAAATAGATTTCAGAATTATGATAAATTTCGTCAGGCTGATTTAGGAACAACTGGAAACTCTCTACTTGAAGAAATCAAGGAACAGAGGAAAGAGCTTGAAAAAGAACGTATTAAGTTTCGTGATGAACGTAATGAATATAATCGCATTATAAGAGAGGAAGCAAGAAAAGAATCGTATATTGATATGGTAAAGCGTATGTTATCTGATTACGCTCCCAAGTCATTAAATTATACTACTCCTCCGTCTTATAAATCTGATACAGATATGGTTCTTGTAGTTTCTGATCTACATTGTGGAATTGAAGTAAATCATTATTTAAACCACTTTGATTCTGATATTTTGGCTGATAGGTTTGTTACTTGTCTTAGCAAAGTTATAGAAATACAGAATAGGCATCAGTCTGAAAATATTACTGTACTTATTTCAGAAGTAATAAGCGGTCTTATTCATGAGAATTTACGATGTGAAAATAATGAAAATATAATCGAGCAGTTTCTTACTGTGACACAGTATATTAGTGATTTTCTGACTGAACTTTCTAAGCATTTCAATAATGTCGAGGTACTTGTTATGCCAGGAAATCACAGTCGGGTCACACCTAAAAAGGAAAGTAGTCTAAAGGGTGAAAATATAGACAATCTGCTTATTCCTTATTTGAGGGCTGTTCTACAGAATATAAGTAATATTCATTTTCATAAGAACAATATTGACGAAAGTATTGCTATGTTTTCTGTAAGAAATAATACTATTTATGCTGTACACGGAGACAAAGATGCTCCCAATAATGTAGTTCAAAATCTTACAATGCAGTATGGCATTTGTCCCAAACTTATTTATATGGGTCATCGCCACAAGAACAGTATGGAAACTATTTATAATACAAAGGTCATTTCCGCAGGTTGTTGGTCTGGTGTTGACAACTACGCTATTGATAATAGATATAATACACGTCCTGAGACTGTACTGTCTGTTATTAATGAAAATGGTCTTGTATGTAACTATGATATTAAGTTAAATTAATTGATTTGAAAGGAATATAAAATATATGACAAAGGCTGAATTTATTACAAAGGTTAGAGAACACTCGGAGCTTTCTAAGGCACAGATTGATGAGGTGCTTACAGCAATTCTTGATACTATTGTTGATAGTGTTGCAGCTGGCGAGAAGGTCAATTTCGTTGGCTTTGGTTCTTTTGAAAAGCATAAGAGAGCCGCAAGAACAGGCGTAAATCCCTCCACAGGAAAGCCTATTGAGATAGCAGAAAAGAATGTACCTGCTTTTAAGGCAGGTAAGGCTTTTAAGGACACGGTTGCTTCAAGTAAGTAATCTGAGGTGATTATATGTTAAAGGTAAAGTCTCATAATACATATCTTATGCTTGAATCACTCATTTCGGATATTCTTAATGATGTCAAACGCAAGCTAAACGTGTCTGTAGTAGTACAGGGAGATATTGTGAAGCCGATTATAAAGGCAATGATGAATATTGACGACATTGATATTCAGCTTCTTGACTATGATTTCTACGACTATGGCGGTGAATATTATATTGATGTCATTTGGCACGATAATATTCCTGAACTTTGGGTCGAGAAGGCTTGGAATGATGAAACTAGTAGGTACCTTGGTAGTGAATCAGATTTCTATTATGTAGCTTCTGATATCAGCACTAAGATGTATAATTATCTTGATGGTCTTGGAACTGTTTTCTCTATTGAAGAATGATTAAATATTAAGACGGTGGGTCGCAATAGTGGCTCACTGTCTTTTTATTGCGAGTTGGTCTAATGGTAGGATTAGGGTCTCATAAACCTTAGATTTACGTTCAAGTCGTAAGCTCGCACCCAAATTGGCAGTTCTCGATAATCTGCTGTTAGTAGTTCTGTCTGCGGACAACTGAGATCAAAGTAGATATGTGTATCAAAATGGCTAAATCGAATATGAAGTGAAACCAACACTCTTTTTAATAAATGGTACGTCCAGTTGAGGGTGGAATGACGTAAAACTCTACCCTACCATAATGGGTTTGAGAAGATAATTTTCAGAATTATGTTTGCAATAACCCCGATGAAAACGGTTGTCAACCTTTCGGGACATGACTATAATGAATGTTTATGGAATGATAGTTTTATAAGCAAGTCAACTTTGTATTATGAAAGTATGCAAGATGAGAGGAAAATCCTCAAATTTAGTTGTGGTGCTAAGAGTTATCGCTTCAAAAAGCACAGAACTTATCGCTGTGGTAATAGACGCTTCTGTGAAGAATAAGCCTTATACTAACGAGTGGAATCGCAAAGTCACTAAGGTAATCCAAACTAACACAGTCTGTTTTGATGTCTGAGAAATCAGGCTATAAGGTAAGTCGCTGGTAAAAGTAGCCATATGACAGTATTGGAACTTTTCTTTATAAGTAATAGCAAATATTATGAATTAATGAAGATTTTAGATGCTGAATGACTGGTGAAATTTGTGTATAACCAATTACACACAAGCTCTGAGAGGAATCTACGGTAAGAAGCTATGGGGTCGCTACTCATAGTTCAGCCTTATCGTCTTGGTGGCTGAATATTGGAGAAGATAATGGAGGTACGGCGAAGGTCGTATTGCAAACATAATTGTGGGAATTATTTTTTAACTGAAAACAAATAAAAAATATCCCGTTCTGTACACTAATACAGAACGGGATATATGATAAATGCTTGAGATAACTACAAATAAACAATGTTGAAAGGATAATTTTATGCTTGAAGTTTTACAATATATCTTCAGTAGCTTTTGGATATGGTTGGGGTTTATAATAATAATCCTCATACCGTTTTCAGCTCTGAAAGAACCTATTGTCGGAATACTGCACAGTATCAGTGGAATACTTAATCATAAAACTGAATGTTATCGTTTGTCAAGAGAACTTATTTTAAAAAATGATGAGTGGAATACTATACAAAAAATAAGATATATGTATCAAATAAGAACTAAAAAGGGATTTGACAGTTTTATTGAGAAACATTTATCATTTAAAATATAATGTAAATTATATTTTAAAAATTAACCAGAACATTGTTCAATGATATAATCTTGGCTTTTATAATAATCAACTATTTTATCCAATAGTAAAGGATCACTGTTTTCTAACATTCCGTCATATAATAAATTTACAAGTTCAGCTCCGCACCTTGTATAAGTAATATGCCCAATCTCAATCCCTTCATATTTTAAAAAAATGCATATTTTTTTTCTATAATAGCTAAAAAACACTCTATTTGAACCATTGTATATTTTCGATCTGTTATAAACATTAAAATTAATTAATCCTAAATTTGAAAGATTGCTTATATTATTGTAGTTTACGTAGTTTTCATTATAAAAAATTATATTATAATAATCCAATAAATCTTTGTTAGGATAAAAGAATAAAGGGTATTTTGTATCATCGTCAGAATTCAAAATCATGACAGAATGTGAACATAAATACGAAAAAATTTCCGCATCTTTTGAGTTCATAACTTGAAGAACTTGAAGAAGTTTTTTGCTGACCGAATTTCCATCCTCGCATTTTGATGCAAGAATTTTTGCCCAAACAGTTTGCATGTCCTTATCAGTTACATTCTTAGAAATATTATCATACATTCCAAGCCATTCGTCATCAACTGTTGGAAGTAATTTTTCTAACGATTGTCCTTTACCACCAAGCATTGAATTTGCAATATTATAAATATTTGCATTGTTCATAATCTCCTTTTTAATTTTGTTCAAATTACGCATTATGACATACTTTTCCATAGGATTCGTGTTTGGATCATGCTCTATTTCATCAAGTAACAATTTATTGGCTCTATATGTTGGACTAGCAGATAAAAGTTTATCAATGAAACCACTTCCTTCTTTTGCAACATTAAGTGCTTTTTCTGCCACTTCTAAGCCATCTTTAACTGACATAAATATTTCATCCTTTCAATGTAATAAATCTTAAGTTTTTATATCGTATAAAAATCGTGATTGTTTATATACAAGTTATTAGTAATTAAGTTATTTATAGCATATCACTTTTGTATAATAATTACAATAGTTTTCACAAATTAGTAATGTAGAAAAATCTGCAGATAATTTATTGAGATATTACAAAATAGACATTTTTAGGTTTTTAAATATAGTTGTAGGGATTAAGCTGACAATTTTTAAGTCTTATAAATATATGTTTGTTTTAGGGTAATGGCTTAAAACAGATACTATAATAAAAAGATAAATTGGAATGATTAACCAGTCGAAAAAGTTTATTACATTTACTGCTATTTAATACAATTAATTATAATCAGAGAGGAGATGTTAATAATGGCTGAAATGAGTAAAAAGATTCGTGTTTATGATAAAAAGATACTCAGTGAAATAAATCCTGAAACAATAAAACTTTGGAATAAATATAAGATAGATATGTCTCTTAGAGAATTATCAGAAAAGACTATTGCTGGTTATAAAAATGACTTAGAACATTGGTGGATTTATATTTATAAAAATCAAGGAAATCAGTCTGTTACTGAATTAACAGAAGATGATATTACTGAATTTCTTTATTTCTGTAAGACACAGGGCAATAATTCAAGACGTATGAAACGTAGAATGGCTTCCATTTCTGCATTTTATAAATATCTCCGTAAAAAGAAACTTATAGCTGAAAATCCCACTGAGTTTTTAGACAGACCTAAGAAAGATACAGATGTTATAACTCAGACATTTTTAACTCTTGAACAAGTTCAGCAGATGAGAGAAATTTTACAATCTTTAGTTGATAATGCTGAAACAAATAACAGAAAGCATAGAGCATTGCAGTATCAATGTTATGCTCTATTTTCTTTGTCTACAATGGCAAGAGTCAATGCCGTATGCAATACTCGTTGGGAACAGATTGATTTTAACGAAAGAACCGTAAATGATGTTCTTGAAAAAGAAGGTTATATTGTAACTTTGTATTTTTCTGAAGAAGTTAAAGGCTTACTTGAAAATCTTATGGCTTATCGCAAAGAAAACAACATTGATGATAATGGATATGTATTTGTTTCTTTTGTAGATGGTAAGTATGATAAGACTGCAAACAGTACATTAACCGAATGGTGTCATACCATTGGTAAAATGTTTGGTGTTCCAACACTACATCCACATGATTATAGACACAGCGGGGCTACGCTATATAAAAATGCTGGAATGTCTCTTGAAGATGTGTCAGCACTTCTTAATCATACAGGAACAGATGTTACAAGAAAATTTTATATTAGAGTTGATAAGAAAAAGATAAGTCAGAATAAAGATAGATTTGACTTCTGATATAAAATAACATCGTCTCACAGCAGACACCTTAAAAGACATAGTGGTTTACCCACACAATACAAAACAAAATGTCGGAATAGAGACTATAAACCTATTCCATTGTAGAAGGATACTACTAAAAACCGTAAAGGTTACTGCACCTAAAGCAGTTTTATATAGGGGTTACGGAAACCGTCTAAAAACCGAGAAAGCACCATTCATCACAAAATGGTGCTTTTATTGCGTCTGATGTTCCGTGTTAGGAATTGAGGATGACCAAAATAAATAATTGAAATGAAAATAAATAATAAAAATTGGAGGTGGAGCAATGTCAGCAAGAGGCTCTAAACAAACTCTTGAAAGAAAATCAAAACCTAAATATGAAAAAATCGACACAAGTGCATTGCCTCCACTTTATAAATGTACTTGTTGTGGGAAAACGGTACAAGACCCAGAAGGTAAATTTTTTAAAGTAGTTCAAAATCCACTGTATAAAGCAAATGACGGTTATAGTAACATTTGTACTTATTGTTGCGATGATTATTTTGCTCGTATGAGAGAAAAATACAATGATGAAAAAATGGCTTTACTTATGACTTGTGCTGAAATGGGTTGGTTCTTTTCAGAAGCTACATATATAAAAATGAAAGAAAAAGACCCACAAGATATACGTCTTGGAGATTATGTAAAAAGATTAAACCTTTCACAAAATAAAGATTTGACGTTTATTGACTATGTTATTTCTTCAATAAATAATGAACAATTTCTTCGTTCAAAAGAGGAAATTAATCAACAAATGGAGAGTGAATGGACTAAAGAAGAGCAAAAGAATAAAAAAGAAGTTCTTGAGGTAGTTGGTTACGACCCATTTGCAGGTTATCAAAATGCAGATAGACGTTATTTGTTTAATGAACTTGTTAAATATCTTGATGATGATGTGATTGATGATAGTTATAAACTTTCTCAGATAATTCAGATTGTAAATAATAATAATCAAATTAGACAGTATGACTTGTTAATAGCGCAACTTAAACCGCTAACAGACAGCAAAGATATTCAAATGCTCAATGATTTAAAAGGAAAACTTGTTGTAGCAAATGATAAAATTGCAAAAGAAAATGAAATATCGGTAAAGAATAGGTCTAATAAAGATATTGGTAAATCAACTTTAACATATCTTATGAAAGATTTAAGACAGAAGAATTTTGAAAAAGCAGAAGCTGATTATTATGACCAACTTAAATCAGAAGGTACACGTTGGGCAATGGAACTTTCTGTTAATGCAATTCAAAAAAATGCTTATTTTGATGAAAATGATTATAACGAAATTAAAGATATACGCCGAGAACTTGTAGATAAATTACAGTCGCAAGTTGATAATTTAATGGAAGATAAACGTAAATTACTATTAGAAATTCAAAATTTAAAGGCTAAAAAGGGTGATAATAATGAGTAAAAAAATTATTATAACCGAAGCCAAACGAAAGATATGTGAACTTGATGCTGAAAGTATTGCTTATTATAGACGTAACCCGTGTATAGCCTGTGAAGATCTATTAGGTATTCGTCTCATTGATTCTCAAAAATGGATATTGCAAATGTCGTGGAATACACCTCACGTTTTATGGTGCTGTTCAAGAAACTTTGGCAAATCATTTTTAGGTGCAATCCTTATGATATTAAAAGCAATTTTGTATGAAAATCAAGCTATATATATAATTTCTTCGGTCGGCGATCAGTCGAAAGAGACATTTTCTAAGATAGAGGAAATTATTCAACGTATTGGTAAAACAGCAGCTTCTATTAAGTCGTTAAAGGACATTGTTGAAAAAGAAACTAAAAAATCATCCACCAATAAAACAGGTTTCAGTCATAACCCAGCAAGTTATAAAGTCGAATTTTATAACGGTAGTGAAATTTTCACATTGAATGGTAATCCAGACTCCAACCGATCTCGAAGGGCGACATTATGTTTTTTTGACGAGGCGGCGTTTTGCTCGGACGAGCTTATTGCTGTTTGTGAAGCTTTTGCAACACAAAATACTGACTTTGTAACATCTACTGATGACAACTTTAATCCCGAAACAGAAAAACGTAAAGTTCCAACACAGCTTGTATATGCTTCATCACAAGACCAAGTTGATAAAATGTTTTATAAACACTATAAAAATTTTGCAAAAAGAATGATTGCTGGGGACAGAGACTATTTTATTTGTGATATGATATGTGATACTGCAATTAAAACATTTATGAATGGTAAGCCTTACGTTCCTCTATTAACACAGGATAAAGTAGATGCTGCTTTGAAGAGCAACAAGGATAAAGCGTTAAGAGAGTATTATAACCAACCTACACAAGATGGCGGTATTAACCAAATTATTAAATGGAGTACAATTCGTAAAAATGAACATTTTTGTCTACCAACATTAAATTGGAGACCTAATTCTCGCATTGCATTAGCCTTTGACCCAGCAAGAACAAATGATAATAGTATCGTTCTTGGGATGAATATATACTTAGATGAAGAGTATGGTTGGTGTGGAGATGTTTGTAATTGTGTTAATATGATTGATACAGAAACAAAAAAGAAGTATAAACTTGACTCAAATCGTCAGCTTGATAGATTAAGAAATATAATTCTTGATTATAATGGTCAAAATCCTGACTACGAATATCTCGATTCACTTTTGATCGATGGTGGTGCAGGCGGAGGTGGTATTTCTACTTATGCTGATAATCTTTTGAATGATTGGACTGATAAATATGGGAAAATACACAGAGGGTTTATTGATAAGACCAGTGACCTTTATGCCACTTATTCCTCCAGATATCCAAATGCTTGTGATAAATTAAGAATTATTTCTCCAAAAAAATATAGAACACAAATGGTCGAAGAACTTATTGAACTTATGGATTTGGGTGTAATAAGACTTCCTTATGAATACACAGGGCAAGATATTATTCGTATAGTAGATGGCACTGATGAAAATGGTGACGAAATATTTAAACCTTATGAATTAAGTGACGATGAAAAGTTGGCTTTGGTTAATTTAGATTTAATGAAACAAGAAGTAACATCAATTTATAAATTTCAGAACGCAGAGAAAACAAGTACGACTTATGCTTTGCCTAAAGACAAGGAAAATACAATGCACGATGACCGTTTTTACACGTTAATTCTTCTTGCCCATAGGTTGTATGAAATTAGACGTGGCGAAATTGTAAAACCTAAAACCAAACGTTCTCTCTCGTCTCTCCCCTCTTGTGTATCAGCAATAGACTTCTAAAGGAAAGTAGGTGAAAATGTAATTGAATAAATCAGAAAAAGAAGAAAATTTTGATGTAATAATAGCATCAGAAAAGCCAGAAGATAACACAGTAATTCTTACTACCTCTGAAATGGGCAAACAATGGCTTGAAACAGCAATGCGAAATTATGATGCTGAAAATAAAATGTATTCTGCTTATCTTAATGATTTGGCATCAGGCATACCTATTATAAACAAAGAAGTCCTTGATGGACTCGCTGTAAATCCACAGAATGATTTAAACAAGGTCAAGAAAATAAATGAAATTGTGCGTGTTTATGTTAATAAAGACTGGATTATAGGTAAGGTTGCAGAAGTTATTGATACTAATGTTAATTCTGAATACAGACTATCGTATAAAGATTTTACATCGGATAAAAATAAGCTCTCACAACTTAATGAGTGTAAAGAAATAATATCATCTTTTAATGATGAAATTAATTTAAGAAGACTGATTAAAAATTCTGTACCTACAGCTTTTATAGAAGGCAATTATATCATATATTGTCGAGTTATGAATGATGGTCATTATAATGTATCTTGGTATCCACTTGGAGTTGTAGAAGTTTCTGATTATGATGTGAATGGTGAACCACAAATTCTCATAAATATGAAAGAACTACAATCCCGTCTTAGAAAGACTATTAAAAAGACAAAGAATAATAAAGCTTTGTTTTTTGAAAAAATCGAAGCAGAAATTAAAGCAAATTATCCTCCAGAGGTTTATAATGCTTTTATAAACAAAGACCCTTATGCAAAGCTTGATTGTAAGTGGTCTGGTGATATGAGACTTAATAATCAGAATAGACGATATGGTATCACGCCTATTTTTAGAGCTTTATATCCTGCACTTATGTTAGAGCAATTTGATGATACTGATAGAGTAAATGCGAAGGCAAAAGCAAAGAAATTTATTGTCCAGTTACTTAATGAAAAGCTTCTTGGAGAGAATGCTGATCGAGATTCTTATGAGGAACAAGCATTTGCACACGATAACCTTATGAAAGCATTTAAGCAAAAAACTGTTCTTGTAACAACACCTGCTTATGTTAAGGATATCAAATACGTTGAACCAAACACATCGAATACAGATAGTGATACTGTAACAAACTATGTTAATCGTGGGTTGTCTACATTGGGTATATCATTTCTTATGAATAGTGATGGAACAGGTGCAAGTGTTGCAAGTATTTCATTAGACCAGCTTATGAAAACTATTAATTGTATTACAGAGCAACTTGAATTTATTATTGAAAAATGGTATAGAAATATTCTTGTTAAAGCTGGATATAGTGCTGAATTTGCTCCTACTATTAGCATTCTTGACAGTGAACTTCTTGAAATGGACGTTAAACAGGATTTAGCAAAACTTCTTTATTGCAATTTTAACTGTTCTATGGAAACAGCACTCTCTATTCTTGGACTTGATATCAATGACGAAAAAGCTAAGAGAGAAAATGAGAACAATGAAAAGCTCCACGATATTTTCTTCCCCCGTTCTACTGCATTTACATCATCTGGTAAGGGCGATGTTTTACCACAAGATGTTGATGACAAAGGTGGTAGACCTAAAAGCGATAATGTAGATACAGTAGGTAAACAACAATATGATGAACAGTATAATAAAAACGAAAGAATTTGAATGCCCTTGTTGTGGTGAAAAACTCTATATACAAATAAATGAGAGTGGTGATATTATCATCACTCCTTTTATTTTACCTAAAGAAGATTGCTCTTCGATAGGAATATATGATTTTGGAATGAAGGGTGGTGAAAATAGTGAATAATTATGAGATGTCCTCTAATGTTATAGAACTTTCAGAACATAAAACTTATATAGAACTTACAAGAAGACTTTGCTATTACGATTATCCCAATTTAAACGGAGTCCAGCTCAACAGTGATACGGCAGAAGAAAGAGCACAGACTCTTTTAATGCAACCTGTTGTAGCAAAGTATAAGAAATTTCAAAACAAAGACGATTTAGGTGGACATGAATGTTCTGTTGATAGTAAGGGAAATGTTACATTTGGTACAGTTCCTATTGGTGTTAATGTATCTGTTGAAATTAAAAAAGACACTGTGAGCATCAATGATAACGCTGTTGAAACGCCTTGTTTATTTGCTACAAGTAGAATTTGGACAAGAAATAAAAATGTATGCTCTGCAATTAAAAGACTTTTTACAGAAGGTAAATTACATTCCTCATGGGAAATCCTTTCTGAGAAAGTAGAATACACAGATAATGTAAAAATTTTAAAGGACTACGTTTTTGAGGCTGATGCACTTTTGGGTTCTACATCAAACCCTGCATATGGAGAGTGTGCTACTACTCTTTGTGTAGCAAGCACAGATGACCCAGAGTTATTACTGTCAGAAGCTATTGCTAATGACTTTAATATAGAAAATTCTGAAACAAAGGAGGATAAAACTTTGGATATTAAAGAAAACGAATCTATAGCTACATCTGAAACTGAAAATGTAAATACAATTACAAATGAAGTTACTGAAACATCTGAAACAGAGGTTAACACTGAAAACAAGGAAACTAATATTGAAAATTCTGAGACAGTTGAAGTTTCTGCTCTTACAGATAGAGATATTAGATGTAAAATTGAGAAACTTTGTCGAGACAAACTTCGTTATTGTTGGGTTGCATTTATGTTTCCTGCCGAAAATTATGTTCTTGTGGAATATGATGGAAGAGAAAGTGAACTTGAGTACATGAAGTTTACTTATGCTGTTAATGGCGATGATGTTACAATAAGTGAACCTGAAAAGGTCAGACTTGCTGTTAGTGTTGCAAATATCAATTCTGAAATTTCAGAAAAGAACGATGTAATTATTAAGGCAAATGAAAAGATAACTTCTCTTAAAGCTGAAGTAGAAAACCTTGCTAAGTATAAGGAAATGTTTGAAAAGGCTGAACTTGAAAAGGCAGAAAAAGAACTGGCTGAAAAGCAGGAAAATCTCAAGAAGTACGCTGTTAAGTCTGGATATATCACATTGGATGAAGTTGAGACTTCTGAGGAAATTAAGAAACTCATTGATGCTGTTGATGAGAATGGTATTAAGGCAATTATTGTTGATAGACTTATGGCACAGAAGAATGATACAGTTAACACATCTGAGGTAGCTGAAATAAAGACTACTGAAATTGCAAGTCTTACTTGCGATGAAGCTGCTGACACATCTGACTATAAGTCTGTAATGAAGAAATTTTTAGGAAAGTAAGAAAGTGAGGATTTATTATGTTTAGAGTTCTTGAAGACATTAACGCTAAGAATGCAGATGCTATGCACTCTGCTGGCGAAGATATGGTTATTGGTATGGGCGTTGTTAAGACCACTGGTCTTGAAGCAAAGTTTCCTGAGACTGCTACTGCAACAGACGTATTTTTCGTAACTAAGGAGATTATTCCTACTGGTCTTGATTCTCTCAAGGGTGAGATTTCTGATTATCAGCTTGAAACAATTAAGGACGGTGAAGCAGTTGTCCTTGTAAAGCCTATTATTGGCGAGCTTTATTGGACTGACCAGATTGATTCAGGTCTTGCAGTTGGTGATTATCTTATGGTTGGTGTAGATGGCAAGTTTGAGAAGGCTACTGCTTCTACTGTTAAGTCTAATCTCAAGGTATTTTCTACTGATGTTAAGGACGCCGGCACACACGCTGGTATTGCCATTGAGGTTGTTGATTGGGGAGCAAATTCCTAATCGGAAGTTTATAATGAAAGGAGCTAAATAATTATGTCTACTAAGATTGAAATTGCTGAAATTATGGAAAAGAACGGTCAGATGTATGACTGGGCTGAAAAGGTAAATAGAGGTGCGTCTCTTACTGCTGAAGAGGATGAGATTTCTCAGGTAGTTGATGCTTGGGCAAAGGAAATTGGTACTAAGGGTAAGGATTCTGACAACGAGATTGCAGAGTTTATTATCAAGACAATTAATGACCCTGTATATTCCAAGCCTGATGCTCTTATTGAAAAGATGTTTGATTCGGATTCTATTGGTGAGTTTGATGATTATATCGTTGACAAGACACCCAAGAATACACTTGTAGCTTATGATGCTGCAAAGGGTGGTAATGTATTTAAATCTTACATTGATACATCTGCTCTTACCCCTACTTGGAAGCATGCACAGGTTGAGACTGAGATTTCTTATGCACAGCTTCGCCGTGGCGGTTTTAAGAATATTGCTAACATGGCTGTATTTGCAAAGGAAGCACTTGACAATAAGAAGATTAAGGATGTTTTCTCTGCTCTCGACACAGCTGTAGCAGGTGGTAATCAGGTATTTGCCGTAACTGGTGGTGAATCAGCTCTTACTAAGGCTATACTTGATAAGCTCTCTCTCTACGTTCTTGATCATCTTGCTGACGGCGATGAGGGCATTATGTTTGGTCTTAATAAGTATGCACAGGCTATTGCAAATATGTCTGGTTATACATCTTATATGTCTGATAAGATGAAGGATGATTATAACAGATATGGTCTCGTTAAGGAATATGGTGGTTGTCTTATTGGCGGTTTTTCAGGAGCAAGAAAGGCTGCTGATGGTGAACTTCTCGTTCCTGATAAGCGTATTTTTGGTATCGCTGGTAAGATTGGAAATATTTGTGATCGTGGTGAGCTTAGAGTTTATGAGACACTTGATAATAACAAGGAAAGAGTATCTCTTAAATTCACAGGTTATGAGTATGGTATTAAGATTACAAATCCCGAGAATGTTGCAAAGATTACATTTACTACTTAATTTTATTTAATAAAATACATATAGGCGGTCGTGTTATTCGATCGCCTTTGTTGTATATATTGAAAGGAAAATTTAAAAATATGTCGATAAAAGAAAACGTATCTATTCCTATATTTAATTATAACGAAAGTAATATCTGTATTCCTACAAATGTTTCGACACATATACTTCCTCCTGCTATAGATGGAGTGCCTTCTGTTGATTATCTTTCTTTTGCAGAAATTAATTATATCAATGGTATAAGTGATTGCTTTAGAACGGGTTTAGTACGATTTGATGATAATGACAAGGAAGAAATATATAAAACTCTTAATATTGCTAATTGGGAGAATATTCTAACTAACAATGAAATAAGAGAAATTCTTCTTAATCCAACTATTGAAGGATTACAGAAAATTATTGATATTACTAATGTTTCCATTTTTGATAGAGTAAAAACAATTTTTGTATCTCTTAAAGAAAATACAGATAATGATATTTCAAACAGGGTTATTAAAATCATGGAGGCTCGTGAGCAGGAATTTAAACGTGGTATTTATAAGTCTCAGATAGTTCTCAAGCCAAAAGATGTTCCTGAAAAGACTATTTCAAACGATGAAATCAATGCTATTAAAGAGCAAAATACTATGCTTATGGAACAGCTTGCTGAGATGCAGAAAATGATAGTTTCCCTAAAGACTAACAAGGATGATACTGATGTTACTGAAATAAAGAAGGTAGGAAGACCTTCCACAAAGAACAAGTAAAGTAGGTGTTGGAAATGTCAACAACTTCTTTTGAAAAGTTTTATTCTCGATTTTTTGATAAAATTGAAAAAGACGTGGATTTTTTTGATTATTATGACCATACATCTAAGGAATCAATGGAGATTGCACAGGAAAGAGCAAAATCTTATTTAAATGAAGCAGTTGATATTTTTACGTTAAAATGCACACCAACTGTTAATTTCTTTGATATTGATTTCGAGAATGATTGCTTTAATTTTACTGTTACATCAAGAGAAATTGAAATTATAACGAGAATTATGTATTCAATTTATCTTGAAAGAGACATATCTAATCTTAAACCAATTATCAATAGTTTATCTGCTACAGATATAAAATCATTATTTTCACCAGCAAATGATAGAAAAACTTTTGAAAGTTTACTTAATTGGTATAAGAATAAAACTGATATATTGATAAGTAACTATGCTGCGAGAGACAGACTTACCAATAAAAGAAAATCAATAGAGTATGACAATTATGAAAGTTAGGGTGATAATTTGATTAAAGATATAGATCATTACCGTTCTATTCATAATGCAACAGGCTGTAAAAAAAGAAAAGAAATGGAAGTTAATACTATTCATAAACGTTTAGAGCGTGATTTTTACAATACGTTAGATATCGAAACGTTCACTAATTTTATTACAGGAGAGAATGTTGATTTAAATATAAATAAACAGTCAAGAAGTGATGTTGCTGGTTATCAAAAAGATTTTACCAGTCTTATTACTGCTCCTGTTAAACACGGCGATACTTTTTATGATGAAGATAATAAGGTTTATTGGATTTGTACAGAAGTAATGTGCAAAAGTAATTTATATTATGATGGTAAACTTACTCGTTGCAATAACTTTTTGAAATGGCAAGATGACAGTGGAAAAGTATTTGAATACCCCGTGTTTGATATAAATAGTACACAGTACAATTCTGGTGTCCAAAGTGATAAGATTATGACTTTGGGAAGTACACAGCATATGCTTACTATTACTGCTGATGAAAATACTATTGCTTTGGAACACGATAAACGGTTCTTTAGTGACAGAAATACTAAGCACCCTACGGTATTCAAGCTTACACAGAATGATACTACTGCATTGAATTATGATAAGGGATTGTTACATCTTACTATAACGGAAGACGAATATAAGCCTAATATAGATTCAATAGAAAATTGGCTTTGTGATTACTTTAAGCCTAAAGTAAGTCAACCCATTGAAATTACATATACTGGCGATCCAATAATTCGAGTTGGCGGTTCTGCTAAAACATTTACGGCTAATACTACTGAAACTGTCACTTGGGAACTTATAACTGTAGCTGAACAAAATAAATATATCACAATGACGGTAACTGATAATAAATGTAAAATTAAATGTTCTAATAACGAGTTGCTTATAGGTTCAAGTATTAAGTTAAAGTGTACTGATACCAGTGGCAATATTGGTGAGTTGCTTATTGATATAGTGGGAGGTGTGTAACATTGGCAAATTCAGATTGCCTAAGACGTTGGAAAAATCGTATCCTCTCAGAACTTCAAAATGATGAATACTTTCTTGATGTTCTTGGTACTACCGAGGAGGAACAAGAAGATTTAGTCTATCATAGGCTGTTCCCCCATTATTACATACCTGATACTATTGATAAAGTTACTACATATGTTTGTGTTGAAATAGATATTCGTACCCATACTTGGAGTAAGCTTTATTCTTACCCTACTATTACATTTACAATTCTTGCTCATCAAAATGATATGCAGTTAAATATAGCAGGAGTATCGGCTACCAGAATAGATTATCTTGCAGAATTACTTGATATTAAATATAACAATGCGAGAGGATTTGGACTTGGTAGATTAGAATTGGAAAGTAGTATAGCTGGAAATTTGAATACTAAATATCGTTATCGTCAATTAGTATTCAAGGGTAAAGATATGAACGATAATTTGTGTGAAGAACAAGATGATGGATAATAATGATTTATTAAAAATATATCGGGGTGGAGATTATTCTGTTACTGATTATATAAAAATAAGACAGCCTACTATTGGACAAATTGCAGATTATGGTGAAAAAGAATATTTTTCAATGATATCGTCTTTCATTATGACTCCATTTGATGTAATAGCCCAACTTGATAAAATCGGCATTGATTTTACCACAATTACAAGCTATCAATTATTTTGTCTTACTGTAAATGGTCTTAATAAAGAGTCAACGAGTATTCTTTTTGGTGATGTTGATTTTTCCAAGTATAAAGTATCGGAAGATAACGGAAACATTGTTTTAAAATATGAAAATTCAATAATAAGTGAGCCTGTTTATAATCTTTTATCTAATCGAATTAGAAAAATGCACAATTTAGCTGACCCTAAATATCAAAGAGTAGGTAATGAACTAACCAAACAAAAAATGATTGAGTATGCTTATGATGATTTAAGGGCAGCTTCAAGAAAGAAATACAAATCTCAGTTATTGAGTTTGGTCTCTTCTTTGGTAAATCACCCTGATTTTAAGTATGGTTATTCTGAAATTTGGAATATGCCTATATTCGCTTTTTACGATAGTATTAAGCGAATAAATGTAATTGAAAATACAAGAAACTTGTATCAAGGTATCTATACTGGAACTGTCGATGCAAGTAAAATAAATAAAAAAGAATTTGACTGGATGCGAAATCTAAGTTAAATTCTTTTTTTATATATTTTTAAAATTTGAAAGGAGCAAATAAAATGGCTTTTGATGTTAATAACTTTGTCATTGATGAATGTAAGCGTGTTATAGGTAGAAATGCTTCTACAGGTGAGCTTTATTGGCTCGTATCTCAGATTGAAGACCCTTCTCTTCAGTGTGATTCTGAGGAAGTTGTTAAGAATGATGCAAAGGGTTCTCCTATTGCAAAGTGGTCTCAGGGTAAGACTGCTACCTTCTCTGCATCTAACTCTCTGATGGATTTCAACCTTATGTCTTATCAGTTTAATGGCGAGGGTAAGACTGTTGCATCTTCTGATAATGCGATCAATGTACCTGCTATTGAGGAAAAGAAGCTGGGCGCAAGTGACCTCACAACCTATGTATGTAAGTATAATGTTGTAAATAGTGGTACTTCTTCTACTCCTGTTTATAAGATTACTGTTTGTACTCTTACCAGAGATGGAGCTGTTAAGAAGTCTTTTAAGCAGGGTCAGGCTGTAAGTGAGGGTGTATTTACATATACTTCTGCTTCCAAGACAATTACTTTCAAGGAAGGTGATCTTGCAGAGGGAGATAAGCTTTATGTTCAGTACGAATATTCTTCTGAAAATGCAATCGCTGTTTATAACTCTGCTGATAAGTTCTCTTCTGCGCAGGAGATGCTTATTGAAGTAGTTGGTCACGATATTTGTGATGTTTCTACCGCTTATGCTGGTTATGTGGTATTCCCCAATGCTACACTTTCTGCATCTACCACTGTTTCCTTTGGTAGAGAAGACAGTTTCCCCTTTGAGTTCTCCGCTTCTCAGGATTATTGTTCTGACAAGAAGGAGCTGTTCAGAATTATTGTTCCCCAGCCTGCAACCTAATTTGAGGTGATTTATAATGCTACAGAATTGTCAGATTTGTGGCAATGAATATAATTATTGCTTCAAGTGTAAGAAGTTAGACAGTTGGAGAGCTGTTGCTGACGTTCCTGATTGTTATAGTATTTATGTTATACTTCGTGATTACAGAGAGGGCGTTTTGACTATAAAAGAAGCTACTGATAAGTTTGCTAAAGTAGGTATTACTATCAATAGTGATTTTAGTAAGTTTCTCCCTGCAATTACAAGAGATATCAAAACAATTATATCTGAGGGAACAGTTATATCAACAGAGCATAATGATAAACCTAAGTTTGACAGGAAAAACAAGTAAATAATTATAGGGAGGGCAATCCAATGCGACAGCCGTTGTTTTGGTTGTCTTCCCTATTTTTTACGTTATATAGGAAGTGAACAGTAATAAAGTTTATAGCAATAGACCAAGCAAGTGCCGTTAGTGGACTTGCTATTTTTGAGGGTAATAAGCTTGTACAATATAACATTATAGAATTAAAGAAAATCAAAGATACAAATGAAAGAATACACGAAATGATAAAACAGTTACATAATCAAATAGTTGAGAGTAATGTGGATTATGTTGTTTTTGAAGATGTAAGTCTACAAACAAATGTATCAACTTTAATACTATTGGCTCAGATACAGGGTGCTATTATAAACACCTGTGTAATGAATAATATTTGTTATAGTGTGTACAAACCTACATTTTGGAGAAGCAAACTTTCTTTTAAACAGTCACGAAATATTAAACGTGCGGAATTGAAACAGCAAGCAAAAGATTATGTTTTAAATAAGTATGATCTCAAACTTAAAGAAGATATTTGCGATGCTATTTGTATTGGCGAAGCTTTTATCAAAGAAAATTTAAACAACTAAAAGGAGAAAAATATTATGGTAACAGAAATGGTTACACTTACATTTGCAGAAATGCAGTCTTTTATCAATTATGTGGTTGATAACACTCTTATTTATGGTATGGGATACAAGCGTATATTTATTGATTATAGTGTAGCAAAGTTGTATGGTAAGGTAGATTTTGAATCAGATGATATTGCAGAGATTTATGATAATGAGTATGAAAAGCTTTATAGTGATTATGCTATAAATAAGGGTCAGTTTGAAATGATTAAAAACGCAATCAATGAGGAACTCGACTGTAGAATTAAGCTTCTCTCGGCAAATATGGTTATGTCAGATGCTAATGATGCTATCGCAAGTCTTGCTACAAAACTCTCTAACTTTGTAGATGCTTTTGGCAAGGCTAATAAAAATATAAACATAGATTCTGATAAGGTAAATGCAATGGTTGATACTATGGGTAAGATTAAGGATAATGTAACAGCTGATAATCTTGTTAAGGCTATGGTGGATAATGGCATTATTAAGGGTAAAAAGAAGACTACGAGAAAGCCCAAGTCAGTCACAGAGGTAGCCGAGAAAGAAGCAACAGCAAAGAACATTACTGTAAGCAAGGGTGGTAAGTAATATGGAAATAAGAGAAAACACTGGTCTTGTAGAAAAGACTTTTACAGCAACTACTTATTTTTCAACCAGATATATTAAGAACTTTGTGGCGATGACCGCACACTTTAAATCAAATCCGTATTTTGTTGTGAATTTCAATGGTTCTGAAAGAGTAGTAAATGCTAAATCTATACTTGGACTTCTTAGTGTACAGATATATGAAGGCGATGTAGTTAAGGTCGTTGTTTATGTAGAAAATAAAGAAGATGAAATCATCGCTAATAAGGAAATGAACGAGATACTGGATTTCGTATCGGTGATGTCTAATGAATCTTAAAAATCAATTAAAAGGTATTGACGTGACAAAGCTTAAATTCAAAAATGGAAAGACTTATGCTCAGGTTATGGTTGAAGAAGCTAATCGACTTAGAGACTGTATTCAGGCAAGACTTGACGATTATTTAAGAATATACCCATATAGGTATGGCGGTGCAAATCCAACATATAAACGTACCGGAGCTTTGCGGAACTCATTAAAAGTTGATGATATTTTAAATCTTAAAGTAACTGGGAAAACTATGAGTCTTGACATTTATTTTGATGACAGTGGATATCATCAGTCTGGCGATGGTATTCAAGGTTGGGACGGTAATGGTGAAACTGTAAATACGGCTTATTTACTTAATTATGGTTATGAGGTAAAAGAGGACGTATGGTTTAAGGATATCCCCTACTTTGGTTATCGTCCTGCCGGTCATTTCATAGAAGACGGTATAGCAGATTTTGAAATGAGTAATCCTTATGGAATAAAGATAAAGGTGCATAAACCTAATGGATATAAAGTATAAAAAATAGTATAAAGGATGTGATTTAATGGCTAAAGATACTGACGGTCTGCTTTTAACGGCAAGCTTGGATATTGACGGGACTTATAAAAAAATAAAAGAAGAAGACATTACAAAGCTTAATGCTAAATTAGCCAATGATAATTCTGCAAGAGTGAAGATTGTCGGTGGACTTGACTTAAATAAAACACAGTCCCTTATACAATCTCAGATAACAACAATAGGCAAGAATTTAAAACTGAATATTGGTCAGATTGATACAAGTAGTTTGAATACTGCATTTTCCAACGTTCAGAATAAAGTTATTGGTACGAATAATGGATTAACTATTAAGCCTATTGTTGATGGTAAAATTATTGAAGATACAGATGCTCTTATTAAGGCTGTTGTTGGAAAATTACAGCAGTTAAATAATGTTGATTTAAAAACATTTAAAGACAATCTAAAAAATATATTTGGAATATCAAGTAAGGAAATTTCAGATGATGCTACAAGTTTAATAAATAATTTAAGGCTAAAACCAGAAGATACGACAGCTATTATTCAAAGTTACAACAATCTTATAGAATCTATTAGAAGTACATTCATTTCAAAGGGAATGGGAAACATTACTGATGGAATGAATTTTGAAAATAATGTTGTCACTTCAATTTATAAGGCTGCAACTGAATATAAAAATCTTGAGCAGACTGCTACACGGTCAGTTAAAGAAACACAAACTGTTACTAAAGCTACCACAGAAATAATTGATAAGGAAACGCAGGCTATAAAAATCCAAACGGATGCCTATGAAGACCTCGCATTAGCAAAAAAGTCAGTTATAACTGATGCTTCTGACAATCAACTTGCAAAGACTGAAACTTATTCTGATAGAGCAGCTGGGAGAAGCAAAACTATAGTTTATGATTCAGAAGATAATGAACAGGTTATTCGTTATTCTGAAAATATCAATAAAGTGGTTATAGCACAAGAAAGAGCTAACGCATCAGCAATTAAACTTGAATCTACTTATGCTAAAATAAAAAGTCGTATAGAGGATTTAAATGCTTCGAAACCTATAAAAGACGAAAGTAATAAGGAAAAATTAGCAGAGCAATATATTAAAGTAGAACAAGCTATTGATGCAGTTAAAAATGCTGATAGTACAACTTTGGTTGTAATGAAAGCAAATGCTGAAAAGGAAATCTCTACTTTGCAGAATTTGGAGCGTGCCTTCAGAAATGCTGAAAACGCAGTGGAAGAATTGAGAACTCGTGATGTTTCGACTATTAAAACTGAAAATATTCAAAAGCTTGCTCAATTTGAAGCTAAAATTCAAGGCAGTAAAGTTCCTATATCAGAAATGAAAGCTGATCTTGATGAGTTAAATGCAGCAATTCAAAATATTGGAACTAATGATACCGAAGGTCTCACCAAATTTCTTAATCAATTTGACATTGCAAGAGCTAAATTTTCTGCATTAAATCAACAAATGATAACTGATAATTCAATGCAGAGACAAGCACAACAGGCAGAACTGCTTACGCAACGTATAAAGAAACTTACTGCTGAAATCAATACATATAAAGACTCCAATTCAAAAGCAATACAAAGCAATCAGCTTACATCAAATGGAAAAACTTTTTCTCAAGAGATTGAGAATATGCTTTTACAGCTTTCACATTGTGCTAATAATGATGATTTCCAAAAAATTGCCGCAAATTTTAGAAACATTAAAGCAGAAGCTAAATCTTTAGGTCTTGAAGGTGGAACTATTTTTGATAAGCTTTGGGCTAACTTAAAGAAATTTTCATCTTGGATGAGTTTAACTTCCTTAGTATCTACTTTCGTAATGGATATAAGAAATGCCATTACAGAACTAAAAGAAATAGATACTATTTTAACTGAGATTTCTAAGACTTCTGATTTAACAACTGAGGCTCTCGCTAAACTTGGCAAAACATCATTTGAATCAGCAAGCAAGTATGGCAAAAAAGCAAGTGACTATTTAACTGGTGTGCAGGAAATGAGTCGTGCTGGTTTTGGAGAAATAGAATCAGAACAAATGGCTGAACTTTCTACTCTTGCTCAGTCAGCAGGTGATATGACTGCTGAATTGGCAAACCAATATCTTATTGCCACAAACGCAGCTTATAAACTTGAAGGTAGCACTGAAAAATTAAATAGAGTTCTCGATGGGCAGAATCTTATAACTAATAAAAACGCATTAAATTTATCAGAATTAGCTGAAGGCACTAAAATAGTTGCATCACAAGCTGCGAATGCTGGTATTGGAGCAGATCAGCTTACTGCTGCTTTGGGTACTATGATTGCGACTACGCAGCAATCTGGTAGTGAAATGGCAAATGCTTTCAAGGGTATACTCATCAACCTTCAGCAAATTAAGGGTTACACCGATGAAGAAACTGGGGAAACCTTTGATGCTGAAAGTTTATCTAAATATGAAAAAGCCTGTGAAGCTATGGGTGTATCTCTTAAAGAAATGAAAGACGGTATACTTCAGCTTAAAAATCCTATGCAAATTCTTGATGAATTAGCTGATAAGTACAAAGAACTTGACGCAAGTAGTACGTTACGAGCAAACTTGTTATCTTCTGTCGGGGGAAAGTACAGAGCAAATGCATTAGACAGTTTATTATCTAATTGGGACACATATAAGAAAATGCTCTCAGAGTACGGTTCTGACGAAGCACTTGGCTCAGCTGCCAAAGAAGCACAAAAGACTGCTGAATCGTGGGAAGGTATGTTTAATGCCCTTGAAAACGATTGGTCTAAATTTGTAAACGAATTTGCCAACTCAGATTTGTTTAAATCTTTAATCGAGAGTGCAAGAAGGTTAATAGATGTACTTTCAGATGCATCTTCCCCTCTTAATTTTCTACTGACACAAGTTGCAAACTTACTTGAACTGGTGACAAAATTAACAGACAAAATGGGGCTTATTCCTACTATATTTGCTGGATTAAGTCTTAAAAACGTAGGTGAACTAAGTCTTAAATACGCCCGTTTTCGCATCACCACTGACATAAGATGCGGAGAATGTAACACGTTTTCAAATAAGGTTGTCAAACTGCTGGAAAATGCTAAAGCTGTGTGACTACTCATAACAAGCATTATGAGAGTGAGGAAACTCGGAAACAATAACACAGATGGACTATGCTGAAACAAAAGCTTGATTTTATAATGAAATTAAGTGCTACGGTCTGCATACTATGTAATAGTACAACAATGTATAATCAGCAACCAAGCCCTGTCGTGAGACACGGAAGGCTCAACGAGTAGATGGCAACTGCCTTGTGGTAAGGTAAAGGTGTACTCTAACCTATGGATAACTCCCATAGTAGTTCCAAAGCAGATTATCCCCTGCTTAGTTTTGACACTATGATAGATAGTGTAGGGATAAATCTATCCAAAATTATATGTTTGTAAATATATTGAAAGATTTGTTAAAGTTTACTTTTTATTTACAATTTGTGCAAATTTACACACAACTTATAACTTTACGCTTTTGCTATGTCATTTTCTACAATTCAACAGACTTTCAACGTTGAAAGATTGTTGAATTATCTTATTGACAAATGCAAAAGTTCGTCAAAATGTTAAAATATTAAACGTTTACCTTTAGATATTTTGTATTTGACACATATTTTAAATTTAACTATAATATATATAGGGGTAATAATAATTTACCCCACCTGTCTTATTAGAAAGGAGAAATATTAGCTATGAGGATTGATCAGTAAATAAGTAAATAAATTAAAACAAACCACTTCCTATTCTTTTAGGAAGTGGTTTGTTTTTATAGTACATTTTTAGATTTGGTATTAGTCTGTTGCCGGTTATTTCTGAGTTCTAAGCAAAATTCTTCAATAGTTGGATAAGATTTTCCTTTACCGGCTACATTCCTAAAAGCTTGTAATGTATCTGAACCATCTTCGGGATTATATAAATAATAAAACTGCTCTTTAATAATTTCCCTATCAACAATTCCTTCTTTCCAAGAAATCAAAATTGTTTCAAGCGTATTTAAATACTTAATTATGTACCATCTAATTTCCGCACATTGCCTTGCGTCTATTTGATACATTTTGTTTTGACAAGATACATCAATATGTATTTGGCATTTTTTAGAGTCCTTCTTAGACTCATCTTTTTGACACTGTATTTGAACATTTTCTAAGCATTTTTTACATGATGGAGTTAAATAATGAGAACATATAGCGCATAATTTTTCTTTAGTAGCCCTGTTTACTTCAAATGGCTCACCTTTATAAAGGCTTTGAGATTGCTCATAGTTAAAACCTTCAACGATTTTAAGAGCATATGCTGTTTCCCATCGTAATGAATCAGACCATTTAATCATATAATCAACTGTTTTCTCTCTACGCTTCTCGTCGTGCCTTGCTTTTGAATCTTTTTTAGCAACTACAAGTTGTATTACCAGTAAAACTAATGACAGAGAACCGTAAGCAGAAATCATTAAAGAGATTATCTCATAATCTCTCATATAGGTTTCTGGTATTTTAATACACAATAACACACATACAACAATAACTGCAACAGTAAGAATACCCAATGTTACTGCTATGGCGGTATTCCAATTAAATTTTCGTTTGTTATTTTCTGTTTTCATAATAATCCTCCTTATTCAGTCATAGTGTATTGTTATACTATAATTATACAATCAGTCTCTAACAAAATCTATACGTTTAATTTCTAAATTTTATATTGTATTATTGTATATATTAACACAAAGAGACATTATATGCCACCGTAAAGTTTGTATTTTTCCTATACTCTTGACATTTGGCTCTGAATATGTTAATATTATCTCAAATAACTACATTTTGAGGTGGACTATATGAAAAGACAGATTGTTTCGTTTATGATGGCAATTTCTTTAATTGTGACATCAACATCTCCTGTTATGGCTCACAGTGGTAGAACCGATAGCAATGGTGGGCACAGAGATAATAAGAACAAGAGCGGGCTTGGATATTATCATTATCATTGTGGAGGACATCCTGCTCATCTACACGAAAATGGTGTTTGTCCGTATAAAAGCGGTTCAAGTTCTAACAATTCAAATTCAAGTAAATCAAACACATCATACAAGAATGAGAATATATCGTCATCCAAATCTAAGGCTGAGTGGATCGGAGACAAATATTGGACTGGCGATAGCTTTGCAAGAGGCTGGCAGAAAATAGACGGTTACACTTATTACTTTGATGATTATGGCGATAAAATGATAGGTTGGGCAAATGACGAAGAAGATAATACCTATTATTTTGATGCTAAAGGCAGAATGAGTGTCGGTTGGAAAGAAATAGGTAATCATACATATTTCTTTAGTACAAATGGCTATATGCGTACAGGTTTACGTAAAACAGAAGGTAAAACATACTATTTTAACAAAGATGGTGTGATGGTTACTGGAAAAGTTAGATTTGGAGATAATATTCGCTATTTTGGTTCAGATGGGGCTATGAAAAAGGGCTGGGTTAAGATTGGCAATGATACATATTACTTCAAAAACAAAGACGGATATATGGCTACTGGAAAACTTAAAATTGATGATAAGGTTTATGAATTTGGAGATGACGGGCATGTGATTAATGGAAACTGATAATTTAATATATAAATGTCGAATTTTTTTTATGTTTGTTTTCAAAACCATATTGACAAGTATAAAATAATGTTGTATATTAAAATCAATAATATTTTATAGATTATTGATTTACCACAGCATTATTTAATATGATTACAGGATGTGATATATTTGGGTATGCCAGAACCAGTTCTCATGGATGATGCTGAGAATCAAATAAAAAAAATTTATATAGAGGAGGTTAATCATTTAATTTCCTATTACGAAATTTATAGTCATGATATACCAGCTGATATTGTTGAAGAAATCGTAATGGTTTTTCAGACGTATTCTCAGGCTCAACTCTCTTCCAATAATGACGAAAAGGACAAAATGTATAAATTTGTTCTTTTTAAATGTAAGATAATATGTCATAAATTACGTAGTATGCTTATAGATGTCTATTGGGGGCAAATAAAACTTTTAAAAAAATTTATAGTTCAATTTAATTATAAAGGAGTTAAACTTGATAAAGAGGATTGCGATGATAACATTCAAAAATGTTTTTTTTGGATAAGAGCCCAAGATGACTTCAAAAAAATTGATAGTGAAATCAAAAATTTAAAAAAAATAGAAAGGATTAAGAAAAAAAGCAAATATGATGTATACGATTGTCAAGATACTATTATTGATATGACAGAATGGATATATTCGGAATCTAGGCAATTACTTAATCTATATGAAAGATATATGCCTAAAATAATGAATACTGGTTATAATGGTTCAACATTAAAACATATTATAACTAACGCATATATTGTAATTACCTTTATATTGCCGATTGTCACAATTCTGTTAAATAAGTGAGGTACATTTAAACAATGAAAAATCAAATAAATAAATATTATACCGCTCAGGAAATAAAAGCAATGATACTAAATGAAAATAAAATGCCAAAATCAACAAATCCTCAAAATATGAAGTATTCCTTCATTGTTGAAGCAAGAGGGTCAATATTTGGTAATGCAGAAAGAAAACGTGTATTGCGATGAATATATTTAATTTTAAAAGATTTCGTAAAAAAGATTCATATAGCATTATTTCTTATAATACTATAGCTGAACTAGAACGATTTAAAGAAAACATAAAAAATTGCAATTATCAAATATTGGATGAAGAGGCGACAACTAAAAGTAAGCTGTTTGAGTATTACAATCAATATTTGGATACGATTTATATGCCATTAAGAAATATATTAAATTGTTCTGTGTTTACTGTTGATAACGAAATTCGTGCAATGTTTGGTCATGTCTTAGATTCAATAAGTAATGATGAGGGAGATTACAACATACAGAAAGCACATGGACACTTGCGTAGAGCAATCATAGATGTTTTTAAAATTACTTGTAATAATATTGATTTGTTTTATAATGACTGGTTAAAAAGGTATTATAAATATGATTTTAGAAATACCCATTCAGAATTTTTGCGTGAATTTAGCCAACGCTATTATACTGCAAAAAATCAATATCAAACGGCTCAAGATAGTGAATGCGTTGGCAGTGATAAAATTCATAAAAATAACATTTTGGGGAATTATGCCGATGCTGCTTATTCATATATTGAAATGTTATTATATTATGCCCAAAACGAAAAAAGCATAAAAAAGATGAAACGGGAAGCTGATATTCGAGGAAGTCTTATTGTACTAATTAATGTCATATCATTTGCATTAGCAATACATCCTCTTATATAAAGAATATAAAGAAAGACCTCAGTAGTATAATCTGAGGTCTTTCTTTATATTCTTTATATCTTAGTATCTTATTCCATATTCACCATTATGTATTTGGGTAAGCTCTGGCACTGTCACAGGCTGAATACCAAGTTTAACAAGCGACACATCGGATTTCCACCAACTTATGGCTGAAAGCTTCTGCACAAGTATCTTACGGTAATTTTCAAGATTACGTGGAGAGTCATTGCTTTCGATAAGGTACGTAAGTGCTTCAATACCTTTGATTTCACGGCGTACATATTCCATTACGGAACGTACTCCTGCCTGAACGACATATCCCCTTTTCTCTATCATAAAGCTTGGGGTCTTACTGTTGTCAAGTTCATAATATGAAACAATGTGTGATAAACCCATATTATAGATTACAAACAAAGATTTCTTGCATTTGAATAACTGAGGATTTTCTTTGTTGTATTCTTTGAGTTCATCACCAGTCAGTAAAGAATAATCTCTATCTGGCATTAAGGCTGATTTGATATGATTGTACAGGGTAGCTAAATTTATACCATAAATATTTGAGACATCTGAAGCAGTAAGAACAGGTCTGCCGTGGAATGTTTTCTCTATGTAGGTATATGAAAGTGAGGGAGCTTTGGGTATGGAATAATTGCCTGTCTTTCTGATTGATGGTAGGACTTCATTTGTGACCCATTTTCGGAATATTCTGCACTTGTCTGTCCGAGCTTCAAGCATAAAATCATAGAGCTGAGATTCTGTTAAATACTGTTTCACACCGTGTGAAACCAACGCAATTTCGGCATTATGTACGATAGTATCAATTCTTGATTTATAAGGAAATAACTTGGGGTGAACATCGTGTTCACCTGCCGATTTACCGTTACTTCTCGCATATCCTAAAGCTTTACCAGTTGAGTAAATCTCAAATAAGGGTTCGCCATTTTCGTTCTGAATGACTTCCACAGCGTTGCCTTCAAAATTCATAATCTCTTGCATAAATAAAACTCCTTATCAATTTGACTTGACAAAGAAGCACGTCTAATGTATAATGGATTTTAGACAGAGATTTCTTTGTCTGGATTAAAGCACTCGTAATCTCTGTGGTGGGGAGGACGGGTGCTTGCTTTATAAGCTTTGTTTCTCAAAATATTCAGAACAAATAAGTCTTACTAATGAAGCAAGTGAAATATGTTTTCTCTCAGCTTCTTGTTTAAGTTTATCATATAGTTCTTGCGGTATTTTGATATTTAAAGCTTTATCATTCACAATGTTCACCTCCATCCATCACTACAATAATACTACAATAATTGTAGTATGTCAATAGCCACTTTTATTTTTGGTAAAATGCACAAAAGAATAACGTTTATTTATGATAAATTAAAATTACCCCTTGACAAAAAAAAATAAAGTGGTATAATAATAATTGAAAAATATCATATTACATCCTTATGTTGAATTTGATTAAGGCTTCCTAATTCTATTTAATCAAGTACAACATGAAGCACCCACAGATATGCCAGTACCTGTGGGTGCTTTTGCGTACTATAACGGTTTCCTTTTTCTGCTCGTACATACTGATATTATAGCAAGGAAAATTACAACTGAGACTGAGTTATTGGTATCGGTATATTTTGCTGAATAGCTTCAGTCTTAATTGTAGGTAAAACAATGTTTGTGAGCATTGTTAATGTGATTGTCAAAAGCTGTAATATCCTTTTGAGTTTTGGGCGTTTAATCCCATATAATCCCCAAATGTAGATTACAGTGCATATAAGTAACGATATAAAGTTTAAAATTAACGTCCAGAAAAATACCATAGACTCATCCTTTCGATTTTGAGCGGTGCAGAAAAGAAAGCCTATATCAGCAATTAAATTATACTATATTTTCTTCCAAAATAACTACCTGCAAATTTAACAAATTATTTTCAATCATTTATGCACATTTACCACTTAAATTATAGTTTTATCAACGTTGCTATATTGTAGATTTAACAATACAAATTCTTGACAATTTTAAATGTATAAGGTATAATTATGTTATTAATTATATAGGAGATGTTGATAATGGAATTTAACAAAAATAAAACTTATAACGGCAACGGCATAAATGCAGATGATGTATATGATTATGTGACAGAAGGTGTAGGAAATATTCAACATAATAGAGAAAATTTTGCATATGTTTCTAATAATGTAGAAGAAAGACCAACCCCCAAAACACCCATAAATAACAATAGCAACAACAATAACAACAATAATAATAGTAATGAATAGAAGGAGGAATAATTATTGTCAGACATTTTTAATATTTTACCCGATATTGTAATTTATATTGTATTAGGTTATATCTGTCTCCATATGTATAGAATTACACGAATTGTTAAGAAATCAGATGATTTTGAACATATTCTGACAGAATCAATAGTTGTAGGCTTTATTATAAAAAATGTCATATCTCTAATACCTTTTACGTTTGGAGAATACATTGATACCATCGGAATGATAATATCAAGCGCTGCAATAGGTTTTGGGGTAGCCAAAATTCTTGAAACCCCTATAGCAGATAAAGTTATTAATATTCTAAAAATCAAGCATACAAAGTTTAAGTATATGTGGCAAAACATTGATGATCCTAATTATGCCATATTTATTGATGCAACTAACCCCGAAACTAACATTAGATATTTTGGGCAGGTTGTGATGTATGAAGAATTTGAACGATTTCCAATAATTCAAATTTGCAAATATATGGCTTGGAAAGATAATGACTTATTATTTAACTATTCAGATGACCCAACTCAAACAGTATTAATAGATACGTCCAAATACACAGAGATAGATATCATTTATCAAAAGGATAGTAGGGTAATCAAGCGCTGGAAATAATATAAAAGAACCTTTGAATTTCTTCAAAGGTTCTTTTATATTTATAATTATTAAAACTTACTACCGCAATTATTACATTTCCAAGTCTTGCCGTTATCGCCCATACCAAATATACCAAACAGAGCTATTTTTCCTGCTTTTTGTGCAATAGTAATTTTGGATAAATTGGTAGAACCGCAGATCGGGCAAGTAAGAGTATTAGTAGATTTATTGTTCTTGAAATATTTTGGAATTAAGTAGGTCTTTGTTTGTAACGGAAATTCTTTGTACTAATTTGAAATTATTTCTTTAAATGGTTATCAATATAATATTGATACATAGAACGTTCTATATCCCCAGCTGTTATTAAAATTGCCTTGTTAATAGGGTTAAAATCTAAAGGTATCGTCTTGCAATATTCAATTAAAGTTTTTATATCTTTTCCTAATGCACAAGAAGGTTTTTCAATTATTGGAGAAATATCAATTATTACATCAGAATGTTTTTCTACGAAAACAACAAAGCCAATATAATAAGATATTTGCCTTATTATATTAAAAAAGTCAGTGTGCAAAGAATCAATATCATTAATGATTTTGTTATTATATTTTTCTATTTCTAACGATAAGGTATCAGGTTTATAAGTGAAGTCGCTTAATATTATAGATGCGCCATTGAGTAGTTTATTATCTGTTATATTTTTAAACCCAGCTCTATACAAATACTCAACATATTTAGCCCTTACCTCACCTATAAAAGAAAAATTATTTAATCTATCATCAAAGCTGATGTGATTATTTATTATTACATAATCCATCATATGTGTAAATTCATGATATAAAACTTCTTTGCTTTTATTTATAATAGTCATTTGTTCTAAAGATAATACATATGGCTCATTGTCTTTTTCTGGAATATGTAACGATCCCTTATTATACTTTTTTGATTGAAACCCATTAAATGGTTTTATTTCAACATTTGTAGGAAATTCAATAGAATCATAGCATATAAACGAAAGATATTCTTTGAAAAGCTGTTTTGTCATATTTTTCAATGGTTCTATAGAAAATTCCATAGTTTTTCTCTGCACATGAGATCTCATAAAAGTTCACCTTATATAATTTAATAAGATAGGAGTTTGCAATGCTTAATAAAATGACTATAAAGGAATTTAAGGAAAAGCTAACTAATTACAACCACAATACTTGTGGTAATATCAATAAGAATGACTATTATAAGTATCTCGATAACTTATATAAGAGTTATTTCAAAAGTAAAAAATAACGATAATAGTAGTTACCACCTATATTTACAGTTATCACACTCATAGCTCTTGCCAAAGTTTTTACTGAAAATACCGACCATAGCAAAACCTATAGCCTTCTTCCCTGCTGAAATCGGGTGGACTTTTGTGCTTCCGCAAGTAGGGCATTTGGGTATGTTTTGAGGTGTGGGGGTAGGTTGAGATACGGGCAATTTGGACGGTGTAGAGTTTGATATTTTGATTAACTGTGTATAGCATCGTGGACATTTGATAAAGATTTTCGGATAATTTCTCTTACATCTATTACATCTTTTCTTTTTTGGCATTTGTTTATATTGTTCAAATGAGATATTAGTATCAATTATTGAACCACCACAGTTAGGGCATTGTGTTATGGTATTACCTTCAAAATTGGGAAAAATATGGATTTGGCATTTTTCACAAAACATTAAATTCTGTAAAGGATTTGTTGTCATAATTAGTCACTCCTAAAATTATTGTTTTCAAAACGATAATAGTTTTATGTTGGTATTTAAGAATGTGGCTTCTGAAACAACATCTATGACACAACAACTAACTATTTTCGGGAAAACTTTTGCTGATATAAAAAAAGATTTACATAATGGTTTAGGAATAAAGAGTTTTTCCTCTGTTGTAACATCTAAGGATATCGAAAATTTAAGAAATTTTAACACGCAAATAAATAATGGTGTTAAATATAAAACAGCTTTTGATGAAAATTTATCTTCATCGTCTATTATAGTAAAAAGGCAAGCAAATGAACTCATAGGATTAAACAAGCAATTAAAAGCATTACAAACACAATATTCTCAAGGTAAAATTGAACAGAGTGAATACATAACACAAGTTCAAGCCACTCAAGAAAGAATTACTGCTCTTACGACACAAACAGGCACCCTTACTCTTAAACAGCGTCTTTTGGCAGGTGCTACTAAAACAGTAGTTACAGCGTTCAATATGCTTAAAATGGTGGCAGTGACATTCGCTGTTAGTGGTATTATAGCACTTATTACCGAAGTTGTCAATAAGCAGAAAGAACTTGCTGAACAGACAAAACAAACAGCAACCGAAGCAAAACAAACATCTGTTGAAATATCTAACCTTTACACAAAATATCTTGAACTTAATCAAGCTGTTGTCGATGGAACTGGTAGCAAGGAAGATTTAAATTCTGCTACAGATGAACTTCTTAAAGCTTTAGGACTTGAAGGAATAGCAGTAGATGAATTAACCTCAAAATATGGTTCTCTCGAAAAAGCTATTTCTAATGTTACTATTGAATCTCTTAAAAGCACACACGATGATTTAGTTGCAAGCGTAGATGTTTATAAAGATGAGCTTTTAAAAATCGGACAAAGTATTTGGGACGGAAATCAATTTAAAACAGCCAATTACAAGATTGAACCCAATAAATTTGATACAGAAATTGATAAAATTATTTCTGCTTTCAAGGATATTGATAATCTTGAAATCTTTAAAGATGTTGGTTTGTCTAAAAATGATAATGTAACAAACGCAGTGTTCAATCTGTTGGGCGATACAAGCACGGTCGAAGGCATCAAGCAAAATTATGAAACCTTAATGGAAATGCAAGATGCTTTAGTTTCTAAATTTGGTTCTCAAAAAGCAGGAGAATTAAAAATATATCAAGAAATCAATTCTCGTCTCAATGAACTCAAAACAGCTTATGAAAACTATACAGATGAAGTAACAGCTTTAAATCAAAATGCTGCTAAAACTGCTGTTCTTGAAAGTCTTAAAGGTAAAGAGTTACCAAAGACACAAGAGGAATTTAAACAGTTTTATAACACTCTGATTTCTGATGCAACAACGGCTGGAACAGAACTGAGAAATCAATTCGTTGGTTCCGAAGACGATATTAAAAATAGCATTAAGTCTGCTCTTGAAGGAATGTCTATTTTTGATGAGTTTACAGCAGAGCCGATTCCAGTTGAAGTAGAAGTATTCCCTACTGTAACAGCTAATGTTTCTGCCTTAAAACAAAGTTTAAATGCCGTCAAAGAGAAAATCGAAGATACTTTTAAGAATACAAATATCTTTGACGAAGCTATACAATCTATTCAAGAGGGCAAGGCTATTGATTTTAGTGACGTTATGTCAATGGTTAATCTTGATAGCTCTCTTGCTGATAAATTTGTTAAGACAGCTGATGGTTATACTATTGCTATAAAGGATTTAACACAGTCTCGTTATGAGTATATCAAATCTACGAAAGATAGTATTCAGGCAGATATTGATAGTGCAAAATCATCAATTAGTACAGCTGAGGAAAACATAAATACTTATCAAAAAGAGTCAGAATTGCTTACAGAAGCGGTTAAACATAACAGTGATGCAGCTAATCGTAAAAAAGAACTTGACAATGCTATTGAGACAGAACGGCAAAATATCGAAGATGCGAATAACGTAATTGCTCAAAACACATTGCTCTTAGATGAGTGTGGTGGAGCAGCAGACAACTTCGCTTCTACTGTAGATAATGTGTCTAAGAGAGTAAAGCTTATAGCCACTGCAATGAAAGATATGAATGAGAACGGATATATTTCCTCATCTACATATGCCGAATTGCAGGAAATGGGTGGTAACTTTACTGAATGTCTTGAAGTTCAGAACGGTAAGCTTGTGCTCAACGTTAAGAAGCTTAAAGAGCTTGAAGTACAGGAATATAAAAACAAAATTTCTGCTAAAGAACTTCTTCTTGCAAGATTACAACTTATAAGTAAATCAAGAAACGCAAGTGGGTTAGATACTTCCTTTATTGATGAACAGATATCTAATTTACAGACTGAAATTGCTGGTTATCAGACAATAATAGATGAAATTAATAAAGCAGGCATTGACTCAGGCGACCCTGCTACTGTAAAACAATTCAAGAAAGATAATAAAGAAAAGAAACATCTTCTTGAAATGGAACAGATTACAGAGCAAGATTATTATGATTGGTTTGACAGTGAAAGTCAGCGTGTTTATGGCAATCTTGCTGATTATCAAGATGAGCTTTGGAAGCACGAAGAAGAGGTTTATAACTGGAGACAGGAACAAGAACAAAAACTCTTTGACAAGAAGATTGATAACCTTGAAAAGCTTGCCGATAAGGCTCTTGACAGTTATAAAGACGGAGACGGCAACGAGCTTACAGTTACAGCAAGCTTTGACTATGCCCGTGACCAGATAAACAAGGCTATTACCGAAACTCAGGCAAGAATTGACGGTATCAGAAACGGTACTATAAGCGGAAATACTGACGATATAGAGGCACTTATAGATGACCTTGACAGTCTTAATGACAAGCTTATTGACATCAATAAGAAGGAAATCGAATCAGAAAAGGATTATATCAGTGAACTCAAAGACAATTATTCTGATATGATGGATGAGCGTATTGATAAGGTTGATGAACTTTCTGATAAGATTGAAAAGAGCTATAACAAGCAAATTGATGCTATTGACAAGCAAATAGACGAGCTTGAAAAGGTCAAGGATACTGAGGACAGAATCAAGAAAATCAAGGACGCTCAACTTGCTGTTAAGGAAAAGGAGCAAGCTCTTGACGAAGCTAAACGTGAAGATGCTAAGAACAATTATGTTTACTTTGACGGAACTGGAATGTCTGTACAGACTTCTAATGAAAATCAGAAAAAGGCACAGGAAGAACTTGACGAAAGTAAGAAAGACCTTGAAGAAGCTTATCGTGATGAACAAATCAGTGTACTTAAAGACCAAAAGGTTATCCTTGAGGAACAGAAAGACACTGCTAAAGATTATTACGATAACGTAAAGGATAATCTTGAAAAACAGAAAATACAGGGTGAAAAGACCTATGAAGCTGTTGAGAAGATTTATGAACAGCTTGGCGGTGACAAGAAACAGACTTCTTCTAATACTGGACTTCTTAGAAGGCTTTTATTTTCAGGCAATATATCTAAGGCAATGTCTGAATTGTCTGATACTGAACGTCAGAAAGCTATTGATACAGGTGTTGTTAAGGTACAGCCTAACGGTGATTATACTTTTGATTATTCTGCCTTTGCGAAATATTCAAGTACAGTAGATGATAACACGCTTGCTACACAGGATTTGACTTCTATTCTCAAAGAGGTAGTTGCACAGGCTGATATTGAAGCAAAAAACAAAGCTGATAATTCTATGGTCGCAGGTGGCTTTAATCTTGTAGCTGACCCTAAGACAGGCAAACTTACTAAGAAACAAGTTATGGTCAATGGTGAAGTTGTTGAGGGATTAGGTCACAAGGTCTATGCTACTTCTAAGGAAGAATGGCAGGAACATAACAACAGTGAAAAGACAAGCAAGGGAAGCTTTGCAGGTTATGACACGTTTATTGACTTTATAAGGGCTGTTAGTGCTGGTAAAGTGGATATTAGTCCTCTTACTAATGCGTTCAATAGTGGTTATAATCCTATTGTTGACAAGATGAATAAGTCCGTGAGCGATACCATTAACAATGTTTCTAACAGCAATGTTAATAACGTAAATAACAAACCTGTTGTAAATCTTACTGTAAATGTTGAAGGCAGTGCTGATAAAAAGACTGTTGAAGCATTTAGAAATGTGGTCACTAAAGAAATTGGCACTGCTTTTGATGAATTTGGAAAAGCAGTACGCAATGCTAAAGTTTAAACACTTTTGATGTTTGACTTTTGTATAAAAATATAGTAAAATAGAGCGTGAACCTTATCTTCACGCTCTATTGTTTATTTTTATGCTTAAAGTGAATAAGTTCTTATTGCAGAAACAATACTATCCGTGTACCAATTTACAGTTGTAGTTGCAACGGAGCTAACTTCTGTTGGCATATTTACATTTCCACGAGGTTTGATTGGAATGATAGGTTTTCCCATTGCTACTGCGCAATCTAATTCATACTGCATCCATTCACGATTATTATAGTACATTCCCGATATAACTAAAACACAATTTACAGGTCTGATTTTTCTTAAAATAGCATCTTTAATTTGTGTTTTATTGGTAACGGAAGTACCATCTAAATTTATAAGAGGATTGTCTTTTGGAGCTGAATAATTATAATACTTAAAATTAGGAGCTTCTTCCAATAAATCATTTAAGTGAATGTAATCATCGCCGTATTTCCAAGCATGACTAATAAATAAATGGTATGGCTTTAACTCTGGCATATAAAAAACATCCTTTCTAAAATAAAAATTTAAACAATTCCATAAGGAGGAATTATTTTGAATACTAATGTAAAAAAATATCGTAAGAAGCCTGTTGTAATTGAGGCATATCAAACTGACAAGGAAATTGTTATCCACACATTAGAGGGCGATATGATAGCATCTGTTGGGGATTATATTATCACGGGTGTGAATGGAGAACAATACCCTTGCAAACCTGATATCTTTGAAAAGACTTACGAATCTGTAGAAGATTGACTTACTTTGCTTTGCCATGTTGAAAATTCTTTAGTAAAATACTGCTCACAATTACTAACTAAGGTATCAAATGCCACGTCTGGGTTGTTAGAATTGTAGGGCGGTATTTTATTTATAAATTTTGAAGCTTCACTTTTTAGCATCTCGCAATTCATGCGATATTGAACCCATAAGTCTTTAAAGGTGTTTATATTTATTATGTAGGTGATTACCGAGACGGCTGAACCAGCAATGGCAATTAATATTTTAACTAATGGTTTTTCTTCAAAAAGTGTTAATATTGGAATTGAAGAAGATATTATAACAGATATGACAGATAAAACTTTGTAGTATTTTTGATTATGTTTTGCTTTTTTATCATACCATTGTATTTGGTCAAGTAATCTGTTCTTTAAATATCTTTGTTGTTTTTCAGTGTATTCACTGTAATCTATCGGAAGGTCTATTATGTAGTTTTCATTTGATTTTTTACACATTTTATGCTCCATTTTTCACTGTAACGAGTTGTATTGTATAAGTATATTGTATGCTATATTAAGAATAATTTCAAGTGAAATTTTGTATATTACGGCAAATTCCATAATATTAACAAGTTTTAACAAAACATATTGTTGATAAGCGACAAAAGCATATAGTTGAAATATAGACTATTAAGAATGTAAGGAAAGGATTGTTATGGATTACAAAAGACAAATTTTAAATTGCGCCAATGAACTTATACATAAAAACAATTCACAAATCAATAAATCTAATTTTGATAAAACCTATATTGGTAAAGTAATAGGTTCAATAAAAGACGATAATGAAAAAGTAGTACGTTGGCAAATATTCGCCAATGCTTCTACTTTTAATGTACTTGCTGAGAATTGTAACGTGACTGAAATAGGTCAGCGTGTGAGAATGTTTATACCCAGTAATCAGAGAGATATGGTTTATGCAGAGGTCATAACTGACTATGAGTTTGACCACCCATCGAAAGCTGTATATGACTCCGAGAAATGCACAGTAACCGAGACTTGGCTGTTATCTGACAAGACAGAAGAGACAAGGGTATTTACTCTGACTGTCAAGGATAAGGGCGGTTCATCGGAAGAAGTCACAGCGATCACTTTCCCCGATGGTAGTGTTATGAGCTTGGAGGGATTTTAATATGGATATTAAGGAGACCTTGACAAGATGGGCAAGAGCGTACATGGAGCCGAGTTTGTTTTATGTGCCTGCGAAGAAGAATAAACCTCCTATCGTGGAAGTTGATATAATTATTCGTTTTACAGAATCGTTTTTTTATGAAAATGACACCGTAGAAGCAGAAGTATATATAATGAATGGATATCGTACATCAAGTATTGTAGGTGCTATTTTTACTACTGATGGAAAATTTGTTGAATATGTTTCTGTTGATACTGAAGCTTATGTTCCCGAATATAAAACCAAATTAAAAAAAGGTACATATATATTTAAAGAAGCAGTATCTCCAAAGGGTTGCTTGTTAGCTGACGACACTATTTTTACAGTGGATCATTGGGAGGTCAAAATAAAACACAAACGTAATGGGTTTAAGGTTGGAGCTACATTAGAGGAAAGCGAAGATCATAAAACAGACTATAAAGTTGCTATGGACGATGAAAGGATAGAAGTCATAACAAGTGATTACGAAATAAGAAAGCGATACAATGTATTTTATAACTTTTATAGCCTTTACGACAATAGTTTAATACGAAAAATTGAAGATGCAAGGTTTGAAAAAGGTGAGATAAATCACGGTTTGTATAAACCAAATATTTCTGATTTAGGATATATATTACCATTTATCAATGACGGCAATGGTACTTTTATACTTCATACGCAAAACAACGAAGCTCGTTTTGGCAGATTTGGTAAGTTTGAGTATATAGAAAGCACTAAATATAAAAAGTATAGCAGAAATTTAATTACGCTTTCATTTTTATCAGAGTCACGATCTAAAACGTCTTATAATTCATCTTGGGGTATTAAGACTGATAAGAAGTTTTACTTCCAAGGAGGATTTAGTACGGGACAAGTAGTCATAGAAGATCATATTGACTATAAATATATTGACAATCTTGATCCTAATGACTTAGATAACTTAATAAAATTTGTACGTAATTTAACAGAAGAACAGCTGATGGATATTTATCAGTTTGCAATAAATAATGTTACTCCAAAAGTAACGACAACAACCGTGGCTGGTAAGTATCGTATTTCAATTTATAGTCGTTATGTTTGGATAGGTGAAGATGGAACATATTATTCCAATGCTGCCGATGCTGATTATTATCATTCTATCAACGTGATAACAGTAGCGTCTTGCTACTTTGGTAATTCTTACCTTCCAACAAAAATTATGTTCACTGAATCCAAAAATATATCTGATAGCGATCTGCTTGATGATTATGGGCTAATTTATGGAAATGATTATAAATATCAACATTATTTTTTACATGATTGTAAAGATGACACATCAATATATTTTCATGGTATAAATGGAGATCCCACTTATGATGACATAATAAATAACCCATTGATTGAAATAAGAAACTCAACATTTCAAGTATTTACAGAAGAATTTACAGATACAAAATTACTTGCAGAAATCAATAGTTATAAAAAGGGCGGTGAATAAAAATGAAATTTAATGGAATTGAAATTTGGGACGATACTGGTCTTTGTTTTTACACTGATGTTGAAATCAGCGAAGACAATACTCATAACAGGGCAGTTGATGTTAAGGTCTCAAAGAATAACAAATTTCCTTATGCTATCCGAGATGGCGAAGCTTCATATTGGACTGGCACAATAAATGGATTATGGCTTGATAATTCAGAGGGAGCTTGTAAAGAAGACTTCAATCTTGACACGTCTACGGCTTGGATAGTTGCTCTTGCAGAGTGGTTACATAACGGAAAGCCTAAGAGGTTAAAACTTTCCGAGGATTGGATAATGACGGTTGAGATTCAGTCAGAGGTGCAATTAAATTGTGAAACTTCAGTAGATGTGGCATACAATAACAAATTGTCTTGTAGTTGGGTTCAAACAGAAGAACGTTATACATCGGATAATATAAAACCTTTACACTGTCCTAAATGCAATACTACTGTTATACCCACTGCGGTATATTGCCAGAAATGTGGCACTAAGTTGGTGAATAGTGTATGAGTGTTGTAGAAAATTTTAATTTACATTATGATATTGCCCAGCCTGTCAAAGAAAACTATTTCAATCCCAAAGAATATAATTCCAATGTTATAACTCACGTTATATTCAGGGCGTATCAATATAGTTCTGATATTGTAAATAGTGCAAAATATGAGGACTTCTCCCCTAATGTTGTGGATTGGTCTTATTCTGCAAGTGTAGATAATGAATCACGTCAAAGTGCAAATGTAACACTTCATGTTCCCAAAAACAGTAAAATGTGGTTCATGCGAAGAGAACATTTACAATACGCAGGTTATGATGATGAATTAGGTTCTTTTATCAACGTAGGTTGGAATCCTGTAATGTATCGCTTGATGTGTGATTTTGAATTGCCTGACGGAACTAAGAACCAAGTTGATTTTGGCTTCTTTATTCCTACAGATGATAAATATGACTATGATGCGACTACAAGCACATTCACTATGTCTTTGATTGGTTGTTCTGGAAGTTTTAAGTCTGAATATGGCGGTAGTCTTGTTACGTCAAGGATAGGATATCTTGAAACAGATAAGGAGGGAAATCAACGAGAAGTAGGATTTCCATTAGGTATTCATATTTCTAATAATACACCTATTACATCTGATTTTATACGTCAGTTTGTTGAAAAGAATAATACATTTTTTAGACAGAACAATTCGGAAGTCCCTGTTAAAAATATTTATATAGATGGTTTAGATTTCTTCGATACGGTAAAGTATTATGAATTTGAAGAGGGTAGCTCTGTCAGTGATATTTTAAATAGTATTCTCGAAGATAGTATGCAGAATTACACTTACTGGATAGATGAACAGGATAATTTAAGAATACAAAAGAAGTCTCTCCTGTTATATGGAGACCTGATTATGCACTACAGAGATTATAGCAGACTGGTTATTAGTGAAGGAGCAAGTTATACTGACAGTGATACTATAAGTTATGCGGAAGTCTATGGTAAAGACGGTAATTATTATGGGTATTGTGATTGGGCAATGTATAACTTTGATGTTATCAGAAGCAAAGTATTTAATTGTTCTGAGCTTGACACTGATGAAAAATGCAGAAATAGAGCAAGGTGGGAATGTTACAAAGGTTTGTACGGACACGAGACCTTTGACGTGAATCTTGTGGGCATTTATATTTCTCAGTTTCAATATCCCTCTATGGCTATTGGCAGAAGCATTGAGTACACGACTATGAATGGCGATACTAATGTTTATACCATTAAAAGTATAGGTTATTCAAATCATGAATGGACTTTGGGATTATCTATTTACAGACCTTATTATACTGATGAAAAGACAGATTTATCCTCCGAGACAAGAGATAAGTATATGCTTGAAAAACCAATTATTTTCAAGCATGAAATTGACGGTAATAAGATTAAGTTATATGTAAAATCCAAGGATATAGGAATATCTCTTGTAAAGTTATATATGAGAGCTAATTTTATTGGAGAAAGTGTTGATACCGATGGAACAGCTAATCTTGAGTGGCTTGATGAAAGTGCTTACAAAGTAATTACTTATACTATCCCAGAGGATAATCAGACTTATCTATTTAGTGTACAACTATATAATCCTCAATACGAAATGTCTTTACTGAGCAACACTTATGTTGTAGATGTTGGAACAGTTGATGATAAATATTATAAGACTAATGATGGTAAGTATATTGAAGTTATTAAAAATCATAAGACTGAATTGTTAGAAAGGGCGGTGGAATAATGGCATATATTTACGATTTAGACCCTATTACAAGTTTAAATGATGCAGATGTGTTTATTCTGAATACATCTAATCACGTTGATAAAAAAATCAGTTGGCAAGTGCTGTCTAATCAAATATTAGACAAGGTACACTCCCACACAAATATGCAAATTCTTGACAAATTCGGTACGAATAACGAAGGAAAATTAACATGGGATAATGTGATAGTAGGTAGTGATTATACTTTGCCTATTGCTACTAATTCAGTATTGGGTGGTGTTAAGCCTGATGGTAATACAATAACTGTTGACGAAGATGGTACTATCCACGGAGCAACAACTTACACGCTTCCAACAGCAAGCACTACAGTCCTTGGCGGTGTTAAAGTCGATGGAACAACTATTACTATCGACAGTAACGGCGTTATAAAGGGCAGCGAAGCGCAGCCTTATACGTTGCCTGTAGCAACCACTACGATTTTGGGCGGTGTTAAGCCAGACGGTGAGACCATTAAGGTCAGCTCGGAGGGTGTAATCACGTGTATTAACGATAGTGCTATCCCAAGCTGGGTCGCAAATACAGCGTATGTTGTTGATAATTTAGTTGTTTACGGCACAATTATTTATCAATGTACCGAAGCTCACACATCAGGAACAGAGTTTGATGCTACTCATTGGACTGCTTTGACAGGTCAGCAGGGTGAAAAGGGAGACAAGGGCACCGATGGTGTCTCCCCTACTGCCAAAGTTACACAGACCGACCTTGGAGCTACCATAACTGTGACTGATGCTAATGGCACTACGACCGCAAATGTATCCAACGGTACATCTGCTATGTTGTCGGTATCGCAGACGGAAACGGGCTGCACGGTAACTGCGACTGATGGCTCGGGAACCACGAGCGCTACTATCACCAATGGTACAAACGGTACTAATGGAGATGACGGAAAATCGGCGTATGAACTGGCGGTAGCAAAGGGTTATACAGGCAGTGAAGCTGACTGGTTATTATCACTGAAAGCACCTGTACCGTCTATCGACTCAGACACAAAACACTGGCTAATTGGAGAAGAAGACACAAATGTAATTGCCGAGGGCAAGGTCGATATCAATACTGACTGTGCTGTTTTATACGCAACGCTTCCTGCATCCGGCTGGAGTAATACTGCTCCTTATACGCAGACTGTAACAGTAACATCTATCAGTGCAGACAATATGCCTATTGTGGACTTGAAATATTCCGACACAGAGGATAACTGGGACAGTGAGGAAAAGGCATTTGCCTGCCTGACTAAGATAACAACTGCTAATGGCAGCATCACGACAGTTTGCCGCAAAGAAAAGCCGACTGTGGATTTTACCATACAGATGAGGGTATCAGGTGATGTATCGGGTATCAATTTCGCTTCTAAGAGCGATCTGGAAGCTATAAAGACCAAGATATCTCAAAGTATTACGCTGAGTGCTGCAAGCTGGGACAGTGAGACTAAGACCAACACAGTATCTGCAACAGTGGATACGAGCAGGCTAAACACGCCTATTCCTGACGCTGCGTCTCTCAAAGCGTATGCCGAAAATGGTGTTTATTTATCGGCGGAGACTGATACAGCGTTTGTATTTTCTTGCAGTGAGATACCTACGGAGGATATTACAGTTAAGATAAAAAGTGAGGTAATCGCATGATAGGAAATAATACATATGGCGGTGGCGGTGGAAAGCAAAAAGGTATATACCCCATTGACAGTTCAGGATTGCCTACAGGTGATGTTATTGTACCTGATGGGGTGACAAGTCTTAATCCAAACATTTTTTACAACAATAAAAACATCACAAGTGTAAAATTGCCTACAACCTGCGTAAAATTTGATGGGTCGTGTTTTTCTGGTTGTACTAAACTAAAATCAGTCAATATACCGGATGGTATGCCAAGCATACCGAGTAATTGTTTTTATAATACAGCTGCTCTATCTACGGTTTATATCCCTGCAAGTGTTACATCTATAGGTGATAGTGCTTTTAATTATTCTGGCGTTTCTAATATCACACTTGCAGAAGGAACGAAGATGTCGTTAGGTTCAAGTTGTTTTTCCCGAACAAGTGTTACTAATGAAGATGTGACAAATATACTCAATCATGCCGGCTCTTTAAGTAGTTATGTGTTTGATTATACCACCACAATTACAGAGATAGTAATTCCAAAATGCTGGTTTGGTATGTTCGGTAATTGTACGAACTTAAAGAAAGTAACTTTGACTGGAGCTACAAAATCCAGCAGTGAAACATTATATCATTTTGGACAAAATGCTTTTCAGAATTGCACTGCATTGGAAGAATTTATCTTTGACATACCAGAGGATAAACAACAGGTTCAAAAAATAGCGTATGGAGCGTTTAATTCGTGTACAAAATTATCTTCTTTTACTATTCCTAACACGGTGCAAGAAATCGGCGATTATGCTTTTTCGGGATGTACCTCTCTAACAACTTTAAACATTCCAAGTAGTGTAACTAAAATTGATATATACGCTTTTAGACAAAGTGGGGCATTAAGTAATTTAACTATTGACGATAATGCGTTTTACTCTCTTGGAGGTTATTGCTTTAGCGATAATAAAAACATTACGTCTGGAGAGTTAGTAAAAAAAATACTTACTCACGCTACTACTCTTGGAACTAATATTTTCCAAAGTTGCAGTTCACTTCCAGCAGAATTGGAAGTGCCTAAAATTTCAACAGGAACTTTTTATAGCTGCACTTCTCTTGTAAAAGTGAATGTAACAGGTTATCTTGATACACTTAGTATGGGAAATGAAGTATTTAAAGGATGTTCAAAGCTGGAGGAAGTCACTTTGGCAGAAGGCGTAACTACAATAGGTGTGCAAGTTTTTTATGACTGTAAGGTCTTAAAGAAAGTATATTTACCCTCAAGTATTACAACTGCAACTAATTCAAGCTTGACATCTACAAATAATTCTTATTATGTATTTTATAACTGCACAGCTCTTGAAGACGTTCAGGTTGGCACGGACTGGAACATGAGTCTTCGCCTTAACGTATCCTCTAATCTTACGGTAGAAAGCATGGTTGCTATGTTTAACAACCTGAAGAATCTGACCGATGAAACGGCAAAGACACTTACTCTTGGCAGTACAAACCTTGCAAAGCTTACAGATGAACAAAAAGCTATAGCTACTAATAAAAACTGGACATTAGCGTAAAGGTGGGATAACATGGATTGTTTTATTACACGAAGAGGATATGTAAACAGTGGAGGCAGTTCAAGCAAAGTTACTCCTGAAAAACTGGGTTATGTATCGGGGGCAAATGCCTTTTTTGACGGCAGATGGAACACACCTTACGGACACGTTTCCGATGGTGCATCGTGGTCTGATTTGGTTCACGAAAAGAGCGCATATCGAGTTTCTATGGGAGACACTGACGCCAAGGACTACATTGATGCGGATTATTATATTAAACCAGCCGTAGCCAGTGGCGGTATTGTCTTGCCGATAGACATGTCAACTTACAGCAGTTTTACCGTAGAAGCTGTAGTAAAAATTGTCTCTTTGGATAATTACCAGAGTGATATAATCAATACTTATGCAAGTGATAATTACGGCGGTTTCGGTATTACAGCAGAAACAGCTACAAAAATTACACTTCAGGCATATTCAGGCGGTTGGAAAAATATGTCTTCGACTTATACTAAAGGTGAAATTGTCTATGTGGCAATGACATTTGACGGTAGCTCGCTGAAGTCCTATATAAATGGAATTTATTTATCTGAAGCAAGCTGCACAAATAGAATAACGAATGCGTTATTTCCGTGTCTTGGCGTTAAAGCAGGAGGAAAGAATGAACACGCTGGCGGTCAGAGCTATTACTACAGGGCTGCTATTTATGATAAGGTGCTAACTGCTGATGAAATTACTCAGAACTACAACAGGGACGTATATAGGTATGTTAATGGCAATGCGGATGATATTGATGATAGTGACAGTGGAGATAAACCATCTGCTACAGTTGAAAAATCAACTGTCTCTTTCACTGCAAATATAACTTCCACATCAAAATATACCGTAGAATATAAGACATTGTATGATACCGCTCCTGCCTTTGAATTATACATAAACGATGAGTTAAAAGGTACTTATAGCGCTATAACTAACAATACCGTAGTCATAGATTTGGCAGACCTTGCTTTGTCTATTTCTAAAGCAAAAGTAGTTATCAAGTCAACATCTTACTACGTCGGAATTTCACGGGTATATTCTCGTAGTTCTATAAATATGACAGCTGACACGACAACAACCGATGAGGGCGATATAATAGCCTCCGCAGGTAGCTATCGTTCAGGCTGTAATCCATATTATGCTTTTGATGGCTCAACGAGTACAAGTAGTTACTGGTTGGCAAATGATAAGACTACTCCAACATGGCTGCAAATACAATTTCCAACAGCAAAAACGTTGAAAAGCTTTGTTATGTATAAGGCTCATACACAATATGACGATTGTGTAAAAGCCTTTACTCTGCAAGGGTCTAATGATGGTTCTTCTTATATTGATTTGGGCAGTTATGTTTTCTCTGAACAACTCATAACAGTATTCAGCAAGACATTTGAAGTCAACAATAGCACTGCCTACACGACTTATAGATTCTATATCAAGTCTGCAAATAACTATCCGATGATAAATGAGATATCAATGTTTTTTGATGAAGACATCAACATCATCAACGAGCTGTCTATTGTTAATAGTTTGCGGTGAAGGTGAGTACATAATGAAAAAACGTAAGATGGAATTTTCTAAGAAATGGCTTATAGGCTGTATTTGCGTTAGCCTATTCTTCACGTTGGCTTCATACGTTCTGGCGTGGTTCGACAAGAACGCCGTAGAAACACTTAGCATAACGATCATTGAGACACTGTGGGGAACCTCCGCAGTGTCCTTTGTATTTTATGCGGGGCTTAACGGCGTGAGAGCCTATACCGGCAGCAAGTGGGGTATTCCAATAGATGAGATGGACAAGGCAATTACAGATGAAGAGCCGGAAGAGATAAACTATTCAAACCGATATGACACCGATGATATGTCGGTGGAAGATATTTTAGACGAATATGACAGGCGGTGATTACATGGAATTGATTGCAAAAGGTGCAGATATCTCTAAACACAATGGAAACATTGACTGGAACAGAGTTAAGAAGACCGAGGTAAACTTCGTGATTATCAGAGCAGGATTTGGCTTTAATGCAGTTGACCCGATGTTCAAGACCTACATTGAAAATGCTATAAAATGCGGGCTTGATATCGGGATATACTGGTTTAGCTATGCAGGAAGTGTGGCTGATGCGAAAAAGGAGGCAGAGTTCTGTCTCAAGACGATATCTCCCTACAGAAAAAGCATAAGTTATCCTGTGTTTTTCGACTGGGAGAACGACAGCTATAATTACGTAAAGAAAACATACGGCATAACTCCTACCCAAAAGCTTGTATCTGATATGGCTGTAGAATTTATGGACACCATCGGACAGGCTGGTTTCAAGGTTGGCAACTACAACAGTGTAAGTTACCTGAACACATTTTTCGATGACAGAGTTAAAGAAAACTATGACACTTGGGTAGCTCACGTAAGAGATGCTGACGGTAATCCTCTGGAAAAGACAAACTACAAAGGCAAGTATGTTATTCATCAGTATTCATGGGTCGGACGACCGAGCGGTTTCCCTTCTAAGACCGATATGGATTACTGTTATAAGGATTATACCGGTAAGGGTACAGCTACAAAAACTGAGACGGTTAAATCGTCAAAGTATGTTGTTCCCGATAATATCACATTTAAAGTGCCGACATTTAAGAATGTGATAACGACTTATCCGCTGAAGACTTATGGCGAAACCAAGATTTCTGACCATTTCAAGGTCAAGGAGTTTACCAGTAAATCGGGCAGTAAGGTCTATTCGAATAAAGTCAAAATACATAACAAGCTGATTGAAATTCTGGAAGCCCTGTACGCCAAACTGGACTGCTCGATGATTATAGTCAACAGTGGTTACAGGACTGCGGAGCATGACAAAGCAGTCGGTGGCAATGGGTCGGGATATCATGTTCTCGGAAGAGCGGCGGATATTATCTGCTATGACAAAAACAAAAAGATAATCGACGCTAAGACCGTATGCGTAACGCTGGAAGAGATGGGTGGAATATACGGTATAGGGTATATCAACAGTCGAGCTATCCATGTGGATACGAGACCCAAGGCTTCTCAGTGGTATGGCGACGAAACCAAACGTGGAGCGCCCAGTATCACGAAGCTTGGATACAAGTCTTTCCGTGATTATTTCAAGATGTAACAGAAAGGAAGTTTTATTATGACAATCGACATTACAACTATCATTGAGCTGGTTATTGCCCTGCTCGGCACAATTATTACCGTTATTGTAATACCTTGGATCAAGACTAAGTTGAACAATGAACAGTGGAACACTCTTAATGAGTATGCGATCGTATTTGTAAAGGCTGCAGAAATGCTCTTCAATGGAACAAATCTTGGCAAGGATAAGAAGAAGTGGGTAATTGAGAAGCTCACCGCAATCGCAGAGGAACATCATCTGAAGTTCTCGACAGATGCAATAGAGGCTGCTATTGAAAATGCGGTCAAGAACATGAACGACATACTGGAGATCACGGACTATAAGCCTGAAATCTCGGAATGAGGTGGGTTATGTCTGTTGAATTTAATGAGAATTATCTCACAGCACTTACTCAGGTTGATGAGAGAAGCAAGAGCAACTCGCATCGTCTGGACGAAGCGGAGGCTGATATTCGAGACCTTAAAGAAAAGAATACCGCTCTTTACGAAATAAACTCCAATATCCGTACACTTTCTGAGGGAATACTTACTGTTAAAAACGATATACAAGAAGTTCGTACTGAGCAAGGCGAGATGAAGTCTGATATTGCTGAACTAAAAAATGTGCCTACACAGTCTAAAGCCAAAGCTTTTGACACAGCGTGGAAGTTTATTGTTACTGCTGTAGCCACAGGGTTAGTTTCATTTATTCTTGGTCAGCTTGTACCGAATGTATTTAAGTGAGTGATTAACTAACATACAAGACTGCTGTACTTATTGTATAGCAGTCTTATTTTATAGAAAGGATTGATAAAATGGCTGGTATAAAAAGCAAATACGGCAATGATTATAATACCCCCATTAGCGAGTATGTCTTGACCGACAAAACCGAAATAGCCGATCTCCCTACAACCACGTCCGACGCAAAGGGTAAGTTTGCTGACGATGTAAACTTTAAAAGCCGCCCTGCAATCGGTTCAGTAGCACAGGTAATTGACAGCACAGGGCTTACTGTTTATATGCTTTCTCTCACGGGCTGGGTAGAGATATGATAATCAACAATAAGAAAAGAAGGTGACACTATGGATATAGTAACTTATGGCGTACTCTCTAAGAGAATCAATGGCATTTTAAGCGGAGTTAAGTCCACTGAAATCCAAGGCACAAGTTTGATTTTCAACTTTACAGACGGAACTTCTCAGACTATGACATTCCCAACCCCTGCGGACGGTAAAGACGGTGCAAATGGTATTTCTATTGTAGGATTAGAAATTACCCCAACTAATCATTTAATAGGTACTTTTTCTGATGGCTCTGTTGTCGATGCGGGTCTAATAACAACGATAAGAGGTGAACGTGGCTATACTGGTACCGCAGGCAAAGACGGCAAGGACGGTACTAACGGTGCTGATGGTATAGATGGTATCTCTCCTACTGTTACTATTACAGAAGCTACAGGCAGACACACTGTATCTATTACCGATAAAGACGGTGTAAAATCTTTTGTCGTCAAAGACGGCTCTGCTCTTGATACCTCGGCTTTTTACGATAAGGAAGAGGTAGATACAAAACTATCTACAAAAGCAGATATAACTGATATACCTGTCAATTTATCAGCTTTTAATAACGATAGTGATTTTATTACTAACACTGTAAGTAATTTAGTTAATTACTACACAAAATCTGATACATATACTCAAGCGGAAGTAAATCAGCTTGTTTCTAATATCAATAAGCTTACATCTAAAATTGTAGATGAATTACCAACAACTGATATAAGTCCAAGTACAATTTATCTTATCAAACAGCCTGATAGCAATGTATATATGCAGTATATGTATATAGATAATGGGTTTGCGGAATTAGGTAGCACTCAAATGGATTTGACGGATTATGTGACTTCACAAAAACTAACTGAAGAACTTATTAAAAAGGCTGACAAGACTGAAATACCCGAAGTTCCTCAAAAGGAAACTACAAATATAGACTTTGCGACAGAGTTTTAAAGAGGTGCGATATTTATTAAATTTGTTGAAAACCAACTTATACCCATAAGAGTAACTTCAAGAAGCATTAAGGCTTACGAACCGTTAGGATATGATATTCCGAAAAAGTCAAATGGGCATTATGATCTTGATGAATACATATATGTAAAAGCTGAAGATGTGTGTCATAAAACATCGTCTGTTAAAATCCAAGTATATTGTGAACGCTGCGGAAATATTAAAACAATGCACCCGTCAAATTATTATGATGGATTGACAAATGATAAATATTATTGTTATTCCTGTAAAAGAATTCTTTTCCGTTCAAAGGAAAATAGTCCTCGTTGGAATCCGAATATACCACAAGCCAAAAGGATAAAAGAGAGAGACTGTCTTGAAAATATATTATTTACAAAAAATGTATTGTGTAGAGATAATTATATTTGTCAAAAGTGCGGAAGCAAAGCGGACGCTGTGCATCATCTTGACGGATATAATTGGTGCATTGACAGAAGATTTGACGAAACCAATGGAATATCTTTATGTAAAACTTGTCACAAAAATTTTCATGCTATATATGGCTATGGGAATAACACAGAAAATCAATTCTTTGAATGGTTTGGCAGACCACTTGTTCTATCTAAAAATACAAAGGAAGTAGTTGAAGCTAAACCTATGATTTGTATAGAGAACGGGATAATATTACCTGCAAAAGAAATGGCGAATAAGTTAAATCTAAATAGTTTTATTAAACTTTATGATATATGCAATCATAAAGCCTTGACGATAGACAACTATCACTTTATGTATTACGCAGAATATCTTAATTTACCAAATAGATGTATTTCTAACATAATTGAATTTATACAGTTTTCACATTACATAACAATGTATATGAATAACAAAATAAAAACAGATAAACTTGTTATAGATATTATGTCTGGATGTGTTTATTTTGGAGTAAAGGATGCTGAGAAGAAATGCGGAATATATAATGTCTCTGCTTGTTGTAGGCACAAGCAAAGGAGTTGTTTTAATAAGGCGACAAATAAGAAATATGTTTTTATATATTTTAGCGACTTTTTAAAGCTTTCTGGCGAAGAACAACTACAAATAATTAGCAAAAACAAGGAATCGTGGTTTTATGATTCCTTGTTTTATTTAGTAAACAAAGAAGGTGTTTTATTTGGATAAATATATTGACAAACAATATTTAATCGCTAATCTTAAAGCGTTTAAAAATCAAATTCTTGATCCTAAGTATGCAAGTTTAGGCGAAGACGGAAAAATATCTAAAGCAGTTGTCCCTTCTCTTTCGGCGGCGGAGGTGGGTGCGCTGCCTGAAGATACTGAAATCCCTATCTTCACAAATAAAGTCGTTCTTGATAAAATCAGCGAAGAGAAAGTTGAAAGTTGGGACGAAGCAGTAACCTCTGCACATACTCACGATAATAAGATTGTTCTTGATAAATTTACGGAGTCCGATGAAGGTGAAGTCCTTTATAAAGGTAAACAAATAGCAAGCGGTAATCTCTGGAATGGTACTAAGGAAGAGTTTGATGCTATTGAGGATAAAGACCCAGATACTACTTATGTGATTACTGATGATAAAGATGATGAAGTGTCACTCAGCGACTTGGTTATTGACGATAGTTCTACTACATCTGAAAAAAAGTCTTGGTCTGTGAAGAAGATAAATGATACTGTTGTTTTGAAAAATACTGGAATATTATATAAAAACGCTCCGACATCTTCAGGAATGACAACCTTTACATTAGATATATCCTCTTTAGGACTGACCCACGGCATATATCATTTTAAATGTTATATAGTAGGTAATGGCAATGTCGCTCATTGTGCTGAAGGCAGTATTGGACAATATGATGGTAGTTATTATATATCTATTGATTATAAATCATCTCACATTTCCAGCATCGTTATAAACGGAACAACAATTACAGTCACAACTTCTGCAGCTCATTATAATCTTAGCTTTTCTATTCAATCAATATATGATTGGGCAGAATCATAAAAAAAGGAGAGTGAAACAATATGTCAATATATCAAGGCGACCAGAAAGTCGCAAATAATATAACTATCGAAAACGCTTCATATTCTGTGCCCATTGGTACAATTATCAGTTATGCCTCCACTACTCTCCCTATAGGTTTCTTGCTTTGTGATGGCTCGGAGATATCAAAGACTGACTACGCTGATTTATATATTGTTATTGGCAACAAGTTCGGCACAGCTATAGATACTACGAAGTTTAAGCTCCCTGATTTGAGAGATAGATTTATTCAGGGTGCTAATGGTAATTTAGGTGCAAGTAAAGACGCTGGACTTCCGAACATTACTGGTAGTTTTACCTCTTATGACTATGTTTATGGTAATGCAAAAGATTCTTTTACAAGAGCTATATCTAATAAGAACAGTGGTTCAAATATTGTGAATCCGACTGATGCCCCGTATGTAATGTATAATTTTGATGCCTCAAAATCAAATTCAATCTACGGTAACTCAAATACAGTTCAACCGCCTTCTGTTTGTTTAACATTTATCATAAAAGCAGAGAAAATCAGTGCCCAGTATGCAGATGCAGTTGGTGCGTTAATTGATGATACTTCTGTTAATTCCAATAAGGTTTGGAGCAGTCAAAAGATAAATGAAGAAAATTCTAATTTATATTTAAAAAAAGCCAATCAGCTGGGCATCAATTTGGCTCGAAGCGAAAATGTAATAAAAACATCAACACAAGAAGCAACTAAAGTTGAAAATGACGATGGTACCATAACAATTACGCCAGCTGTTAGCTATGGAAGATATAATGTTTATGTAAATATAGAACCGTCTGACAAGGTAAAATATTACTATGTGGCATATAAATTTAAAGCTGACAGCTATACTAAGAACTATCCTGCTGTGTATGCGTTTACAGGCAGTACCACAAATTTAGGAACAGTAACAGCCGTACAAGGTAATCTGACATCAAAAAACGATGATTATGGATATCGTTGCCGTTCATTCATTTTTAGGACATCTGTAGCACAGTCCACAGCAAATGTGCTACAGATAGGCATTATGACAAACACCAACGTGCCATACACAATACAGCCCAATCCGTTTGTGGTTGTAGATGTGACAGATTTATATTCTGACAAAACAGATTTGATGAACTTTACATCGTTATTCGGATTTGACCATTATGACAGTGCAGATATAACCAATAAAACAATATGTAATGTTGCTAAACGTATTAGTAATATAGACCTCGTGTCGTCAAATTGGGACGGCAAAAATGCGATTGTTATTGGAGACAGCATTACAGCTGCGGGTAAATGGCAAACAAAACTAACTGATATGTTGGGAATAACTGTTACTACCCATGCAAAGGGCGGAGTAGGCGCAGTGGCAATGGTTGATGGCGATGGCGGAACGTTAAACCCGCTGTCCACAGACGATGTATCCAACAAAGACCTGATAATTGTTTTACCTGCTTATAATAACAGGGGTAAGCCAGATGGGATGGTTGGCGATTGCTACAGTCCCGATGGCACAGGGCAGGATACTATTGCAGGTATTATACAATACACCATAAACAGGATATATGACACGTTAAAGGATGCTAACAATCTTAAATGCAAGATCTTATACGCCACTCCACATTGTGCCGGAAAGTATCCGTATAATGATGTTGACGGATATGGCGAGTATCCTGCCGGAACAGGTAGAACTATGGAAACACTTGGCAATACAATCATTGCAGTATGCAATCATAATAATATCCCCGTTTGCGACATTTGGCATAATTCTGGGATTAACAAATTTACGTGGGATGTTTTTGGAGCAAATGCAAATGCCGTCAATAGTCAGTATAGTCCATATGATTTAGATGCCTCTGGAAATCCTACAAGTAACACAAGAATTAAGTACGTCAAAGGACAATCATATTACCAAATCCGAGACGGGGAAGTGGTGTTGGAAGAATACACTGATTCTGCACCATATCCTTACAATGGAGACCAGCTGCATTGCTGTGATGACGGATATGCGAGAATTGGAGAATGTATCGTTGGTTCGATTATCGAACACTATGGTAATTAACTATTACGATATTTGATTAACGTACTTATTTTTATAGATAGAAAGGAACTGGCTTATGGAACAAGCCAAGAGTAGCAGCAGAGGGGGGTAATTCTCAAATGATAGTATATAAAAACAAATGGTTTATTATCAATGTGGAACACCCAGATACAGACTGGCTCGGAGATGCCGATTGGGTTGTTTCAGATGATTCGGAACTTGGTAAGAAAATAGTATCCTATGCTCCTAATTTTGATCTTATAATCAAGAACGGTAAGCTTATTGATGTTAAAAAGGGTAAGATTACTAAGGAAGAGCTTGACGGTATCAAGGAAGATAAAATTGCACAGTCTAAAAAAATGTTATCTGAATGGCTGGCAAGTCATCCGTATCTGTACAGCGACGGCAAGTATTACAGCTGCACCGAGGAAAAGCAGTCACTCCTGAATGGAAATTTAGCATCTTACGAAAGAGCCAAAGCAATAGGTGTTGAGTATCCTCTGAAGTGGAACGCAACTACAGCAGAATGTACGGAGTTCAGTTATAACGACTTACTTGCTTTGAGTCTGAGCATTGCCGCTTATGTTGCACCCAAAGTAAGCAAACAGCAGTCAATAGAAGTTCAGATAAGGAATTGTGAAACTGTTGAAGCTGTAGATGCGATAGAGATCAGCTATGATTAAACAAATAATCAAAAATAGTACGATTTTTGTTGCCTGTGGAATTGTTTATATTATAATCGAGCTATTATACCGTGGCTACACATCACTCAGTATGTTTTTTTGTGCTGGTGCTATTGGACTTTTAGCTTCGCTTGTAAATAATCTTTTTTCATTTGAGATATTACTTCAATGGCAGTTGGCTATAGGAACTGGCATAGCTACGTTTTGTGAAGGTATCACTGGACTTATGCTTGTGATGATATACGGATATAACCCTGTATGGGATTATAGTAGATTGCCATTTACATTCTTTTGGGGACAGTGTAATTTTTACTTCTGTCTTATCTGGACGATGTTATGTTTTGTAGCTATACTGATTGGAGACAGCATTGAATATTATTTATTCGATGGCAAGAGAGCTTATTATAAGGTAACTAAAAATAAAATATGGTTTTGGCTGCCTAAGAAAAGATAA